GAAATTAATTTCCCATCGTAAGTACACATTTATTACAAGTATTGTCCATTATGATGGGAAACTTGAATTACGGTAATGCATACTTGGAGAGATTCATAAAAATATCTCCCCACACCCAAGGGATGAGTGTGAGGAGATAGAAGTGGTCTACTTCAGAGCGAAGTTGACCTTTCCCGAATTCAGTGCTTCGAGAGTGCTGGTGGCGACTACGACAGCATCGCCAGGGTTGTAGGCAACCATCGAGACCTGGATGCGATCCTCGTCATCCGTCCAGACTGTCATGCGGGCATTCAGGCCCTTCTTGTAGTCCGTGATGGTCGGAACCTTACCGTCGGTGAACGTGTTGGTGAACACAAACTGACTGCGAGGAGTGTCATCACCTTCAACCTTGAAGAAGATACGACGACGGCGAGGATCCTCAACGGGATTGCCTTGTTCGTCACGTACAAACTCCCGATCACCTGTGGGATCACCATTGGCATCGAGTTTTGCGGTGGACTTGAAGACCGGCTCGATACGAGAGATCACGATGTCCAGATCTGTCTCGTCCTTCCGGAGATTCACTGCATACAGCTTGCCAAGAATATCAGCTTTTGCCATAACTTGATATGTTTATGATACGTTGTAACCTACTTTGTGTTGGCGAGGCTACGATTAGGCCAAGAGGTTTCCGTAACTACGGTGCAATAAGCACTGACTGTTCGGTCCTCCGAAGGCTGGCCGGGTCGCCGGCTTTAACACTCCTTAGAAACCTGACGGGGGGAGAGCCCCAAAAGTTCGAGGGGAGGGGGGCTTAGTGGGGAATATGTCGCCCTCAAACATATTCTTTCCGGAAAAAAATTTATTGTAGAAAAAATTTTTATTTTAAAAAATTTGGAAATATGGGAAATTTTTTGTATATTGCAAAAGTTTTAAATTCACTATATGGGCAAGAGGAATAATTTAGAGAAGGTGATAGATACTCTAAGGAGGGAGCAATCTAGAGCCAGGGAGTTAAGTAGTCACAGTACTACGAATGGAGAATTTTACTTTTATGATAGCATTGCCGAGCATTTAGGGGAGGTAATTCATGAAGTAGCAAGAATTAATGATTTACTAAGTTATGAGCGATCGTAAGAAGGTTTTAACACTAGAAGATTTTGAAGAGTTTTTACGGGACCACCCTAATGAGAGTCCTAAGGAGTATCCTTTAAGTGAGGAGACTTTAAATAAGTTTTTTGAGTATGTTAAAGAAGGCATGCATTATGCGAAGAAGGAATGCACAAGTAGGAGAAATAAGGGTTGAGGATTACGATCTATCTTTAGATTACCTAAGGATCAAGAAGCCCAAAGATCTTTTAGATTTACGGTTAACCTATGAGGATGGCAAGTTAGTAGAAATATCTACAGATTATAGAATTTTAGTAAAGCCGAGTAAGTGGCATAAACGTAAGAGACGATGAATACATTAGTAAAGATTAGGAGATGGACCTGGGAGTTTCCGCAGAGTTTATTAGGGGCTATATTATTGTCTTTTTATGAGAAGACACGATTAAAAACCTTTGAGTATAGGGATCAGGAGGTGTATATCTACGATAAATTTCCTGGGGGGATTTCCTTAGGTTATTATGTACTGATAGACTATAATAGATACGATTGGAATAAGAAGAATATCAGGCTTAGTTTAAAGAATTCTATTAAACATGAGAGTGGTCATGGCATTCAAAGTAAGTGGTTAGGTCCCTTGTATTTACCCACTGTAGGATTGCTTAGTGGATGTCATAATCTTATTTGCAGGATTAAGGATCGTTATCATAAGCGTTATGATTATTACAAGTTTTTTGTAGAGAGGTCTGCAGATAAATTAGGGGGAGTTGTGCGATGAGATGGGAAGAGTTATCGATGTCAGATAGGTCTAATTTAATGAAAGCCTATCTACAGAATGGAGTGGTCCGGCTTAGTGATATGAGGGATCATTATAACAAGTTTGCTGATGGTGGTGAAGTAGATAATATTCAGAGCACTCCCGCTCAAGATTTCATAGCTTCATGGTTATCTAATAGGCAGGAGCAGTTTAAGGAGAATTTTAGAAACAGTGGTTCTACGATGGTTCCTTATAGTGTATTACCTAAGAGTTGGTCTAATAAAGCTGCTTTTAAAGAGTATCAGAATCAATTAAAGAATTTACGTACTGTCAAGCAATATGATGTTCTTGGTAATACAAAGTTCCCGCATGTTCCTGAATCAGAATTTGAGGCTATAAAGAGGCTCTCTAATCATACTGGTGGAGCTTATAATCCTTCTAGTCACTCTATATCATATATCAGTCCATATGCTGGTACTGATGTTCATGAGTTGACTCATTCTTTGAATGCTGATCCACAGATTAATACTATCAGGTATGGCTTTGAAGGAGATAAGTTACAGGAGGGTAAGCAGTATAATTCTTATAAGGATTCTGCTACAGAGATCTACGCTCGTTTAATGCAGTTTAGGTATTTAAATAAGCTTGATCCTAAGAAGAAGTACACGGTAGAAGACATTAAGAAGTGGCGTGAGAAGTACGATGATACAGATATAATCAATAGTTATAGTGATGAGTATCTACTTCACTTGCTTAATAATGTAGCTTCTACTAAGTCTAGCCTTGAGAAGGATGGTAGGAAGCTGGCTGCTTATGGTGGTCCTTTAAGGAATGAATATGATAATCTAGAAAGTCCTGAGGAATATGCTACTTTTCCTTATAAACCTACACTTCGTAGAGTAAATAGTTTTGATGATGGGGGGACATTATCAAGTACTTGGGATAGTAATTATATTAGAAAAAATAGAGGAAATCTTGATTATCTATATAATCAACATAGAAGATCTGGATTAACCCATAATCAAGCTATAGCTTTAATGAGTAATTATATTGTTGAAAGTGGAGCAGATCCTCACATGCAACAAATAGGAGGAGGTTCTGGAGAAGGTCTTATCCAATTTACAGATCCTTCTCGTAAAGCTAGCTTAAAAGAATTTCAACCTATTCATGATTTTGATGGAGTATTAGATCCAGAATTACAAAGGCAAGCTAGATATATCACAACTAATGTTGCTGGTTTAAAACGAGGAGAATGGAGACATGGAGGGAAAAGCAATGGGTTTGATACAGCAAGGGAAGCTAAAGAATCTTTTTTTAATAATTCTAAATCTTTAACTGATTTAGTAGAAATTATTTCCGAAAATTATGTTAGACCAGGAAAGCCTCATTTAGATAGAAGAAAAGAAGTTGCTACTTATCTAAATAAAGAATATTATGATAATCCTATTTCAAAAATATTTAGAAATTATTAAAAATAATTGCTAAAATATTTGGAAATGTGAAATATTTTTCGTATATTGCAAGAAATTTAAAAGATAAGAGATATGGCTTGTAAAAAGAAGGGTAAAGGTAAAGTTAAGAAATAGGGTGAGGTAGGGGAGCCTACTAAGCGGTTGTCATAAATACTTTTTCATAATGTCAAATGCAGCAGGTTCTCTGCTGGCACGGGTTAGGGGTACCCTTGGTAATGTAAAGTTCTTTACAAAGTCCATAAAACCCTTTCTTTGGGATATAGCTCGAAGGTAGAGTAAGTGGTCATTAACCACTCGGAGAAGGTTCGATTCCTTCTATCCCAGCTAATTAATTTTAACTTTATGAGCAAGAAAACTTGGATTAAAATTGGGATTGGCACAGCTGTTGTTTTAGCTGTTGCCGCAATGATTAAAATTGTCCCTTTTTATGGGACATTATTGAGTCTGTGCAGTTATGCTGCAGGTATCGCTTCCTACTGGGCTATTGATAAGTTTGGCAAGGAAGTAGTAAATAAGGAGAAATAATCAATAATTAATTATGGAAGCAAGAAGAAAGTATTACACCTTTAGTGAAGCCTTAGGTAAAATTCTGGAGGACCCTGACAATCTAGTCATGACAAAGTCTAAATATGCCTCAATTGGCAGTGTAATTATGGAAGTCCTACCTCGTGTAGATTGTGAGTATCCTAAGAAGCCTATGCTAATGCTGGTGAGTCCTATTGGAGAAGTAGAATATACTCCTTCACAAGAGGATATTCACAGTATGTCCTGGTTTATTCTTCATAGAGAATGTCTTGATAAGGGAAAGGATGAGGAGGTTCCTGAAGATTTAACAGAAGATGAATTTAGTCCTGCTGATTCAAAAGCCTTAGTTAAGGAACTGGCAGACGCTGTTACTGAAATGAATAAACTTATTAGTAAGCTACTTTAATATGAAGAGTAAAGATATAGTATTTGGCTTAGATGCCCTTTCTGAGGTTAAGAAAGGAGTTGACCTTTTAGCAGATGCTGTAAAGGTTACCTTCGGACCTAAAGGTAATACAGTAGTTATATATGAGGATAACTATCCAAAGGTTACGAAAGATGGTGTTACTGTAGCCAGAGCTATAAATTCTTCAGAGCCACTATATGATGTAGGTGTACAGCTTGTCAAAGAAGCTGCTGCTAAGACAGCAGATATGGCAGGAGATGGAACTACAACATCAACTATCATCGCTCAAGCTTTAATCAATCTCATCTATCAGCAACTTGTCGCAGGTGCAGATCCTAAAGCTATAAGAGAGGAGTTAGAGAAATCCAATGAGGTTGCTAGGGAGGTTATTAAATCCCTAGCCACCAAAGTTGGTGATACTCCGGATAGCATCAAGCATATAGCTACTATTTCTGCTAATGGAGATGAATTTATAGGTACGCTAATTGCAGATGTTATATCAAAGATAGGATATGATGGTGTTATTACTCTAGAAGAGTCTAATGGCTTTGATACATATGCCGAAACCGTAGAGGGGATGCAGATTAATAAGGGATATATCTCCCCTTATTTTATCAATGACCCTGCCAATAGAGCAGTAGTATTAAATAATCCTAGAGTACTAATTTATAATGGTATTCTAAATAATGTTAAGGATCTATTCTCAATCCTTGAATATGTAGTACAAGACAATGAAGAAATCCTACTTATAGCTAATGACTACTCACCTGAAGTGATTAATGCTATAGTTAGGAATGTCCAAAGAGGATTGCTTAAAATAGCAGCAATTCGAGCACCTGGTGTAGGTGAATATAAGAAAGATCTTTTAGAAGATATTTCAATAATTACAGGATCTCCAGTATACGATAAACTACCTACTATACCTTTAAAGGGATATCCATCATCAACAGATGATATTAAGTTAAGTACAGTTAAAAGAGTCGTAGTGACCTCAGATAATACCACTATTATTGGTTCAACAGAAGCCAATGAATCAATTAAAGCAAGAGTAGAGATGCTTAAGGAGTCATTAAAAAATGATTATCCTAAATATCTTATAGATGATATTAAATCTCGAATTGCTAAATTATCTGGTGGAGTATCTGTTATTTATGTAGGAGCACCTACAGAAATTGAAATGTCTGAGAAGAAAGATAGGATTGAGGATGCAGTATGTGCTACTAGAGCTGCTATTGAAGAAGGAGTAGTTGTAGGAGCAGGTATTATACAGGAAGATATCTCTAAGGCTTTAGAGAAGAAGGGATATTATATTTTAGCTAAAGCTCTCATGGCATGTAGAAAGCTTATTCTTGACACTATGCCTATCTATTATGAAGATGCTTTAGAGTCTAATATTTTAGACCCTGCTAAAGTAACAAGAGTCTCTATAGAGAATGCACTTTCTGTAGCATATATGTTCTTATCTACTAAATGTGTAATAATTAATGAGAATGAAACATCTAACAGCTTATATTGAGGCGTTTAATGAAGCTTATACTCCTCCCTATAAGTTAATATTATGGGGTCCATTCTCAGTTGAAAATAATAAAGTATCTATTGGTCTAGAGCTTCAACTCTTATATGATAAAGGATTTCAGACACTTTTTATAGTAAGTGATGAATCTGAGGATATGACAGAGAAGAATATTAGTTCTACTGAATTAAGAATTATTGACGCTTTTAGAAAAATAGATTTTAATCAATATCTTAAACAATGGAAGGAGAATTAATTAAGCCTAAATGTCCTCCTCTGCAGTCTCCTTCCGATTTTGAGAAGGTTAAGTGGAGTAAAGAGGACTATAATAGAGAGCCTGTATTCTACTGTAAAAAGTGCCTTAGTTTAGCAATTATGGCCTATAATGAATCAGGCATCTCTGAATATTGTAATGATTGTGGTAGTACAGATATATCTACAACATCTATTAATGAATGGAATGCTCTCTATAGAGCTAAATATGGTAAAAATTTTTAATTATGGCAAAGAATATAGAAGTAAAACAGCAGGAAAAGCTCACTTATGATCAAGTTAAGGACATTGCAAGTAATCTTCAGACGCAGCTACAGACTCTTCAAAAGGAGTATAATCGTCTTATGGTAGAGTACAACAGAGCTATGGAAGTTGTTATGGGTAAGCGAATAGATAGTTTGTTTAGTGTACTTAAGTATAAGGAGCTCTTTAATGAGGATTTCGTAAGTGATGCTATTAACAGCATTGAGGATATGCTTACTATTAAAGAAGCTGAGCCTGAGAATTCCTCATGCGAGCCTAGCTGCGATTGCCAGAAGAAAGTAGAGTAATGAGTAAGAGAGATATGACTAAGAATACTGACATTGTATCTATTTCTACTAATTTAAAACCTACTAATCTTAATTTTTTTAAATTATGGTTAGAGTTTCTAAAACCTTTACATAGATTACCTGGTAGAGAACTTACAGTGTTAGCAGCATTATTACAACGTAGATTTGAGTTATCTAGAACAATTACAGATGATGATATACTGGATAAAGTTTTATTTACTGATGAGATTAAAAAAGGTATTGTAGGAAGCTTAGGCATATCTCCGGGAAACTTTCAGTCAGTATTAACAAATCTACGAAAAGCAGGAGTTATTACTAATAATACAATTAGTAAAAGATACATTCCCTCTTTAGAATATGAAGAGGACTCTTATAGGCTATTACTAAATTTTAGGATTAGTTATGATAAATAATAAGACTCTCCAAGACATAATTTTGGCTGCTGCTAAGAAATTAGATATGCCAGATGACGTAGTAGAAATAGCTTATAGAGAATATTGGAATTGGGTTAAGGATACATTGGAAAATGTTCCTGTAAATGAGGAAATGACAGAAGAAGAGTTTACAAAGATGCAAACTAGCATTAATGTTCCTAGCTTAGGCAAGTTTTATGCAACATATTCCCGAGCTCAATTCCTTAATAAAAGATTTAAAGAGTATGCAGAGAAAGCAGTTCAAGATAAAGAAGGTGACACCTCCGTTCACAAAGATGATAGTGACATCTAATACTTACACTGAGGAAGAGTGTGTAAGTGAAGCAGGTCTTATTGAAAAAGACTCTGTAGGTATGCTTAAAGAAGTACAGGAAGTTATTGCTGTAGGACCTGGGGTACGAGAGTATAAACCTGGTGATCTAGTACAGATTGACTTCTCAAAGTACGCTCGGAAGCGTTACACTAAAGATTCCACTAAAGCAGACATGCCTGATGAGTTTTATAATGAAACTCTAGATTTTGAGATCCCCATGTTTGAGATAGATGGTAAGATTGCATTGCTTATTGATAGTGCTAATATCTTCTTCAAAGTGGATGAATTTGATTGGGAAGTAACAGAAGTTACTCCTCCGAAGGCTAAGAAACTAGTATGTTAATTTAACGCTCCCTATCACAAGTAGGGAGCTTTTTTGATATGAAGCTATTTACATATAAGGACTATAATTTAAAGATTTCTGAAGAAGCTTATGCTCTAAGGCCATTTAAGAAACTTGTAGATAGGGACAGAACTAAGGATAAAACAAGGGCTATGAAAGAGTTAGCTTACTTGTACTTTATGTACGATCCAAGGTCAGATTTTTCCTTCGAAATTATAGAGGCAGACAGAGATTTACGTGTTAAAGATAGTATAGGATTAGAAGCTGATTGGAAACCAGATAAGCAGGTTTTAGAAGCTATAGAACTTTATAAATACCTAACTACAACATCTTCTTCTTTACTATTACAAGATACAAGAGTTATTATCGATAATATTCGTAATACTTTTAGATCTATAGATTTAACAGAGAAAGACGCTAATGGTAAACTAGTGTTTAATATAGGTCAAGTTATGACCGCAGTAAAACAAGTCCCTAGTCTTGTTAAGGAGCTTGCGGATGCTGAAAAAGCAGTATCTAAAGAAATTGAAGATATGGGTACTATGCGAGGATTGAAGCAAAAGTCCATTTTGGATGATGGGATTAGTAATTTTTTAAATAGCAATGGAAACGCTAATCGCAACGAATGAGTTTCAGACTCCCATTACAGATGAATTAAAGAATTCTTTAACTCCAGAAGTTTGGGAGCAATTTTTAGATATTTATTCATCCATTCCTTATATAAAGTGGCTTATGTCTCCAGAGCGTCCTTATGCTAAGGATTTACCTCGGGATTCTTATGGGAGGATTATTGTTGATTTATGTAAGCCTCATATTCTCACAGATATGGATTATTTTCGTCCTATGGCACTTCACTATAAGAAGTATGGGTGTTTTACAAATCTTTTACCGAATCCGAATCCTCAGTCTGACTTTGGTAAGCTTCTTTCTAGGGAAATAGATAGATGTTTTAATGGATTAGTTCGTCCAGAAGATGGTGAATGGATTCCTGGGGAAATGTATTTTTATTTAAATTATTTCCCTATGGTTCAAACCAAGATACGTAAGGGATCTAAGATTGGAGATCGTGTTGTAGACTTTCCTGAAGTCTGGGAAGGTATTTATTTAAGGTTTCATTATCTTTACCAAGCTCGTAATGGTGGGATGTACGATAATTTCCATGGTGGAAAACATGCTGTAGAAATTGCTGCTCGCGGTAAGGGAAAGTCTTATAGTATTGCTTCTATTCTTTGTAAAATGTTTTTACTGGGAGAAACATATACGGTTTGTGAGAAAGTAAGTTGTATTGTAGCTGCGTCACAAAAAGAATTCCTTATTAAGGATGGCACTTTAAATAAGTTTGTAGATGGTATAGACTTTTGTAATACCTATACTCAGTTTCCACGAGGTCGAATAAAGAATAGTTTATCTGATATGCAGTGGACTGCAGGCTATATAGATCGTGAAACTGGTATTCCCAAGGGTTCTCAAAATGAAGTTCTAGGGCTTGCTGTTAAGGACGATGTTAATAAATCCCGTGGTAAGCGTGCTATTAGGTTATTTTATGAGGAGTTCGGTGCTTTCAATAAATTCTTGGATGTATGGCAAACGTCTTTACCTAATGTTCAGGAAGGCAATATTGCTTTTGGTATGGCTTATGCTATTGGGACTGGTGGATCTGAAGGTTCTGAGTTTACTGGTGCATTAGAGATGATTAATTATCCAGATGGTTATAATGTTTATTCTCTGCCTAACGTTTACGATAAGGGTAATGCTATTGCCAAGCGCACTATTTACTTCTTTCCTAGTTATATGAATGCTAAGGGATTCTATAATAAAGATGGTGTTTCAGATGTTGTTGGTGCTATTATTGAAGAACTACAAGTAAGGTATAAATTGAAGTATAACTCTTCAGATCCTCTTCAGCTTACACGTCGTAAAGCGGAGTATGCCTTTACTATTATCGATGCTATTATGCGTCGGGATAGTAATATTTTCCCCTCGGATATGCTTAATGATCGTATTCTAGAATTAGATCAGAATCCTAAGAGTCTAGATGATATGTGGGTCGGAAGGCTTATTCAAACTAGAGAAGGAAAAGTAGAGTTTACTCCTGATGCAGATATTAAGCCTATTCTAGATTATCCTCATAAAGACAATAAGATTGAGGGAGCTATACACATTAATAAGATGCCTGTTAAGGGTTCTGATGGAAAAGTACCATGGGGACGTTATATTTCGGGCGCCGATGTTTATGACGACGACGTTTCAGATACTATGTCTTTGGGATCAATATATGTCTTAGATTTATTTACTGACGAATTAGTTTGTGAATATACAGGACGTCCTATGTTTGCAGATGACTTTTATGAAACATGTCGTAGAATATGCTTATTTTACAATGCTGAACTGCTATATGAGAATAATAAGAAAGGCTTATTCACTTATTTTGCAAAAACTAATAGTCTATATTTGCTCTCTGAAGTACCAGAGTTTTTAAAAGACAAGGAGATTGTTAAAGGTAATTTCTTTGGTAATAAAGCTCGTGGTGTAAATGCTACTCAGCCAGTTCAAACCTATGGTAGGAAATGTATTAGAGATTGGCTACTTAAGCCCTTTAAAATCACTACTAAGGTTACTATAGATGGGCATGAAGAAGAGGCAGAAATCACTATAAATAACATTAATAGGTGTTATTATAGGGCTCTAATGAAGGAGTTATCTATGTGGAATCCAGATAGCAACTTTGACCGATATGATGCTTTACTAATGTTAATGTTACTTAGAGAGCAAAAACTCATGCTTTGTGGTAATTTATCCCCTTCTGAAGTTATTAATGTAGATCAAGCAGATTACTTAGGTAATGATGATTTCTTTACTAGAAACTATGATTATAGATTTGCTAAATACCTACATAAGGATAATTAGTAGTAGATATTTATGAAAAATATTAGTAAACTTTTGAACGTCTTGGAAATCTAAAGATAATTACTTATTTTTGTACAAATTATGTAATTAAGTTAATGCTATGATAGATTTAAAGAATTTACCCCCGCAAATGCTTCCTTATAGTAAGAAAACGAAGGAATGGAGGAAACAGCATTGTGATTGGGCCGACCGTAGAACTTACTATTTTGGCAATATGGTGCGAAATTCTCTGTTGAAGAAGAGAATTAACTATAATCTCATAAATGGTGTTTTAGATATGAGAGATGTAGAGTTAATTCTTAATCCAGACAATGTCAATGCATTATATGTTCCAGAATCTATTCAGCATTTCCCTATTATGAACTCAAAGCTTCATGTTCTCCAAGGAGAAGAAGCGAAGAGAAGATTCGAATTTAAAGTTGTTGTAACTAATCCCAATTCTATTTCAGAGATAGAGAGTAGTAAATTAGCAATGCTCCAAGAACAAGTTCAGTCGATGATAGAAGATGAGAACTTATCAGAGGAGGAGTTTAATAAAGAACTAGATAAGTTATCTTACTATTTTGATTATCAATGGCAAGATATTATCGAAATGAGAGCTAGTACTGTTCTTTCTCATTACATGAAAGAGCTAAACATACCCAAAATATTTAATGATGGGTTTATGGATGCAATGATTTGTGGTGAGGAAATCTATCAATGTGATATTGTTGGGGGAGAGCCTACTTTTGAAAGACTTAATCCTTTAAAAGTTCATATTTTCAAAAATGGTTTTTCTAATAAAGTTGAGGATGCAGATCTGATAATACTTATAGACTTTTGGAGTCCAGGTAGAATCTTAGATACTTACTTTGATGTTCTATCTAAAAAAGATGTTGACAGTATAGATAAACTAGCTAGTACTTTTAGTAGTGATTCTATGTACAACATTGATGAAAGAAATGCCTTTATCAATACTGCTGAGATTGATGGTACAGATATTTCAGGAGGTACTGTAATAGAGAATTTTCTACTGATGGGACAATCTGGGTTTTCAGCAACGAGTAATTACTATGATCTCCAAGGTAATATTAGAGTATTAAGACTTTATTGGAAGAGTAAGAGAAAGATTAAGAAGGTAAAGTCTTATGATCCTGAGACTGGCGAAGAGCTCTTTGATTTTTATCCAGAAACCTATATTATAGACAAAGATGCTGGTGAAGAAGAAGAGATCTTTTGGATTAACGAAGCATGGGAAGGTACTAAAATAGGTCCAGATATTTATGTTAATATGAGACCTAGGATAGTACAGTATAATAGACTTTCTAATCCATCTAGATGTCATTTTGGTATTGTAGGATCTATGTATAACCTTAATGATTCTAGGCCTTTCTCTTTAGTAGATATGATGAAGCCTTTTGCTTATTTTTACGATGTTATCTACGATAGACTTAATAAAGCTATTGCTGCTAACTGGGGTAAAATTGTAAAACTAGATCTTGCTATGGTTCCTAAAGGTTGGGAAATAGACAAGTGGTTATACTATGCAAAAGTAAATCATGTTGCTGTTACAGATAGCTTTAAGGAGGGAAGTGGAGGAGCTGCTCAAGGTAAGATTGTAGGAGCTCTAAATACTCAGTCTAATGGAGTTATAGATGCTGAACAGGGTAATTATATTCAGGAACATATTAATCTCCTAGAATTCATTAAAAATGAGATGGGAGAGGTTGCTGGTATTACTCGACAGAGAGAGGGTCAGATTAGTAACCGTGAAACTGTTGGTGGTGTTGAAAGATCAAATTTACAATCTTCTCACATTACAGAATGGTTATTTACGATGCATGATGATGTTAAAAAAAGAGCTCTTGAATGTTTCTTAGAGACAGCTAAAATAGCTATGAGAGGTAGAAATAAGAAATTCCAGTATATTACCTCTGATGGAGCTATAAAATCTCTTGAAATTGATGGAGACACTTTTGCAGATAGCGACTATGGAATTGTAGTAGATGCCTCTCCTGATACTCAGAATCTCGCTTCAAAACTTGATGCTTTAGCACAAGCTGCTTTGCAGAATCAAACTCTCTCATTCTCTTCAATAATGAAGATTTATACTTCATCATCTCTGTCAGAGATTCGTAGGACTATTGAGAAAGACGAGCAAGCTATTCAAGAACGTCAAGCGGAACAAGCTCAGCAGGAACAAGAAATAGCACAGCAACAAATGCAGACTCAGATGGAAATGAAGCAGGCTGAGATGAATTTCCAAGATATGATTAATCAGCGTGATAATGATACTAAGATTCTTATTGAGCATATTAAACAATCTGGAAATGCAGAGAATGAAGTCCCAGAAGTCCAAGACAACTCTATGGAACGAGCGAAGTTAGATGAACAGATAAGGCAGTTTAATGAAAGATTAGCTTTTGATAAAACTAAGTTATCAAAGGAGATAGACATTAAAGAAAAAGATCTTGCTATTAAACGTGCTAAGCCTAAATCATCTAATGTTAGTAAATAAAGTTAGGGGAGGAGGCAAATACTCCTCCCTTTATTATTATAATTAATTACAACTATGACTAACGAGAAAATACTTTTACAGCTAGAGAGAGGTTATGATATAACAAATCCTCAGCTAGCGCAAGCATTATCTAATCTAGAAGATAAGGGAGTTACTGAGGCAGAACTTGAAAAAGCGTTAGAAAGCAAGGCTGATCTTGTAGATGGTAAAGTTCCTGCTGATCAACTTCCCAATGATACAGGATCAAATGCTGTACATTTAGATTTTTCTCTTTTTGGTACTACTGTTTCAGATGACGTAGCAGAAAGCATTAAGACTGCAGAATGTATAATTGTAGATAATCTAACAGGGTATAATTTTCCTATCATATATACACGAAGTGATTATACTAATACATGAAGATGGTTTTGCGCATTGCGTAACGTTAATACCATTGCAACGTTTGATTGTAATTTTAATACTAATTCTTTAACTCAGATAACATTATTAACTGTTTCCGATTTTCTTTTAAACAGTAATTCGTTTATAAATAGCTTGAAAACAAAGTTAGGGCTTGACGCATAAAAAATTGATAAGATATGTATTCATATAAAACAGGATTAGGTCAGGTTTGGGTAGGGTCTAAACTCCCTCCCGACCCTGCTAATAATATTATTTGGTTGAGGCCTTCTGATGATCATAGGGTATTATGGGAAATTAGGACCTATAATATCTATAAAGAGAGATGGGAGGTTCTAACTAGTGCAGCCTTAACTGCTGAAGGATTATTAGTACTTATAAGAGATCTTGAAAAAGATGTTAAGTCTTTACAAGAGCTTAAGGTAGTATTATATGATACTGTACAGGATCTTACCCCTGAGCAGCAGCAGATAGCACGTCAGAATATAGGAGCTGTTTCATTAGAAGACTTACCTTTTGATGAAACTATTACTAGACTTGCTATAGAATTAACTATTAATGATGAGAAAGTTTATTCTGTTGTAACGCCTTTAGAAACACTTACTGAACATTACCGTAAGTTTTTAGCAGATCCTACTAAATATGTTTGGCAATTATATCTTAAGGTAGGAGAGGATAAATTAGGGCTAGTTCCTTTGTTTATAATTACATATGGAGGATTACATATTGGATTCTATTCCCCTGATACGTCTGGAGAGACGAAATATGTATCGCTAAATACTAATGGAGATGTTGTAATTGGGGCTACTGTAAATAATTATGGTCCTACACTTGTAGAAGTAGTTCAATCTACCGGAGACTCCATAGAAAAAGTTATGTCTCAGAAGGCTGTTACTGAGGAGTTAAGTAAGAAGGCATCTTCAGAGTCTGTTACGGAGAGCATATCTGTTCATAATACGTCATCTACTTCTCATGCTGATATTCGGAATTTACTTAACACTTGTGTAGGTCTTCCGGCTTACGATTCGTCGTCTTATAAGATTACATTCACGACTCTTGCTGGTGCGTCTGTAGAGATTGACTTGCCTATCGAGCAGCTTGCCTTACGTTATAACGCAGAGACCGAGAGCATTGAGTTTGATAATGCTGATGGTACTACCACGAGTATTCCGGTTAGTGCCTTTGTGAAGGAATATGTTGGTTCTATTGGCGATCGGATTCAGATTTCTATAGACGAGAATAATGCCATCCATGCCACGGTTCTTAAGAATTCCATTGATTGGAATTGTCTTTCCGTTGAGCTTCAGGAGCGCATCAATGATCGTGTCACGTCTTCTGATTTTGCCACGAAGGCGGTTCGAACTGATATTACTCAGAACTTTTCTGCGAGTGAGCAGGCACAGGCTCTTGCCAATTTAGGCATGAAGGTATACGTCACGGACAGTAGCTTTTTAGGGTCTACTTTATCGGCGGAGGAACTAGAAGAGGTGTCTGTTTCTAAGGCTGTTCTGTTTACTGACCTTGGGGAGTTGTGGGTGTCTGGTCATATAGACTCTAACGTTGTTAGGTTTTACCGATTTTCCAATAATACCTACATTAATGGCTTTACTATTCGTCGTGCTACTGGCTCGGTGTCAGGCATAGGCTCCTATAAGTATTTCGATCCCGATGCCGTGCATTTCTCGGTGCAGAAACCGGCTTTGACGAGTGAGCAGCAGGATGTAGCTCTATCTAATATAGGGTTGGATTTTGTACATGTAGATTACTCTCTGTTGGGTACACATTTATCTGACGCTAATTTTAATAAAATTTGGAACGCTAAAGGACTGGTTATTTCTGGTAATGATAGTATTCCTATGATCTTTACAAGAGGTAGGTCTAATTCAGAACAGACTGGGTTCTATGCGTTTAGAGATTCGTCAACAATGGTCTATATGGCACTTTTAGCTTCAACTAAGAAGTTAAATCTTCTAACTAGTTGGCCATTTAATTTAGGTTCTGTTATCTATAATGCAACTCAAACTCTTACTGATACTCAAAAGCAACAAGCAAGGTCTAATATTAACGCTGTAGGATCTAGCATGATTAAAGGAGTAGAGATAGTATATGGGACAGCTCCTATGCAACAGGACAATATACTCTATATAGAGTTAGAAGAAACTACATAGTTATGAGTTACAGAATAAAGACTATTACCTTAAATGGGAAAGTATTAGCTGCAGACGATAATACTCTTATTAAGAGAGTTGTCTATAATGGGACAGTAATATGGTCTTATAATCCCACGTCCTCCAATCTGGTAATTGCTACTTACGGAGATGGAACATATAGTCTTTATGATGAGACTAAGGCGGGCCATCTTTCTGAATCTACTTCAGGTGGATATACAAGTACTATTAAGAGAGTTGTCTATAATGGGACAGTAATATGGTCTTATAATCCCACGTCCTCCAATCTGGTAATTGCTACTTACGGAGATGGAACATATAGTCTTTATGATGAGACTAAGGCGGGTCATCTTTCTGAATCTACTTCAGGTGGATATACAAGTACTATTAAGAAAATAGTCTATAATGGTGAACAAATCTAGCCTGTTACTAGCAGTATTTAAATACTAAAAGATCATGTTTATTTTAGTTCCTATATTGATTATATCCACGTATGATGAGGAGTCCAGTATACACTCGGATAATAAAACTAGGTTCAAACAATAATTAATCTTAAATATGGCTAATGTTTTTAAAAATATTTCACAGTTTACATTAAAGTCTGCGGCTACTGGTACAGAAGAATTCCAAGTTTCTGCTACAGAGAAGGTTACAGCACAGCAGATTGCTGACTTAGCAAGTAGTGGACTTAATATTTATACTATATCTGAAAGTGAATCTCAGAGCCAAAAGATAGATGCTTCACGTGTAGAGGAACTTAAAGAGTCTGCAATAGTATTATTTCCTAATGGGGTAGATTATACACCTTATTTTAAGGCTTCAGCAGATGATAGTAAAGCCTATTTCATAACAGGAAATATACCTATTAACTCACAAGGTGAACCTGGAATTAATGATGGAGAAGAGCCTCCTTTTGAGCAGATTCAAACTGTGATGATTGAAGTTGACCTTACTACTTATGATATAACAATACAGCCTTATCCAGTTGTAAAGAAAGAGTGGCTGCAGTTATCTGCTGGAGGTAGCTCTGCAGTAGAGAAGCTATCCACTTGGTTAGAACAGGGTACTGAAGTTGCTCCTCATATCAACATTAGTTTAGGTGAGGTTCAAGTACCTCTGAACCGTGCTTTGAAAGAGAGCGATATACTCCGTATAGACTTCATGAGAAGATCTGAGGCATCAACATTTTATATGCAGGGAGTCGCCATTGTACATGTAGGTGCTGTAGACAATTCCATCCAAGGTTATGCTGCTGCATTAGATGAGCAGTATGTAGATTACGGTACCGGGGAGTTTGCAGCATTAGCCTTTAATGCCAGCACCAAATTGATAGGGCACAACTACTTCAATCTACACATAGATACGAATGGTAGTGTTCCTCAAGATGACTATTACATTATGGGTGTTTACAACATTTCAGGAAAATAGAGTTAATATCCCCTCCAAAATAGTTATAGATATTATGTATCATTATATAAATGGATTTGGTAAAATCTGGGTAGGCCTAGAGCCCCCCCCCGATGAGACTTTAAACGTTACTTGGTTACATCCTACAGCTACAGGTAAGCCTTCCTTATGGGAATTATTGGCTTTTGACTGTAATGAAGACAAGTGGGTTTTAGTAGGAGGATCTGGTAGTGGAGGTACCACAGACTTTGAAGCTACTGTAGATTCAGTAACGTCTACTAGTATTGCAAATGCTTCAGTTAGATTAGAAGACAATGTCTTTAAATTTAGCTTTGACTTACCTAAGGGTGCTGATGGTGAACCCGGACCTCCGGGACCTGAAGGAGCTCCCGGTAAGAATGGAACTGATGGAAAGCCAGGTTCAGATGGACAGGAAGGTCTTGGTATTAAGATTATGTATGCTAAGACTACTAGTACTACTATCCCTCCTGTAGTTATTAAGGATAATATTAATCCTGGTTCAGTATGGGGAACCTCTGTACCTATTCATACATCTGCAGAATTTATATGGTCTATTACAGCTACATTTAGAGGTGCTACTCTTGTAGGAGAGTGGAGTGATCCTATTCAAATGACTGGTGATAAGGGAGACCCTGGAGAACAGGGTCCTCCCGGACCAGCTGGTTCAGTACCTAACTATAAGACTTATGTCTATAAGTTAAGCGATTCTAAGCCTGAAGCTCCTACTGGTACTAGTCCTCATCCTGATGGTTGGGAAGATTATCCTAATACTAGCGGTAACTGGTGGCAATGTATCGGTACTGTAAATGGTGCTACAGATCTTGTCACAGCATGGTCTGAAGTAATACCTGTAAATGGTAGAGATGGTACTACACAGGATGGTAAATATACAGAGATGAGATTTGCTGTTAGTGCAAGTAATATTACTCCTCCTGCTCTTGATAAGACCATAAGAACTCCTACAGGATGGTCTATGACTCCTCCTATTAAAGCTACTCAGGAATTCATGTGGATGATTGTAGCTACAATTAATCCTAACGATACTTTATATACTAACTGGTCTACTCCTACTGTTATCAGTGGTGAGGCTGGTCCTGAGGGGCCAATAGGTCCAGAAGGTCCTCCGGGACAAGATGGTAAAGATGGGGCTACGGGTCCTACTGGTAATCCTGGACCTGCTGGTAAGGACGGTGTCTCTGGAATTCCTGGTGTGGGCATTGAAGTAAGACATTGTCTCGGCACTGATACTACCTATACTGGTAGTACAGATTTAGGAGATAATAGGAATCCTACGGGATGGAGTACAACTGTTCCTATGGTGACTGAAGATAACCCCTATATATGGTTTATACAGGCTCGTATTAATTATACAGATAATTCTGATAGAGTTGGTTCTGTAGATGGAACATGGTCTATCCCTGCTAAACTTAGTGGTACTAATGGTTTAGATGGAGCTCCTGGAACACCTGGTGCTCCTGGTTCTAAAGGTCAGATTGTTTATCCTGAAGGTATTTATAATGTAAATACTACCTATTTATGTGATGAGTATAAGGCTCCTTATGTATATGATTCTGGGGATGCTAATTACTATGTATTAAACAAAGTAGGATCTTGGCAAGGAACCTTACATAATAATGAAAGCCCTAGTACGGATACTAGTGGAAGTTGGGTTAAGCTTGAAGCATTCGAAGCTATTTATGCCAAGATTGGTATCATTGCTAATGGTTTAATTGGCTCTGCAGTATTTAATGGAGACTACATGTTTAGTCAGCAGGGAGTAGATGAAAATGGGAATACTTCTACACATTATGAGAATTTTAATAGTGTAACTCCTGGAGAACCTGCTAATAGTACTGATCCTGCTAAACCTGGTATTAGGACGTTTATTCCTAACATAATGTTTAACTTTGCTACTGGAGCAGGCCATCTTGCAGCAGGTAAAGTTAAGTTTAATGCTGATGGCTCAGTAGAAGCTACGGATCTTTCTATTAAAGGATTTTCTACATTAGAATACACTTCTAATGAATCTACTACTATTAATGCACTAAGATATATAATTCCTAATGATCTTATTACAACTTCTAAAGAATATACATTTAAATTATCTGCAAATGATTACAATTATGAAGTTGGGTCTACTTACGAAGGATGTATAGTCAATAATAGACAATATGGAGTCTCTGTTATAAAAGGATTAACTGTAAATAGTTGTGATAATGGCCAATTATTTAATGGTAGTATAATATATGATCCACTATCTTTCTCTACTATAGAATTAATTCCTACTGGACAACTACGTTTTTCCTTTACTGTAACAAGTATAGATCCTTCTACTAAGGAAGTTTCTGGTAGTGCAACTCTATTAAATCCGTCTGAGTATGTGATAACATATTCAACAAATGGTAGTTCAGTGCTTAGGTATTTAGGAGTTGCACAAGCTATATCATATACAGGATTAATAGAATATGATCTTATTCATAATACAAGCAGCGGAGAACTTTTAACTGGTAGCAGCTATACTAGTGCACCTGGTATTACTGTAACAACATCACGTAATTGGGTAGATAATAAGCATCTTCAAATTACTTTTAATACTACAGGTATACCTAATAGCGCGTGGTTAACTCCAATGTGCTCAACGATAGTATCATCTAGTAGTTACTCTGATATTCGAGCAGTTGGACTTCAAGTTACTAAGCCCTCTGATTTAGGAGATTATCAAAATATATTTAGGGTTCTAGTTTACAGTGATACTACGAATCTTCAGACTGCTGCTTGGGAAGTATTTATAGTAGTACATCCAATATATCCGTCTACTAGGTAAGTAATATGAAGTGGAAGATAATAGCAATTCAAGCACTAATAATATTAGTTCTTGGTGGGCTATGCTTCGGGGCTTATAATAAAATTCAAGATTTACGAGAGGAGGTCTCTGTTGCATATACTAATATAAAAGCGTATGCAGCAGAGAACGATTCTCTTACTAATGAGAAAAGAGCTTTTAAGTTCACTATTGACGAGCTTAAATCTAGTAATGATTCTATTAGTAAAAAGTTATTAGAAGTTCAGAAGAAGCTCAAGATTAAGGATAAGGATATAAGATACTTAGAATATCAACTAAGTATTGCATCTAAAAAGGACTCTATAATATTGAGGGATACGGTATTTCAACCTATGGTTAAAATTGATACTACTATTGGGGATAAGTGGTATACTTTAAAATTAGGATTGGAGTATCCCAATAAGGTAACTACTGAACCGAAGTTTACAAGTGAAAGATCTGTTGTAGGACATCTTAAGAAGGAGACTATTAAGCCTCCTAAAAAGTTCTTCTTATGCAGATGGTTTCAACGAAAGCATAAGGTTATGTTAGTGGATGTGGTCGAGGAGAATCCCTATATTATCTCTAAGACTGGTAGATATATTCTAATAGTCAAATAATGGATTGGCTTACGCTATTGAGTGCGCTAGGAGTGTCAAACCTTCTTTCAATTATCATTACGTGGAAACTTGGCGGTAAGCGAACTTCTGATGCTAATGCAACACTTGTAGAGATAGAAACTCTTGTAAAGATGCGAGAGTTTTATCGAGATGAGATTGCACGCCTCTTGAAGGTAAATGAAGAGTTGCATGCTACTGTCAATGAATTATTGCAGGAGCTTAAGGAAGCAAGGGGAGAGACTGCTATTCACTCAGAAAACTCTTGAATCATGGAATTACTCTTACAGCGTACTGACAGACAAAGCTCGTATACGGGTGGAAAGCTTTATGTAAATGGAGTATACGAGTGTGATACCGTTGAAGATGTAGATAGAGATAAAAATACTAATGGTATCTTTGACGGAGATGAGAAGAAGGTTATGCATGAGACTGCTATACCTAATGGAAGATATAGAATTACTTTAGTAAATTCTCCTAAATTTAGTCCCAAGGTAGATAATAGGAATATGCCACTGCTTAATAATGTTCCTTCATTTACTGGTATATTAATACATTGGGGTAACAGTGCAGCTGATTCGTCAGGCTGTATCTTAGTTGGAAAGAATTACTTTAGTGGAAGAATATCTAATAGCAAGATAACCTTCTTAGCTTTACTAGATAAATTTGACAAAGCTGTAGCTGCTGGAGAGCAGATATGGATTACTGTTAAATAGGAAATAAAGTAGTAATTATTGGTGTAATTTATTAGTGAATTTCTAAAAGTATTTTATATATGAAAAAATATTCATATATTTGCATTAATCTATGTAAAGAGATTAACTAATTAAGATTAAAAATTTTGGAGAAGTATGGAAGAAACTTTATCAATGGATTTACTCAATGCGTTCGGAGACGACGCTATTGATATTAAAATTGAGGAGGAAGATCTGGAGTTTGGAGCTCCTAGTAACGATCCTCCTACAGATACCAGTACAGATGCGGACCCTGATCCTAATGGGATTTTTAAGGGTAAGCAAGAGGGCGGAGGTGCTGAGGATGGAGAAGGAGAAGATCCTGATCCTAGCTTAAGCGGGGAAGATATCACTAAGGACAAGGATCCTAGCGATAAAACTTCTCCCAATACACCAATACTTGCTTCCGTCGCACTGGCTTGTTACGAAGATGGTATTTTCCCGGACTTAAGCGAAGATGAAATCAAGGAGATAAAGGATAGTGAATCATTTGCTGCAGCTTTAAAGAAGCAGATAGATGCAGGTCTAGATGCTGAGCAGAAACGTATCCGAGATATGCTTAATGCCGGTGTTGAACCTGATGTTATTCAGCGTTATGAGGGAGCTATTCAGTATCTCTCTGATATATCTGAAGAGGAGCTTGAAGCTGAATCTGACAATGCAGAAACACTTCGTAAGAAGATTATATACAACGATTATATTAATCGTGGATTTAAGAAAGAACGTGCTCAGCGGGAAGTAGAGAGATCTATTAATGCTGGTACAGATATTGAAGATGCTAAGGCAGCTCTTGAAAGCTGTTTAGACTTCTATAAAGAAGAGTATCATTCTATTGTTGAGGAAAGAAAAGCTGCTGCTGCTGCTGCAAAAGCTGCTCAGGAGAAACAGCTTAAAGAGTTTAAAGCTAAGGTGCTAAATACTGATAAACCTTTTGATGGTATTAATCTTGATAAGGGTACTCGTGAGAAGGTCTATAATAATATGACCAAGGCTAGTTACAAAGATGAGGATGGTCATATTATGACTCCTATTCAGAAGTATATTAGAGAGAATTCTTTAGATGCTCAATACTACCTTTCTCTAATGTATACGCTTACAGATGGTTTTAAGAATATTGATAAGCTAGTTAATCAGAAGCTAACTAAAGCTAAGAAAGGTGCCCTACGAGAATTAGAGCATAAACTTAACAATACTAGAACTTTGGATGATGGTAGCGTTAACTTTAATATGGAGCCGGAGGAAGAGTCCTATGACTTCATTGACAGAATTGACGTTTAATTAAATTAATAAATTATGCAACTATTAGGTAAATTTCAAATGAAAGCCTTCACTTCGTGGAAAGGCTTAACCCGAGATAACCACATCGGAGCTATTTTTGGTCGTGCGCCTCAGAAAGCTACTAATATTATGGTACAGCTTCTGGCTCAGCATCGTGGCAAGAGTCTCGATAGTTATCTCCAGAGATTCCCTGTTAAGTACTTTGAGACTGATGATGAGTATACATGGGAAGTTATTGGCAGCTCGCGTCGTAATATTCCGATCATTGAGGCTCGTGACATGAGTGATCAGGTTCTTGAGAATAATGAGGAAACTGAGACTTTTGCTGGTGCCAATGGACAGCCCTTCAAGGTTGTTTTCCCCGAAGACTGGTTCGCTAGACCCAGAGTAGCTTAGCTACTAAAATTGGCGCTTTATACAGTAATGTATACTGAAAATTGGGCAAAATCGGTGAAGGCCTCTATCTTAGTCCTACATTAAGATTGGCTAATACCGAGCTAACCTATTAAATAATATTAATAGGTAGTGTAGAGAGTAGAAGATGAACCTATGCTAGGTATTTAAGTAGAAAGCGTAGAATATAATTCTTCCAAGAGTGTCCGGATCCTATATGTTAATAGGATTAAAATGTACTCCGAACTATAGAGATAGTAAATCTATAGAGCTAGAGGATAAAGAGCCTCTAGGATAACAAATTGGATGGTGAGGTAATTGTAGGAGAACTTAATGAGGTTTATCCCCTGCGTATTCTGGGTCAGCCGAGACTTGAAGGTTCGAATGCAGTTTATACTGTAGAACTTATGGGAGGCGTCCTTGATGGTATGCCCGTAAGTCAGCTTGTTGCTGGTAAGCGGTTTAGCTGGGAATATGCTCCTGTTGAGGATACGATGTCGCTGGAAGTAGGCGATGTTCGTTATACTAGCTCTACTGCTATGCGTAATGAGTGGTCACACATTCGTATTCAGACTAAGGTTCCTGGAAATATTCTTGATAAGAAGCTGGCCATTGGTATACCTTTTGTAGATAAGGCTGGTAATAAGCAAGTAGCAAATTCATGGATTCACCATGTAGACTATAAGCTGGAGGAAACCTTCTCAGAATATAAGTCGAACATTATAATGTTTGGCCGCTCGAACCGTAATAAGAACGGTGAGTATCTGAACTTTGGTAAGTCCGGTAATGTCATTAAGATGGGTGATGGTATCCGTGCTCAGATGTCTGTAGGTAATACTCGTTATTACACTAAGTTTAGTCTGAAGACTCTTGAGGATGCTCTCTTCGAGCTGTCAGAGTCGAAGCTTGACTACTCAGATCGTACCTTTATTATTGAGACTGGTTCTCGTGGTGCTGTACAGTTCCATAAGGCAGTTCTTGATGTAGTATCTGGATGGACTGTATTCCAGTATCTTGGTGGCAATGCAGCTAATCCTGCTATTATTTCAAAGACTTCAAGTAAGCTTCATGAGAATGCCCTGAGTGCAGGTTTCCAGTTTGTAGAGTACAAAGCTCCTAATGGTCTAACCATTCAGATTGATGTTAATCCTCTCTACGACGATCAGGTACGTAACAAGATCATGCACCCGAATGGCGGTGTTGCAGAGTCGTACCGTTATGATATTATGTGTATTGGTACTACTGAGGAGCCTAATATTCAGCTAGCTAAGGTTCGTGGTAAGGAAGAGTATCGGGGTTATATGTGGGGATTAACGGCGTAAGCCTTTACACATTTCTCAGTTCCCACAAGCCTGACCCAGGAACAGAAGAGAGGCTTTAAAACAAGGTTAATTGCTGGAAGTTCCTTAGAGCTTTCCTAACTACAACGTAAGTAGCAATACTAAGCGTGAAAGTTTGAAAATAGAAAAGATTGGATAACCAGCAGCCAAGTAATTATAATGATATTTATAATTAAAGGTTCAACGACTATCCCGTTTGGGAGTAGGGGCTAAGTAGCTCCGAAATGCCTTGCCTGACATTTGTCAGTGAAGATATAGTCTGAACTACAACGAAAGTTGTAGATGATATACGGTAACGGTATATCAGTAACGTTTAAATGTGAGAAACCCGTTCACGGGTGGCATGAACAACCCGTACATGTCGTATCCCGAAGACTCGGCTCAGATCCACAAGATGGCTACTCTGGGTGTCTTCATCCTGGATCCGACTCGTACCATGAGCCTGATTCCGAATATTCTTACGGAGTAATAAATTATTAGGTAGGTGGGGGTCAAATCCCACTTACCTTCATTTAAATTAAGGGAGAAGTTATGGATAAGAATTTTAGCAATATTGGTGATATTGATGTTGACACCTCAGTTGATGAGGTAAAAGTTGAAGTACCTAAACCTGTAAAGGGTCCTAAGGTAGATAAGAAAGGTGTAGCTACCATTGTAGAGGAAGAGCCGTTAGTAAACTGTCTCAAGAATGAGAAAGTTATTGTACGGTGTATTCTTAAACCTACTGGTAATATTGACAAGCCTACTCACGCTCTCTATGGAGGTATGGCTGAAACCGCAGTTAAAATCTATACGCTACCGCTTCTGATGTCGGGTTCATATAAGAATGCTCTCACTAAAGCTGAGAAAAAGTTCTTAGAAATGGCTATGGGTCTTGAAGATAATGCACTATCTATCTATCGTAAGGAAGATAACTATTGGGAGTCTGACAATGCTATTGTAAGACTTGGGAAGATGGATACAATTCTGGATCTTTCTACCCCTGATGGTTATATTAAATATAAGATTCTGCTAGCTAATTCAGATACTATTGCTCCTAGTCTTGATACTCTTAAGACCAGTCCTAAAGCAACCTATAGGTATGTGCTTATCAGAGAGGGAGAAGAGGTTAAGACTCTCAATAAGGAAATGAATGTAGCTATGCAGGCATCCTTCGAGCTTGGTAAATTCCTTGAGAATAAACCTGTACTACGTCTAGTAGTTGAGACTCTTGAAGGTAAGCCTGTATCTGATACAAGTACTCTTGATTGGCTACAAGCTCAAGCATTTAAGAATATGCAGAGCAATCCTAAGCTCTTTGTACAGATTCTACAAGATCCCTACCTTGAGACCAAGGTAATGATTAAGGATGCTATTAGTGCAGGACTTATTAAGAAGCGTGGTGATCTTTACTACAAGGCTGACAATACTCCGCTTTGTGAAGGTATGGATGATCCGAATATTACTAATGCTGCAAGGTATATCAATGCTGTCAAGAATCAAGAGTATAAGTTAATGCTTGAGGCTAAGATCAAAGCTTCTAAGAAATAATTTACATTATGACTGCAGCGGAACTGATTCAGAAATTTAATCTACATTATGATAATATCTTAAGTGCAGCTGCACCAGGTCTTAATGAGTATGAAATATCATTATTCTTAACTCAGGCGCATAGAGAGGTTGTTTCAAGCTATTATAATGGTGCTATGGGTGGTGATACCATTGATAGTACAGAAGCTGTTAAATCACTTCTTCCACGTTATATTTTGACAGGAACATCTGTTATATCAACACTTGTTCCCAATCAAATTGAAGGGCTTAATTCTTATGTTATAGACTTAGATGCTAATGTACTTCAGCTATTAGCTGAGCGTATTAAAGGTCCTATTGACCCTAGTCTAAGGGCTCGTAATATAGATGTTAAACCTGTAGATATTGATGAAGCCTATAGGCTTATGAGGAATCCTTTTAGGAGACCTTCAGACTTACGAGTATGGCGTGTGGATGAAACAATTAATGAGGATACTACGGTACGACAAGTAATCTTAGTTTCTAATGAAGATCTTACTGCTAAAGAGTTTCAGTATATCTACACTTATATGAAAGAGCCAGAACCTATTATACTAGTAGATCTGGATTCTGAAGAATGGATTAGTATCGGAAACCTTTCCATTATGGGAGAGCGTAAAGCTAATGTAGATAAAGATACTATAGCTCAGCTAGGAGATAAGATTTCACCTACGCTTTGGGAATTGATTATAAATCGTGCTGTTGAATTAGCAACACGAGATTATAAGGAGAATAGTTTGAACACACAAATTGCTCTGAATCGCAGAGTAGAATAATTTAATTAATGTAATAATATGGCAAATTTTAGTGAAAATGCTGTTCGTCATGTCATTGTTGCCAAAGCAGCCAACGATGTGAAGATTATTGACTTAAAGACTGGGAATAAGGTCGTTGTTGATGGTCAAGGCTCGGGAAGCTCGGGCGCAGCTGGTACTGGTGAAGTGAATGCATCAGCTGTCGAAAAATTTTATATCCAGTATGTCAATGCCTATGGCGATATCATGAAATCGGATATTGTTGATAAGGATAAAATACGACACTATGCTGCTAAGCCCTTTAAGGTAGGTACACAGCGTACGGTAACTATTAAGGTTAACAAGGCTGAGCTTACTCCTAATACTGAGTATAGCCTTCGTGTTATGATCCGTGAGGTTATGTCGGGTTCGCAGGAAGATCAGATGGTAGGGGTTGTCTCGTACACTACGAGTTCGGCTACTGATGCAACTGCTCTTTCGAAGGAACTTACTGTTGGTCTTGCAGAGCAGATTAATAAGATGTATGGCGTAGCAGGTAAGAATTACAATAAGTTGGACTGGCCGGTTCTTACCGCTCAAGGTGAAACTGGTAGTACTGCAGACACTATTGTTATCAAGGAAGTTGCTGATAATCTAAAGCCTTGGATTATAGGTAAGGTACAGCTTCGTTCTTATAACTTCGACATCTATCCCAACCCCGTTCTCTCAATTTCATCGACTGGTAATACGAACTTTGAGTCGTTTGATTGGATTGATGCTTCAGATGTAGATAAAGGTCTCTTTACGAAGACTGTAGGTGGTTCGCTTGGTCGTGGTGCTGGTAAGGTAGCAGCAGATCTTGAGTACTTCTATCATGGTGAAATTGGAGACTTCTATCGTATGAACAACTATCCGTTGAACATTACGACAGAGTATATGGTAGATCCTAAGAAGAATTATGACTCTGTAGATCTTGCATTCTTCTATCGTGGTGAGGCTACCTCTCCCCAGGCTTCGGAGAAACAGCTTATGATTCTGTGTGAGACTAGTAAAGCTGGTACTGAAGAAGAGTCCAGTCTTGTTCTCGGGACTATTGCTGATGGTCTTAACAAGACTATTTCGGCTATTATCGCCTAATTATAGTTTAGGGCAATTACTATAATTAAGTAATATTATAAGAGTTAGTGAAAGTTGATTAGAGTAATATTGGGCTACTGCTTACGGGCAGTAGTCCTATTACATATATATTTTGCACGAAATATATCATTTATTTAGTTCAAATTAACTTTTAAAACTTTCACTAATTATGGCAGAATTTGCTTCTAAAGGCGTTGGTAATGCCGGATTAACTCTTGGCATTATAGGTACCGCAGGATGGCTCCTTCGTGGTAGCGGTTGCGGTAATGGACTGTTTGGTAACCTCTTTGGCGGAGGTAATTGCAACGGTCAATCGGAGTTGGTATCTGCATACCAAGCCGCTGCTGCTAATTTAGCAGCTGAAAAATATGCTGACAATGTTGGCATAGAATTATACAGAGAAATTATTTCTCAGTCGAACAGAGCTGACCAGAGACTTGGTGAGTATGCTAACCAGCTGGCTCAGGGTATTATAAACCTTGACAAGAAGGTTGCTGCTATCGAAGCCACACAACCTCTGTTAGCAGAGATTTCAGCTCTTAAGTCTGAGAGATACACGGATTCCCGAACTTGGAATAAAGTTGACGGTGAGATCCGGCTTCCCTACAGAGAGATTTGCTATCCGCCCTATCCGCAGGTAGCTGTTCCTATGAATAATCCCTTTGGTTTCGGATGTGGCTCCTCTACTACTGTAGTTCAGTAATTGAATCTAATTAATTGGGATCATGATGGAACGAACAGTAATAACTAACTTTGGTGAGGGAACTACATTAAATCAAGTAGTTGAATTTAATGTATGTTTACCCACTCCTGCTAGGACTGACGTAGCACCTACGTCTACGTTAATTCCTACTATTCGTTATACTAGTGAGTTCACGTTGGATTCAACTACTTACTATTTAACGAAAGTAGATCTAGCTTTACAGGTAAGCTATACAGACGTAACCAATATGAGTAGAACTTTTACAGTACATTCTAGTAATGCTGCTGTAATCCAGAGTTCAACAGTTCCTACTGTTGAGGATATTACTTCTGAGAAGATTATAGGGATGATAATTCCTCCTTGTGTATGCAAGGTTACTCAGAATGTGATAAACTCTACTCCCACTGCAGCTATGTTAGCATCTAACAGAGGTTACTTCGTATATGCTGTATCTACGAAAGGGACATCCGCTCCTACTCCGTAGTAATTAGTAATCTTTACAACTATGTATGGATATCCAGTAGGGTCTGCTTATCAAGGTTTCCAATCACCGTTGACTAAGGAGAACCAGTTACGAATGTTAGAAGGACAGATAGAGGCGCTTAAGTCTATGGGAAGTGGTACTCCTCAATATTCACTACTTGAGGAGATTAATAATATCTCATCTAATTTAACAGAGGATGAGAAGAAATTAATTGAGAAATCTCCTGAATATTCTGAGGCTAAGAATATCTATGAATCAGGGTTTATGAATTTTTTAGGTAATAAATTCAGTAATGAATACATTACTACCCCTGAAGGAAGGATAGCCGGTGAACGGTTATTAAGTGTGATTAAAGATGTTAAATCCAAAGCACAGCAAGAGATTGCTGTTAAGCAAGAGAAGCTCCAGAAAGTAGCAGATCTATTGGACAAGCATCCTGAGTTACTAGATAAAATTAAATAAACATGTCTGATTTAGAGATATTAAAAGCCGCATTAAATTCGTCGATTCGTACTATTGCCATGAACTTAGGAGTGCCTTATTTGGCACCTGTAGCAATATATGGCGCTAATAACATACTTAGCAAGCCTAAGTATAAGTTTATTATGGACGCCTTAACGGATGGGAATGATAACATCGACATTGAGTCATTGTCTAATGCTCTGAAGGATATGATGAGATCGATGCCTAATAAGCCGACCTTGCTGGGTATTACTTTTGGGCCAGAAGACATTGACTTGTTTAAGAGAGAGTTCTTAAACATTAAGAGTAAGGATGCCTAGTGTAACTTTTATTCAGAAGATGAAGGATTTCTTCACTCCTAACAGAGAGATTAAAGCTCTTTTAGCAGAGATTCTAGTTCTCCAGGCTGACGTAAAAAATTATCTTGGTCATATTGATTCATCTCAGAAAGAACTGATCGAAACCTTAAAGGATGTGAAGGTAAGTATACTGAGTCTCAAAAGAAATCATAGCGGTAGAGATAATAAGCACAAATCACTTAAATCTCGTAGTTATGATGAAAAAACACCTGCATGTTAATCTATCTGCTGAGTCAATACTTGAGATGATATCTGAAGCTGCACACAATGCTATGAAGAAAAGTTTAGAAGGTCACTATCTTAGTGAGGAAGAGTATAAAGAGATTATTCACTCAGACTCTAGGGATCTTCACGAGCTTATTCGAGAAAATTTACATGGCACTGTAGAATGCAAGCTTTTGGATGTTCTCAAGCTAATCGAGGCTTACTTTGATGCCAGAGAAATGGATGAAGAGGTGCTGATGGTTATGCTTGACAAAAGCAGGGAGTAATTATATATCTAGTATGGAAATGGATTTCGAGAGAGTTATAATCTTCGTTAACGAACTTTATGGCTCATACTTTAAACTTAAGGAGATTCATTGGAATACTTATAGTAAATCTTTACATCTACTGATAGATGAAATAAACGAAGATTTATTAGAGTATGTTGATGATATTACTGAGAATATTATGGGTCTTAATGACAGTCGTTTTGGTTATGGCATTATCAATCCTAATATTCCTAATACTACTGATCCTAAGGAGATCTTAAAGGTTCTAGCTGCAAAAGCTGAGTATTTAAAGTCTAGTATGACTGCTGGCAGATATGCTGGTATTGTAAATATCTTAGATGATTTTGCTCAAACTATGAATCGTTATATCTACCTTAGTTCCGATAGATAATTACCAAAAATAATAGAAATTATTATTTTTTTACAAAAGTCCTTGGATATATGAAAAATTTTTCGTATATTTGAGGACTTTTAGTTTATAAGCTATTAATAGCTAATTAATAATTTAAATTAATTTAATATGAACGTTAATGAGATTTTAGAGGTATTTAAGGTTAAACCTTACCTAGTACGTATGGGTAAAGGATCCTTATCGAGACGACTTCATGCTTCTAAGGAAGATATTGTTGAAGCAAAGAGACTTTATCGTAACTTAGGAATAGTTAAGTCTGTTATAAAAGCTCCTAAGATTCTTATTCTTGACATTGAAACTGCCCCTATGAAGGGTTATGTATTTAGTCTATGGAAAGATTCTGTAAATCTAGATAAGCTTCTTGCAGACTGGTATATTATCTGTTGGTCAGCTAAATGGCTTTTTGGCAGAGAAGTTCTAGGAGGGTGTTTAACTAGTGAAGAAGCTAAGGTCCAGGATGATCGTAGAATTGTTATGAGCTTAGCTAAACTTTTAAATGAGGCAGACATTATTATTACGCATAATGGGAAGAGGTTTGACTTGTTGAAGATTAATGCTAGGATGTTGATACATAGACTTCCTCCTGTTAAACCTTATCAGAATATTGATACTTTAGAAGTTGCTAAGAAGCAGTTTGGTTTTACATCGAATAAGTTAGATTACTTAGCTAAGATTCTTGGTGTTGATACTAAGTTAGAGACTAATTTTCAATTATGGTCAGACTGTGTTGATGGTAAGCCTGAGGCTCTAGAGTATATGTTTAAGTATAATAATTGGGATGTTGAATGTCTTGAAGCTGTATACCTTAGACTACGACCTTGGATTCGCTCGAATGTTAATCTTGGGCTGTATTATGAATGTGATGAGCCAGTATGCCCGAACTGCGGTTCTCATAATCTCACTGAAGAGGGCTTTTATTATACATCGGTAAATAAATACCAGGTATACCGTTGTGAGTGTGGTGCTGTATCTAGGGCAAGAACCTCCGAAGTTCCTAAAGATGTTAAAGAAGTTTTATTAAATGGAAACATATCTTAATGACGAAATTTGGAAAGATGTTGAAGGATACGAGGGATTGTATTTAGTCAGTAATAAGGGTCGTATATGCCGTATTTTAAAAGGCCGGAGTGACGTTAATGGTTATAATACAATAACATTATGTGATGGAAATGGAGGGTATAAAGATGCTAAAGTACATAGATTAGTGGCTCAAGCTTTCATCCCTAACCCTCACAATTATCCTATCATTAATCACAAAGATGAGTGCCCTGGTAATAATCATGTAGAGAATTTAGAATGGTGTACCTACAGTTATAATATTAATTATGGGAACGCTAATAAATCTAGAGCAGAGAAGCAATATAAAGCAATCTATGGTATTAACATTGATACTAAAGAAATTATAGAGTTTTCTTCTCTTACTGAGGCTCGTAAACATGGATTTAACCATAAAGCAATAAGCATGTGTCTAAGAGGGCATAGTAAGAAAAGCCAGGGATATTACTGGTTTTATAAAGAATAATTAATATGCAAACCTATCGTGAGTGTGTTTACATGGTATTTGATGAGTTAAAATTAGATTCTGATGATTCTAGAATTGAAGTAGAACATATCATCTTTTTACTCAATAAATATCGTGCAATATTAGCTAAGCAAAGATACGGTGGTACCAAGAGGGATGTTCCTCTTGAGTACTACCAAATCTGGGACTTAGGTTACTTAGATCTACCAGTAAATAATACTGATGTACGTAGAACTTTTAGCTTCAATAAACCTGTCCCCTCTATCCTAAATTTACATGGCATTCTATTAGAGACTTCCATCTCGTATAATACTGCTCCTATTGAAGAGGAATGTATTATTGATGGTACCCCAGTCTTTATATATAATCAATCAAGTGATTTTGTAGAGAATAACATTGATGTTAACTTTATAAATCCTGATAGATTTAAGTATCTTGGTTATAACAAGTGGTTAACATCGCAGCCGTATGCTACCATTGGTTATGACCATAAGTTGTATATAAGCTCTACTGCAGATTTTCTCAATGGTAAGCGCTTTAGGATTCAAGGAATCTTTGAAAATCCTACAGACTTCCAAGAGTCTACAGATGGTAAGTTAGATATGTACTTCCCTGTAGAGCAAGCTTTAGTTCAGCCCATTATAGACTTAATTGTCAAAGAGCTTGGCAATGTATTATACTTACCTAAGGATGGGGAGAATAATTCATCTGATGATTTATCTATATCTATTGGTAATTATCGGCCTCCTAAGACAAAGGCTAAAACAACTGTTGATGAATAATGGAGTACAGTGAATTTTTGAAGCAAGTAAAGAAAGTAAGTAGTTCTCGAACTTTCAAGATTACGAATTCTTTCAGTATTAAAGGAGCATATAAGTGGTATCGTCATCATAGACCTAAGAAGTCTAAGTATGTACTACAAGAAGGCCAATTTTATGCGATTATACGCACTATAAATGATATGCTGGCCGAAGCTCTTGTTCGAGGAGAAGAAGTGAAATTTCCGGCTCGTATGGGCATTTTAGAGATTCGTAAATATCATATTGAACCTTATATTAATAAGGATGGAGAATTTGTTTATAAAGCTCCTATTGATTGGGGCAAGACATTAAGGTTCTGGTATGAGAATCCCGAAGCCTATAAAAATAAGATTACTATTAAGGTTGAGAAACATGATAATTACAAGATTGAGTACAATAAGTCTAAAGCTTGTTTTAAGAAAAAATCTTATTATATGTTTCAGCCTAATAGGGCTCTTAGAATAAAGGTACATCAGGCAGCCAAAGAAGGGAAGCTTGATGCATTTGAATATAAATATAGACCCGATGGCAGCAGAAAGATACGTTAGTCTAAAGGTTGTTGCAGACCAGCTACATAGAAATCCACTAATGAATGGTATAGCCTTTGAAGCTATCCTAGATTATACTGTAGATTTCTTGCAGATTGTAGGAGTTCCTGCAGATTTTATAGATAAGTATTACTCTATAGAATATACAGATTATAGGGCTCCTTTGCCTGAAGATTATGTAGAATGTAATCAATTAATGATTGATAATCGTGTAGCACGATGGGCTACAGATACCTTTCACAATCTTTATGGTGATACAAAAACTACTGGTAACTATTGCATTAATGATAAGTTACCTAGGTCTGTAGGTTATACTTTTACTATTAATAATAGTTACATATATTTATCTAAGGAGAAAGGTAAGATTGAGATGTCTTACAAGGCTATTCCTGTAGATGAAGATGGGTATCCAATGATTCCTGATAATCCCGTATTCCAGCGAGCCTTACGATTATTTATTGAAAAGGAACATGCCCGAATACTTTATTTGAACGATAAGTTGGATGGTAATAAATTCAGCAAGATTGAGCAAGACTACTGGTGGGCAGTAGGTCAATGGGAGACTGACTCTCGTAAGCTTAATCTATCTAAAGCTGAAGCACTCTTTAACTCCTTTAGAACTCTTATTGTACGAGATACAGAGTTTAACAACCGATTTAGGAATGACGGGGCCAAAGAGAGATTAATACGTCATTAATTATGGAGATTAAAAGAACACAGCTTGTAGTGCGAGGCATGCAGCAAGATCTTAGCATCTCGAAGTTTAACCCTGAGTTCTCCTATGAGAATCGTAATATTAGAATCACTGCTCGTGAGGATAGCTCTCTATTATCCATAACTAATGAGCGTGGTAATAAAGTTCTGCAGTTTAAGAAGGCTAAATCTACTAATAAGATTACAGCTGAATATTTGAAGGATGAATATAAATGGGTATTCCGAAGTAATTCTCCTGTATATACAGATGTTGCTATCACTAGTCAATGGCAGCCTAATCCCAACACTCCTAATTTGGTTACTACTAAGACTACATTACATGCAGGTAGAAGTGAGGTGGATGCAGTTGAAGGAGGAGGAGAATATGTAGATATTACAGATATTTCTCCTAGAGAAGATGATAAATTTATCTATTATAGTGACTCAGTTCCAGCTCCTGAAGATCCTACTTTTGATGGATTCGAAGGAACTTGTATAGGATATGCTACTCTAAATAAATACATCATTCTTTTTACGCACGTAGGAGAAAAAGATGACCGTATCTATAGGATTAAAGATTTACAAGATGTAACTGTTATGTTTAAGGGTAATCTTAACTTCAGCCTAGAACATCTTATAGATACTCTTCCTGTTTATGAGTCAGAAGGTGTACAGAAAGTTTATTGGACAGATTCTTATAATCAACCTAGAGTTATTAACTTTATTAATGATCCTGAGCCTGATAAATGGGGTGAGGTATCATACTATGACTTCTCTCCTAGTGTAGATCCCTATAGTTTTATAGATGTCACTAAGAATGCTACTGGAGGTAAATTTGCACCTGGTGTAATTCAATATGCTTTTACTTACATTACTGATTGGCACGGAGTTGAAAGTAATATTGTAGATACTAGCAGTCTCTACTACATTTCTTATAATAAGCGGGCTGCTAAACAAGATGAAACTTGTTATAACAGCTTTAGCATAAAACTTTCAGGACTCGATCCTAGATATAAATATGTAAGAGTATATTCAATTCATAGAACTTCTTTAGATACTACTCCTACAGTAAAAATTCTTGGAGAATATAAGATTCTTCAACCTAAAGATAACTATATAGAGTACTGGTCATTGTACGATCAATATAAGAGTTTTATTAAGAATCTAAAATTAGAAATATACTCAAATGCTACGTGGTCTGAACAATTGCCAAAATTAGATCCGGATTATGATTCTTTTGCAGAAGCTGTTAATAACGCATTTAATGTAAATATAAGTGCTATAGGTAATGGAGTATTCACGTTACAAGAAATATTTGATTATATTTGGAAAGAAAAATCTTATTACGTAGAAGTAACTGATACAGGAGTTGTGGGTACTAACGAGGATCCAGCAGCTTTATTATATAAAGATAATAGTCAGGCAGTTGTTTCAACAATGGCTGCTAAAGATTCTACTTTGTTTGTTGGAGGATATACCATTTCTCAAAATGCTTTTGATACAGAGGATAATATAGAGTCTATTAACATCTATAGTGATTATGGTACTACAGTAGTTGCTTTAGGGTTTGTGTATAATACTAAAGTAATTGATAATCAAGTAAAACCAGTAGTTATTGTACAATCCCGGCAATATCTTACTAATGGAGTATCTTCTACTATAAATTTACGTATATCCTGGTCTAATACTATAGTTCCTTCAGAACTTACAATTTCAGAAGGAGATGGTGAGGGATATGTTATTCAACCAGCTGGTAATTTAGTTAGTAATATAGAAATTACTAATGAGAAAAACCTAGATGGTAAGTATTATAGTGATTCTGATCATATTTATTATCTAGATCAATTTGATCCTTATCCTTCTGAAACTATAATTCTTGAAGGTTCGCATGGCGTTTACAAATGGGGTTATAGAGATTACGTTAAGATTGAAGATTCTCAAGATACAGGTGTGTATACATATACTCCTTATATTTTACAGAATGGAACGGCTTGTACTCAATTTAAAAAAGGACAGCCTTATAGGTTTGCTTTACAAGGACAATATTCTAATGGTCACTGGGGAGATCCAATACCTATTCGTAATCTTGAAAATGGGAAGGAAATTTATGAATCGGAGGGCTCTTTAGAAGAGAAAGATGATATTAAGCTATATGTATATGATAATACATGTACTAAGTCGTATCTTCTTGATGCTGTATTACCTCAAGAGATTACTCCTCAATATACTCTAACTGATGTTGTTACCACACATAGTTCAGATGTTGTAGGCAGCTGTTCTAATCTTAGGCCTACTAACACAAGTGCTACATTTGAATTAACAGCTCCTCCACTTAAAGGTTCCTTCTGGTATTTTCCAACTAGCTGTTATCAAGGAGATTTTGCAATTACTTCTTCGACTAATCTTTATAGTCAGTTAGTTAATGTTGAAGGAACTAATATTAAATGCAATCCTTGGACAATAATCTATAATAAAGAGTATTATCCCGATGTATCTAGCATACAACCCTTAGGTTTTGGAAATCAGGAATGGACTTTACCACTAAAAGATATCTCTAAGTTTATCTTATTTAAATCTAATTATAGGGTTAATAATAAAGACTTTTTCTCAATGTGGGCAGGAAGTCTTAATAGACCTCAAACTCAATCTTTTGCATTAAAATATAGTGGCAATAGTATAAGTCTTCCTTCAATTCTGAGAGATTCAACAAATATAGAGGGTAATAATTTTGAAGGAAAGTTTACAACGTTATATTTAAATAAATTATCTATTACTCTAAGTAAAGATATATGCAAAACCCTTTATGATAAAGGCTTCCGTCGAGTAAGATTATTATACGTTAAACCTACAAAAGTTAACCGTAAATATCCTGCTCAAGGCATTGTAACTAATACTATATTTATACCATCTAGAAGATCAACTAATTCATGTTGGGCTTATACAGATTATTTGTCGAGACCTAAAGAGGTATATCGAGTATGGAACGAGAATAGTAAATTCTTTGCAAACTGGAGTGTTCGACAGGGAGAGATGAAGCTAATGTTAGGTGACTCTACAACCCAATCATCTGCTCTAAGACTACTAGCCTCTCCATATTTTTATCCGTATGTGCATAGGTTTTATACAGATTATAAGGATATTGGTACAGATCCAGCTCGGGATTGTACTTGGAATACACGTCCTAATTACGGGCATTTAATGACTACTTTCCATGAAGTAGGAGGAGCAAATGCTGAAACAGATGCTACAGAGAGACTTACAGACAAAAGCTATTTTAATACTGAAAGCCTTACAGCGAAAGACGCTTTTAATTATAATCCAGACATTCAGTATCTATCTCATCCGAAGCTAACAGTAAATCTACTTACTGCTGATAACGCTAAGAACGATTTTATAGCTTTTGATGAGAACATTGTAGATTTCTGGAGCCCTGATGTAGAGTATCAAGAGGTTGATAAAAACTACTTTGAAAATACTGTAGAGGGATTTCAATTAAGAGGAATGACTTGTGTAGTTAGTACTACTAATAGTAATTATAAGACTAAGGAAGATGGGACAGTCTTAGGACTTCTAGGATATTCAGACTCTAGTAATTATTATCCCTTTCAAGATCTTGATTCTCTAGATGGTAAGGGAATTGTGAAAGCGAACTATGAAGATACTTCTAAAGTTAAATATTTAACTAATCCCCAAATTGCTAATTTATCTCCTAGTGTTCATAGGCTATATCTTAATAAACTAGGCAACTGGAAGATGGCAGACGCAGGTAAGAATTATGTCCATATGTGGGAAACTTTAGGATATAAAGCTGATGCTCTTTCAAGTAACCAAAAAGATAAGGATTCTCAATATTCTTATAAAAAGTATTGTCTAAATACTTTAATGTTTAAAGAATTAAGCGCTTTATATTATGATATAAATCAGCCTTCATTGTTTATAAAAGGAGATGCTATCAATTCAATAAGCTATTACCAAACGTCTTACTCTGGAGATAGTGTAACCTATAATCCTGGAATGGATGAATTATTACTTAGAAGCAGTGAGAATGCTGGTTATAATATCCCTATTCAGTATAAAGCTAATACTCACTTAACATTCTCACTTGCTAAAGGAGATACACTTAAGTACACATCTGACTCTGGATTATACAATAGAGAGATTGCTTCTATTCCTGTTATGCCAGAGTTAAGTGCTTACGCTAAGTATCACGATAGTCAAGTAGTTTTAGGAAATGCTGATGGAAAAATAATTTTCCTAAACATATATTGGTGGCCATCAAAAAAATCTCAACGTCCAGATATTTATAGAAATGAGACATATAGTGTATCAGACTCAATAAGTGAAGGAAATGGACAAGCGGTATGGAAAATAGCTTTAGAATCAAATATACCTATGCCTATAGATATTACCGTAGACATTACCTATAGATTAGGGTTTTGGAAATCGGATAAAGAGTCTAAACTAGGACGTACCTCGATTACTATTAGGGCAACACAGTCTTCAGCTATCAAAATATTCAAAGAAGATTTTACAACTCTTCGAAGTTGGTCTACAATTAATGTAAAATCTTTCAAAATACGAAATGCTAATATTCCATCTGAGTGGGAAATAGATGAGGCACAACGGTCTGTTAGCAATAATAGTAATATCAATCCTATAGTTATACTTTTAGTTGATAATAAGAACTATATTAATAGTGAGAAGCCTACAGCTGCAGATCCATTTTGGCTAGGTTCAGAAGGTATCTATGTAAAAGATTTATTTGATCCTTTACAAGAAGAGCTTCTTGCTTCTGAGTATGATAATGTGGGAATACAATCTATCATTTGGCATCGTAACTTACCGCATTTCTTATTAGTAGATTTAGTAAGATCAGATGCATTCTTATATGCAGATTGGACAGATAGTGGACTATATCAACAAATATGGACTCCTTGTGGTAAACCAGTAATACTTCCAAATCCAGCTATTGGGGAAGGGCCTAATACATGTGTAGTTGAAGCTACAGAAGGAGATGTTTTTGTGGGTAGATATGACTGTTTAAGAACCGCTTCTAATAGTGAAAAGATTGAGAGGGTTAATGATATAGTATCCTTCATTTGTGAGTCCTATGTAAATCCTGATGGTCGAGCGGATGTTAATAGATATACTACTGATACCAGAGCTATGAATTTTGATAATTGGAATGTTTTAAATCCTGTATATAGTCAAGATAATAACTTTTTCAGTTATAATAAGAATGATTATAGGGTTTTAGAGCATTCAGGATTATTTCCTAATCAATTCTCATGGACATTACCTAAGTATCCCAATAGCTTAGTAGATAATTGGGCTAACTTAACTTTTGCCTCAACTTATAACTTAGAAGGTGAGTATGGAAAGCTTACAAAGCTTATTATGCATAATAATCAGCTATATGCATTCCAAGATAAAGCAATTTCCAATATATTATTTAACACTAGAGTTCAAGTTCCAGTATCTGATGGGCTTCCTATTGAATTAGGAAATAGCAATAAAGTTGACGGTGTAAGATATATTACTACAACATCTGGAGCTCAGAATAAATGGTCAATAGCTGCTACTCGTAGTGGTATCTATTATATAGATCATATTAGGAAAAAGCTGAATCTTATTACTGCAGAAAGTATTCGGGAAGTTACAAACTCCTCAGGATTTTCTAAGTGGGCTTTAAATAATTTTGGATACTCTCTTAATGAGCTTAATCTACGAGATGGTATGTCTAATTGGATGGTAAGTAAAGATAGTATTCATGATGATGTTTATATCCACGACAAAAATGAATGTCTTGTATTCTCTGAAAAACTTGCAGCTTTTACAAGCTTCTTTGATTACAAAGATATTCCCTTCATGTTTAGGCATGATAATAAATTCTTAAGTATATTCTCAGAGAATAACTCTACTGAAATCTATGAACAAAACGTTGGGCAATATAATCAATTCTATGGGAAACCTAAGGTAAGTTCTTACATAGATTATATAGTAAATCCTGAAATGTCTAGGGATAAAATTTTTAACAATATTGAATTTAGGGCTGATGCATTTAGCATTGAAGATGGGGATTACACTAAGTATATTCCTAATCGAACCTTAGATCATATACATGTTAGAAATGAATTCCAAGATACAGGAGATGTAGCACTCAAGCAATATAAGAATCTTCAAAAGAAGTTTAGAATGTGGAGAGCTTATATACCAAGAGATGTTAAAGAAGTTGAGAATTATAGACTTAATAGAATTCGAAATCCTTGGATAAGGATGAAGTTATCTTATATTCCTACCGAGGAGGAAGATAATAAGCTTGTCCTGCACGATTTAATTGTTAATTATACAGTATAATGGCTAAAGAAACTAAGGAAACTAACGTTAGTAAAGCGGATAAATTTCAAAAAGGTGTTGGCATTGCCTCGGGGGTTCTCGGGGCAGCCACTTCTCTCCTAAGTAATTTTGAAGAAGGAGAGGAGATAGAAGCTCAAGCAGATGCCCAGGTTAACCAGGTTCAGAATCAGATATCTAAGAGTTCTCTTTCTAATTGGGTTGCAGACTGGGTTCCTCAATCTACGGAAAGTATGGGTCTTGCTGGTGTTTCTGGAGCTCTTTCTGGGGCAGCTGCAGGAGCTGCTGCCGGACCTTGGGGAGCATTAGCAGGAGGTGTTGCAGGTCTTGCAGGAGGGCTCTTTGGTGCAGGAGATCGTAATGGACGTAGAAGAAGAGCTAATGAAAGAGTACAAGAAGCTTTATCTGTTCAGAATTCTTATCTCACTCAGAAGGAGACGCAAGACGCTCTAGCGAATATAGTAGCCTTTGGTGGATGGGTTAATACTCATGGTGGAGATTATCCTACAGGTTTTAATGAATTCAATGAAGGAGATTCACATGAGCGTAATATCAATGGTGGAGTTCCTCAGGGTATTGATTCTAATGATGTTCCTAACCTTGTTGAAGAAGGTGAAACTAAATGGGATAATTATATCTTTTCTAAGAGATTAAAGATTCCCAAAGGATTTAGTAAAGCATATGATTTAGGAAATGTAGATAAAAGATCCTATGCAAATGCTTCAAAGAGCTTATCTAAGGAGAGTAAAGAAAGACCTTTCGATCCTATTAGTAAAAGAGGTAGAGATGCTATGTTAAGTCGCTTACAGCAGGCTCAAGAAGCTCAGAAGTATATAGATAAAGCTGATGAAGCTATGAATGAAATATTTGATTTAAATGAAATTAGTGACCTTCTCTATGCCGAAGGTGGTGGTATACATATTCAGCCTTCCAAGCGTGGTACATTTACTGCAGCTGCTAAGAAGCATGGTAAGGGGGTTCAAGAATTTGCTCGTCAAGTCTTAGCTAATAAAGAGAACTATTCTTCTGCTATGGTTAAGAAAGCAAACTTTGCTCGTAATGCTTCTAAGTGGCATGATGATGGTGGGTGGTTGCAGAGTGCAGGACTTTTTGCTCCAGCTCTTGCAAATGTAGGTAATCTTGTCTCAGATATTGTAAGTAAACCTGAGCAAGTCTCTTTAGGAAGAATGGATCTTAGTGATTTTATGACACGAAGACATCTTCCTTATGAACCTATAGATAGAGAGTATCTGGCTAATAAGTATAGAGCTCAGGCTAATGCTACAGCTAGAAATATTATTAATACTTCCGCAGGTAATCCTGCTTCAGCTAGGGCAGCTTTAGTAGCTCATAATTATAATGCTCTCAATGCATTAGGAGACATGTATATTAAGTCAGATGAAGTTAATCGTCAGCGTAAGAAAGAGTCTATAATGTTTGATGCTGACCAGGATAGACAGCTTGCAGGTCTTTCTGCACAGCAGCAACAGTTTAATCTTGGGCAGGAGTTTAGAGAATATGATTATAACGCTCGTAATAGAGCTGCTCGTAGAAATGGTATTCGTACAGGTGTCAATACTGTAGCTGGTAATATTGGAGAAACTTCTAGGTATCTTCAGAATTTGGAGACTATCCAGAATATGTTCCCCCTCTACGGAACTCCTACAGGAAGATTTACTGGAGGTGTTGATGCTCCTACACCTACTAGAACTACTATAGATCCTAAAACTACCTGGGATTTTCTTGACACTCCCTCAAATTATGGAGCTAAGGGAGGATTCCTCTTCGACCCTGAGGTTAAGAAATTTCTGAAGAGTATTAAGAAAGGAGGTAAGTAGATGGCAATTTCAATGTATGACCGTCTAGAGTATGGTGATTTCAAACTTCCATCTCTACAAGAAATGATGATTGCTCCTCAATATCTTACTCAAGAGCATGAGAAGATGGAGGATGCCTTTATGCAAAATCAAGCTCTTGCTGCTGATGCTGCTACAAGATTCCAACCTGGAGTTGATGATGCAGCTATTCAAGCCAATCAACAGTTTCAGTCCTCTGTAGAAGCTGATATAAATGATCTTTCCAAGAATGGGTTAACTCCTGGAATTAGACGTAGATTGTTACAACGTAAGAGTGATTTTACTAATAATATTCTGCCTTTAAATAAAGCTGCTGTTGATAGAGAACAGTGGGCAAAAGCTGCTAAGGAAGCACAACTAAGAAATCCTTCTCTCATAATAAAAGATCCTATGCAAGTAGGACTTGATAGATGGATTGCAGATCCTACTTCTCATGAGCTTCATCCCATTAGTGGTCAAGAGATTTATGAGAGAACTCGCCAAGAAATGATTCCTATTAGTAAGTACATTTCTCAGAATCTTCCTCAGCTTACTAAGACTGGCTTACCTTATAAGTATTGGGCTATGACCCAAGCTGGCGCTACCCCTAAAGATATTGCATTAGCTTTAAATAAAGAGCAGGGTATAGACCTTGCTAAAGCTGCTCCCCTCGCCCAACTTATTAGAGATGCTGCTAATAAGGTTATTACCTCTACGGGAGTATATGACTATTATGGAGCTAGTTCTAATGAGGCTCAAAGAGCTTGGGAATATGCAGCGAGTGCTTTTAATACAGCCTTAGGAGCTGCTAAAGTTGATGGAATCTCTGATGACTTCAGCATGCGTATGGCTCTTGAACAAGCTAAGGAACGTGCTTTAGCTAGGAGAGCTGCTGGTAAAGGCAAGAATACTAATCTTTCAGGACTATATTTCGCAGATAAATATGGGGCTGCTATAGATGTTCCTCAGATTAAAGAACTTCAGGATTTGAGAGAAGCTATTGCCAATCCTTCTAGCTCAGGATTCTTTAATAGAATAGGTAATCTTTATTCACCTACAGTAGGAGCAGGAGCAGCAAGCTCTTATCAAGGTTCTAACCTATCCTCACCTGTAGTTATGGATAAGACTCTTAAGAAATTTGGCATTGATCCTGCTAAATATACTACTAAGGAAGCACAGCTCAAGGCTATTGATAATGAGATTGATAAGTTAGGTAAGAAATATGGATATACTACTTATGATGATCCTGACTTAAAGAAGGGCTTTATTAATAGAGTAATACCTGCTATAACTACGGGATCTTTACAAGTGTTTGGATCTTTAGAAAACGCTCTTGAAGGTACTAATGCTCTTCAAGATAGTAAGTGGTTTGGGAAAGATGCAGGAGATCTTATTACTAAACTTAATAATAAAGATTCTAATTCTTTCTCTATAGAACCACTTGATAATTTTGGTGTAGTTCGTATACGTGATGGTAAAGATACTTTCTTTATAAGACCTGAAGATATAGATCAAAGTGAGATTGGTTATTATAATGCTTTAAGAAAGGTTAGAGCTATGAGTGATGAGGAATATAATACAGTATATAATCAGACTTATAATGATATATTAGAAGCAGAATCTAGAGGTGATGTGCAGTCTTATATGCAGTACATAAACTACTTAGAATTCTTATCAGAACTTAGAGATTCAACAATTCCTAGTCGAACAAAAACCGCTGCTATAACTACTGGAGAAAATAAAGCAATTCAATTTGAGTTTAAATAATTATGGATGAGAATTTAAAGAAACTTAATGATGCACTATTCCAGATAAGTCAGGAGAAAGCTCAGTACGATAATATCCAAGGACTACCGGGGGTTAATAGATTAGCCCCCAAGTCCTATGGGATGAATGAGTTTCTCACTGAACAGGCTCAGCATGATGTAGACTTCTCTCGATCAATATTTGGGGATGAGTCTAATATTGGTCAAGAATATTTACAAGCTGCTAATGGTAATCCCTCTTCGTATGATGAGGGTATTACTGAGCTTAATCAAATGCGAGACCTTAATGCCTTTAGAGCTAATGAACAGTCTGGATTTTTAAAAGCTACCAATGCTATAGTTAGTGGTGCTATTAGTGGTCTTGCTACAGCTCTTGAGGACATTGGTTATATCCTTGACCTTGAGGGTCATTACAATACATGGAATAAGCTTGATAATGACCGTGATAATTGGTTGTCTAAAGCTATGAGACAATTTAAAGAAGGTCTTAATGAAACTATGCCTATATATGAGACTGAGAGTGATAGTGCTTTAGGCCAGTTCTTTAAGTTCAGTACTCTAAAGGGTATGATTGACTCGGTAGTAGGCTTTGCTATCCCAGGAGGTCTTGTATCTAAAGGTATTGGTGCGGCTGTTAAACTTAGTAGAGCAGGATCTTTAGCTGCTAGAGGACTTGCTAAGATGAATGCTTCTGCAGGTACCAAGGTACTTGCAAATTCCCTTGGGGAAATAGCTAAAGATGTTGCTGCTGGTACTATTACTAACTATGCTGAAGGCCAGATGATGGCTATTGAGCTTGGAGAGAATGCTAAGCAGCAGTACATAGAATCCAAAGCTCGGGAATACTATGAGCAGTTCAAAGATGCTCCTATTCCTTTAAGTATTGAGAATGCTCGTAAGTTAGCAGAAGATGAGTTTAATAACGACACTGAGGTACAAGCTAGAATAGGCAAAGAACAGGCTGAATTCGTCCGTAACAATAGAATATTCATGCTAACAGATGCCATAGGTCTTCATGGTCTTGTTAAGAGCAAAGGAGCTTTTAGGCAAGCACTTCTTACTAATCCTAAGGAGAAACTTAAGGCTATTAAGAACCTAGGTAAGCTTTCTGCAGATAATATACTTATTCAGGGAGCTAAGGAAGGTGCCGAAGAAATTGGACAGAATATTCTTCAGATGGAGGGGGAATACCAAGTTCGTAAGGCTGCTGGTACTTTAACTGAGGAAGATGAGAAGCTAGGTGATACTTTCTGGGATAGAGCTCTTGCTTTTGGTACTTCAAAGCAGGCGATCGTAGAAGGTCTTATGGGAGCAGTTACAGGCCCTGGACAAAGAGCTGTATCTAGAGTTGTTGCTAATATAGCTTCTGGAGATATTCTAGGTCGTAAACGTCGTGAGGAGGAATATCAATCATATGTTAAGCAACAAGAATTTATTAAGGGAATTAATAATAAGCTTAATAATATTGTTCAAGCTGAGGCATTAAAAGCTGAAGCTATCTCTAGGGGAGACGATGTAACTGCGGATGCTATGTGGAATAAGGAGGCTGCAGATCTCATTACTGAATCTATTCAGAATGGTACTATTACAGCATTAGAGAGATCTACAGAAGATATTATTAATGATACTAGTAGAACTCCTGAGGAAAGAGAGCAAGCTCAGAAGTTAAAAGAATACATTAATGAATCTGAGAATGAGTATATCTTAGCTTCACATAATCCTAATAGTCAAGAGATCTTTGACAATCGTATTCGACATAATACTCTTCAAACTTGGAGTAAAGATTTATATAGGGATATCCAGAATAAACTTACAGATTTAAATGAATCCTTAAGTGCAAAATCTCCTGTTTATAATGTGAGCCTAGATAAAGATCTTAACTTCGAAGCTAATGCAAAAACCTTAGCACAATCTGAAGCTCCTGAAGCTTATAAAACTCTTACTGACCGTATTAAGCAGTATCGAGATGTTAAGAAAGCTTTAGATGATGTTGATAAGGAATATAAGGAGATTACTAAGAAAGAGTATCAAGAGAAGTGGCTTGAGACCGAAGTTGAGAGACTGCAAAGAATAGCTGCTGAAGCTGAAAAGCAGGCAGTTGAATCTAAGGCAAATAAGCCTTTAGTACAGTATGATGATAATAATCAACCTATACTTACTAATAGAGCTCAAGTAGTTAAGGATGGAGATAATTATTTCCTTCGTGGCTATGATGATGAGCTCGGTACTTATAGTATGCCTATACTTACTAATGAGGAAGGAGATGAACGACCTGTTACAGCTCAGGATTTAGAGAGTTATCAGGAAGAAACTCCTGAGGCTTCTGAAGCTATTACTCCCGAGACTACCACCCCTGAAGTCAAATTTTTTACTCCTGCTAAACGTAAGGAGCTTCGTAAGGAAGTAGATGAACTTAAGAGTCTGGATGATCTAGCTATTTGGAGAGAGCGATATAAGAATGACTCAAGTCTTAGTGAAGAAGCTATTGAAGAAATTGATAATTTATATCATCGGGCTCAAGATAGGATTATTAAAGCATCCGGAGAAGAAATTAAGGATGCTAATCCTGAGAATAACGATGCTCAGGAGATAGAATTTGTTCGTTCTGATAGCTTTGATACTCCCGAAGCTAATGATGCTTTGTGGGATCCTCCTAAGAGATCTGCAGAAAATTATTGGCGGGGTTCTAAAGGCTCTGATATAGCTAGCCGTGAGAATAGTAATGTGGATCAAATACGATGGTTTGACTTCCTTGATAAACATGATGCTTCTCAATATAGAGGTATTATAGTACCTTTCAAATATGAAGGAAAGACTGCGGGTAGATTAATTCTCACAGATCACGACGGAAATTACATAGATGCCGATGGGAACTCTATTGGAAAAGAACTTGATCTTAATAAGGCAGTCTATACTACTGTAGCAGATCCTACAACCGATGCTGATGGTAAGTACTATGGTACTCAGAAGAGCTTTGATTACTACAGGGCTATTTATATTAGAGATGTTTGGGAACATCTACAAGATGGTGTAAGTGTACCTGTTGTTATTCAAGGAACAAGTGCTGGTATTATTGATGATAAGTACAAACATGATGTTATTAAGAAGCCTGCACAGCTTAAGCCTTTAGCTGAGAGTTTACCTGCTAATATGGATATAAATACTTTAACGGTTTATATTTCAAATATTGGTAGAATTATTACAGAGAATGGCCAAACCTTTACTGTTCCTGCAGGAACAATGGCTATCCATGATGCTACGAATAATAATTTCTATAGGGCTAACTCAGTACCCATTCAAGCAGGAACTAGGCAGTTCTTAGTAGATTTATTTAGGCATTATATTGCTAAATCTATTAAAGGAAAGACTTTTGTAAGTAGTGATAAGTATACTCTTAGGAGTGGTAAAGAATTTATACATTACGACTTTTTTGGAATTCTACGAGATTTACTTAGGTATAATAGTCATGGTGATCCTGCTCGTACTTTATATAATATTAAGGATGAGAATGGTCAGAATACTGTAAGGTGGAATATTGGGGATAAAGAGATAGATGCGGCTGTAAGAGATGAAAATGGTAACTATGTTATTAACGAAGAGTTTCTTACAGAGGTTAATAACTTCTTAAGTAAAGCTTTCTATAACCCTCGTTATTCAAAGATTAATCCTGCAAGTAAAGATCCTTATTACTTCCCTACTAAGATTAATAAAGATGGTACATTAGGAGCTAAGAAATACCAAAATTACCATACTTTTGTTAGAGAAAACCTAGTAGACTTTGTAGTAGATCCTAATAGTCCTTACGCGCATGCTGAGCGATATGTGACATATGATCCTCTGAATGTAGAAACTGTTACTTCTGATGAAGTCTCAGAGGCCAAAGAAGAGGTTTCTAAAGAGAAGTCTTTAGCAAGTGTTATTGATACTATTAGATCCGGTACTCCTGTAAAGATGACACTTGAGGTTACTAATCCTGCGAATGGTAATATTAATAGGTTTGACTTTGAAGCTCAATATGATGGTAGGAGTATTGTTAGCTCTGATCAGGAGAATGCTTTTCCTATAGTTGTTGCAGATCAGCTTAACCAATATGCTGGTAGAGAGGGAGCTACTTTAGCAGATGTTGCGAATGCTGCTCAAGCATACCTTGCTAACAGGATGGGGGTTAAGGATCCTACTCAATTTAATGCTAAGCTTACTCTTGTAGAAGATAAGAAATCTCCTGTTTCAGAACCTACTACACAGTCTAGTAATCCTGCTATAGCAGCACTTCAGAGGCAGCTTGAAAGCACTACAGATCCTAAGGTTAGAGCTCAACTTCAGAGAGCCCTAGATATGGCTAACAATCTAAACGCTACGTCACAGAAGTCTAATGATAGTGTTCGTATTTCTACAGTTACAAAATTCCGTAGGACATATGAGCAAATGAGTAATTCTGCGAATGAGGAATTAGATAAAGCTGGAGAATGGTTTAAGAAGAAGTTTCCTGATATTGACTTCAAGATTGTTAAGTCTGCTATTGCTAAGAATGTAGTTGGTAAATTTGAGGATAGTGTAGTTACTGTATATCAAGGTACTGGTGCAGAGTCTGTATATCATGAGGCATTTCACGTTATTTTGGACTGCTTACTTACAGCCGATGAGAAAGCTAACCTAGTAAGGGAAGCTCTTAATAATGATGAGTATAAAAGTAATTTTGATTCATTAAAACCTTTATATCCTGAATTAGGTAGTGAAGAATTAGCTGAAGAGGTTCTAGCTGAAGCTTTTGCAGACTTTATGGTAACTGAGGATGAAGATAATAACTTTATTAAGAAGATCTTTAAGTATATCAAGTATCAATTAACAAGGTTATATAATAACATTCGGCATCTTGGTAAACCCAATAGGGAATGGACTCAAAGTATACAATCTATTGTAGAGAGAGTTCGTAATAAAGGTTTTCTTATGAATGACTATCTTACATTAAAGGCAACATCTCCTCACTATAAGGTTATCCCAGGTTTAGATGCTATTACTACAGCAGACGCTGTAAATAGCTTACACTATTGGTTTCTACAGTACTTTAAGGAGAATGGTAATCTAATTGATATACTGCAGTCAGAAAATGCTAAGATTGTATCTGAGGCTTATGAGTTTGCTCATAATGAGTTTGTAGGTCGATACAATGAAATCCTATCCTCTATAGCTTTCGCAGATCCTAATTTAATGGAGCAATATCTCTCTGATCTTGAGAAATTACAGAAAGTTCTAGAAACTTGGAATGACCCTAAGGGAATCAAAGCTTTACATCAGCAAGAGCGGCTAGCACAATATAAATTAGAGTTAAACACGTCTGAAGACTATCAAGAATCCGCCTCTGAGATCTCAGGTGGTGAGAGTAATCAAGGTCGAGACTCTGCAGCTTTATTTGCGGAATCTATTACTGTAAGTAGTAAGATGAACTCTAATAAGATCATAAAGCTGCTTCTTAGTACCTTACCTAAGAAACATTATGATTTTAAGACTCGGGAAGCTATACCTTATAAGAATAGCTTAGGAATGCCTGAGGTAGAACCCTTTGGTAAGGTCTTTAATATCTTAGCAAATAAGTTAGCTAATCTCCCTACTAGCATTTCTATGCAAGAGCTACAGAAGAGATTATCTCAAGTTGCTGAAGAGTATCCTGCAATTTATCCTCTCATTCGAGATGAGGTTGTTTCACTTAGAACTCCCGAAGGAGAGATAATTACTCAAGTAGTTCCTTCTTGGCTCAAGTTAGATAAGGTTGATTCCTGGTCTGCTTCAGATATGCTTCAGGTTGTACAGTTCATGCAAGCATTTAATAATAACAAGAATAATTATCTTATAGGTATTACTAAAGCTAATGGGCAGTACACTATCTTTAATGCTTCTACTGTAGGTCATAGAGCTCGTATTGCAGGAGCATGGAGAGCTCAGTTATCTAAGTGGTTGCTAGAAGGTAACCCTGATATTATCAAATTTTATAGTCGCAATAAATATAAAGTTTGGCAATATAATGCAGATGCTATTAAGAAAGCTTTTCCTCGTATTCCTACTGCTGATAATGCCGAAGAGTTCTTACGTATCTTAGGAATAACCTATGATATCAATAATCCTGAGACTCTTCAAAAAGCTTTGCATACTAAGAGATTTTTGGATAAGATAGGGCAGGTTTACTATCAGATACTCAAGGGATCTTTAAAGACTCCTATTGTAAATGAGAACCGTGATGGAGAGAATGAGAACTTAGATGCTTTCTTAGATATACAATCAGATCTTGGTATAGAAACTCTAGAAAATTCTCACATTTCACTTGGAGATGAAAGAATTTATGATCTTCAAAAGCCTGGTTATATTAATCAGACAATTAATAAGATTAATAGAGTTATAGATAGTCCTGAGAAGCTATATTCAGAGATGCCTCATCTAGATCCTTCTCATAATATTTACGTAACGCACTCTTTGTTACTTAATAGAGCTCTTGTAGATAGGAGAACTCCTAAATTATCAATCTTGATACATGAAGGTAATAGAGAGAATTCTAATGGTACAGGAACGGATTATAAGGATATGAAGCTTATAGATAAGCTTTCTACAGTCCTTAATATGACTATGGAAGGTAGGGATAATATTATGAGACCTGCCGATAATGGTCAAGAGAGATTCCTGGATCATGGAGATACTTGGATTAATGTAAATACTACTCGTGGAGAAGTTATAGATATTTTCAGAGGCTACTTATGGGATGAAATTGCCAGATCTCATATCAAGGATAGAGCGTTTACAAATTTTAACAAAAACTATACTAAGGGTACAGTAATTGAAAGTTTGTTAACTCCTAATGAGATTAAAGAATTCTTAGTAGATACTGCCGAATCTCCTAATGATTTTGCAGACAGAGTTCTTAATACTATAGGTAGAGATGTGTTATCTACTCGTATAGAGAGGATGATTAATACTTGGACTAGCAATGCTTATGATAAGCTAATAGACCTAGGAGGTCTTAAAGAACTAGCTAACGATCAAGTATTGAACATGTCCCTAAAGCTAAGTACTAATCCTACTACTAATCAGTACTCTAAATCTAACGTCATAAGCTGGATACGCCATGCAGTAGTAAATTATGCTATCGGTAATATTGAGCAAAGTAAGATATTATATGGAGATAATATATTCTATAAATCTTTAGGTGATGAATTCAAACGCCACAATGGTGCTATGGGTTCTAAGAAAACCTGCTTAACATCTGATGGTATTAATACTACTATAGCACGTGACTTTAAGCGTATGGATGGTGCTGAGAATCTTACTGATGAAAGTGGTAAGCCTATACTTAGAACTGCTGTATTCTCAGATGTTCCTAGCTATTCTAAGCAGTTATATCAGATTGCTGAGATTGTAGATGCTGAGAATAATAAATATAAGGCACTTCGCAATGATGTTCTTAAAGCTTATGAGCACTCTGATAAGAGTAAGTCTTTTGAGGATATGATGACAGAAGCTCTTATTAAGAATGCGGATAAGTTGGGTCTTAATAGTGCTCCTTATGCAGATATGACTGAGGGTGACGGTTTTGGAATGATTTCTTTAGATGCTTACCGAGAATTCAAAGTTAGAGTAGGGGATTGGAATCTTGATTCTGAAAAGCTTTATCAATGGGAAGTACAAGAAAGAGCAGGAGTTCCTGTTGAGGAGAGAGTATTTGTAGACTTTGATGGTAATAAATCTCCTTTAACTCGTGGCAGCTGGGGTTCTCAAGTATTTAATTCCTTAAAACCTCAGCACTTTGGTCCTTTAGCTAATGTTGAAGGATTTAAACCATCTTTCTATAAGCTCTCATTGATGCCTCTAATACCTTCTGTCCTGAAGGCTTTAGGAGATACTAACCTCTCTAAGCTTCACGAACTAATGATTAAGAATCAGGTTAGTGTAGCCGTACACTATTCAGCTAATAAAGGTGTAACTACTAAGACTAATTCGGTTACTAATGAGGAAGGTGTATTAGTTACAAATACAGAGCATCCTTTTAATGACTTCTACGATAAAGAAGGTAACTTCTTGGTAGATACTGAAGGTAATTATACTGGGCCTTTAGATCTTCTTACTCAAGATACTTATTGGGAATATTGGGGTATTCAAGTAGACACTGGTGAACATAAACACCATGATGTAGTTACTGGTACTCAGATGATGGTACAGATTCTTAATGGTCTCTTTGATGCGGGTGAGATCAGTGAACACTTTGGAGAGAATGCTCCTAAAGTTAAAGCTTTAGCTGAGGAGTATATTAGTCTGAATAATCAACGTATTGCTATAGGTAGAGATCAACTTGTTAAAGAGTTAGGTCTTGTAGCAACTAAGAAGGGATGGAAGATTTCTGAAGAGGGTATTGTAAGTCTTGTTAATTCTCTACGCCGAGAAGCTATTGAAAGGGGATTAGCGGATAATTACATTACTGCTATAGAACTCTTAGATAATCTTGATGATGGTACTACTAATATAGATATTCTTCCTACACGTGAGAAGATTGAGAGCATCCTTATGAGCAGAGCTGCAAGTATGACTACTTCTCAGAAACGTCATGGTACAGCAGCATTCCAGGTGCCTTCGACCATGTGGGAAACTAAGGCAAGCCGTACATATAATGAAGGTAAGTATAAATCTTCGGACTTAGACTTCGTAGTAAAATATGTAGATGGTAAGCCTAAGATTACATCTATGGAAGTATATCTTCCCTCACCGTTTAAGGGTATTACAAAGGTAGGTAAAGTACCTCCTGAGTTGCTACAGCTTATAGGATTCCGTATCCCTACACAGGGACTTAGCTCAATAGAAACTATTGTTGTTAAAGATTTCCTCCCTGAAGCTGCTGGTGATATTATAGTTCTGCCTACAGAGATTGTTGCTAAAGCAGGCTCGGATTAATATCATGGTTCGAGTAAAATTCTGTTAATTGCGGGGACCCCCTTAGAGTCTAAACTACCGAAGTGTAACAATGTTTAGAATTGGGCAATCCGCAGCCAAGCCCCATATGGGGAAGGCTCAACGACTAATACTTAAATAACGTTTCCTTAATGGATAACAAAGCGTATGAAAACTAAGTTAAATAAAGATTCAAGAAATTTATTAATTGCATTATTACTAGGAGATGGAACTATTAGTAATAATAATGTATTTAAATTATCTCATTCTGAGGCACAGAGAGATTATTTAGAGTGGAAAGTTAAGCAACTTAATAATGCGGGTATTCGTAATAATGGAATACATGAATATGTTAGTACATGCGGATATAATACTGGTCAAAAAGTTTTATATACTCAATTAGGAATAACAACTTTCATTAAATTGCTTAGGAGGATATTTTATAAGCCTAAGAAGTATCTTGGTAATAGACGTCTTCTAAATAGGTTAGATGCAAGAGGTATTGCTATCTGGTATATGGATGATGGATGTATCAATTATCGAATTACTAAAGGTAAATGCCATGGATTCTATATAAGAATATCCCTATGTGAGGATAAAGAAACCATTCAGAATGTAATAAATTTCTTTAAGGAAGAATGGAATATTTCTTTCTATCCTATATCAGAAGGTAGAGGTACTTATTCTTTATGCTGTGGTACTAAAGAAGGTATTAAATTTCTTGAAATTGTCAAACCATTTGTATCAGAAGTTCCATGTATGATACATAAAATTACATACGACTTAAGTCAAAGATCTAGATCATTATATGATAAAGAATCTTTGGGTAGGGCTTTAGAGCCTGAAATGCAGAACACTACTATTAGTAGTGAAGATATAGTCTAAACTTATATGAAAGTATAAGAGATTATTGTATGATATTGATAAAATGTACTTATATGTACCTAATTATTATAAGGTTAAGGGACGGCTTAAGTACATAGATTATTCTCATTGGGAAGAACAGTATGAGGAACTAGTTAACTCTTTTAAGGATGAGAAGAAAGAGGATATCCTTGAAGCTCTAAGTGGATTCTTTGGTAACAGTGAATTACTACAAGAGCTTGCAGATACTGAGCAGACTCCTAAGGTATCTAAAGAAGAGTTTCACAAGAAAGCTATTGAGAATCGTATTACTCAGATTCAAAAAGAGCTTGCTCATATAGCTGAGAATGCTTCTAACTTTATAGCACCTATTCAGACCAACATCTTGGAAGCTTCTGCCAAGAGAGCTATGAAAGCTGTCTTTGGAGATACTTATGAGATGGAGGCTGAGTATTATAAATCTAAAGCGGCTCTTCCTAGTATTCTAGATCCTACATATGTTCTACAGGTTGCTGAGAATTATATGGCTGGTAAGAAAGAGGTAGGTATTGCAGCTAATGCAGGTAAATTCTATGTATTTGCCTCCATGTATGACTTAGGGATACCTGCAGAAAAAGTTCAGGTTAATTTTGAGCACAATGAGGAAAATGGTGTTGTTCAGCTTGGACGAAAGTTTACTGCTGGTGCTAAGAAAATTCCTATTTCTGAGCTGTTAAATCAGTGGATTAGTGCTGCTGTGGATGCTGCTAAATCACCTTTTGGAGTGAATTTAGGAGCTACTCCTGCAACATTAGGAACGCTTACAATGCTTACTATGGCAGGAGTTCATCCTGATACTCTAGCACTCTTCATGAACCAGCCTATCATTCGTGAATACTTAAAGCTACAGCAACAATATGAATCACAGATTGCTCAGGAGAATTATGTTTCTCCTAAATCAGCTAGGGTTAAGGCTGGCACAGCTATGGCTCGATATAGTAAGAATGAGATTCGAGCATATCTGTCTATGAAATATCCTCCTATCGATGAAGCTGCTCCTGCTAAGGTTTTCACCGCTGATGAGCTTGAGAGTTATATTACTACTCAGAATTTAACTTATCAGAATCAGATTCTTGATGATTTTATTCGGTATGTTGAATGGGGGCGTAACGTTGCAGATGCTATGCAAGGTACTACCTATGATACTAAAGATGGTGGTAAGAATCTCTCTGAACTACTCATGAAGTTACATAAAAGCCTTACAGCAGGTGAGAATATAGTTAACTATGAGAAGCTAGTCGATGAGGGTTATATAGCAGGTTATAAGAATGCTGTTGCTGAATATAAAGACTTCTTTAAACCTCTCTTCCTCTTACTTAGAGATGAGCAGTTCACTAATGGACAAGATGGTTTATTTGATGACGTGATCAGTAGATACACAGCATCTCCTACTCCTGATTATAAAGCTGTAAGTAGTCTTAATAAATTTAAGAATGACTTTTTAACAGCTATTATTCTCAATACTCCAGATGCTAATGGTACGACCTTAATTTCTGAGAGAAAGAGACTTATGGTAGGTGATAACAGTGTCCCTATGAAGTTAGCTAGACTTCGTTCTGAGCCTGCATATAAAGATAATCCTTTGTTCCAGGCATTAGTACCGATCTTAGATACTGTAAGAGAAGATATCCATAATATTAAACCTTACGTAGATAAAGATCCTTTAGCTTCTAATGCTGTAACTTATGCTTGGGAACAACTTTATTTACAAGATAAGGAATTTGCGATGGATTTAATGAAGTTCTGCTTGTTACAATCAGGACTTCAGATGTCTCCTCTCAATTATATTGACATTATTCCTGCCTCTATGTATAGGGATTATATTAAACCTATGCTAGATTCTTATCAAGAGAGAGGTTATGGTGTTATGAGAGAAGCTTTCTTGTATGCTTGGCAATTATCAAATTACAATGATGATAGTATCTTACCGTTTAATCTAAGAATGGCCCTTGAGTTTCCTCTTGGGAAGAGATATGCTACAGATGAAGATGGTAATAAGACTAAGAAGATCTATCCTATTGTAAGATATTACAACGAGAAGAAGCAAGATATTGAAGGTTCAAGAGTTAACTTCCCCTTGGATTCTCAATCTGTAGCTAAAAATCACCAACGTCAGATTTATAATTTTGAAGCTGATAGTCCCTTAGTTAAGCTTATTAATGAGATTAGAAAGATTAGAGAAGTTAATCTTGATAGTTCTGATATAGAGAGATCTCGCCCTAATAAGCCTTATACTTGGGAAGAAGTTGAGATAATAAGAGAAGCTCAGATAGAGGAGGAGATGGCTAATTCTGCTCCAGAAGATTTTTATGGAGAGGAGCCTAATAAAGTTGAAACTAACGAAGGTGCTGAATTTATTCAGTCGGGAGAAGAACGTAAAAAATTGTGTGAATAATTATGGCTAATGTATGTCCTAATACAAGCTCTCAGGCTTGGAAGGATTTAGTCAACAGGTTTGGTGCAGACATTGCTTGGGCATTGTATGTAAAGAGTGGGGATAATATCCCTACTCTTCGCCAAGCTTTAGAGACTATTAAATCTCTTCGTATAACTTATGAACCTATTTCTGCTACAGAAAAGATGGCTCTTGGTGTTGTAGATAGTAAAGGACGACCTGTTGTATATACTAATAGTAAAGCACAGTATGAAGCAGCAATTAATAAAGCTGTTCAAATTAATGCTAACTATGGAGCTTATAGAGCTAAAGTTGTTAAATCTGCAAGCTCTCCTATGGGTAAAGAGTATTCTGAGGTATACGTAGAAAGATATGTCCTTCCTGAGCAATATAAGCCTGATTTAAGCGCTTATGATGTTAAACCTGAGGAGATGTACCAGATTTCAAGAGAGTCCGCCAAATCGCCTATAAAGGGCCTTGACGGGCTTTTAAAAGATTGGGCTGGCAGAATAGGCTTCCAAATTAAGACTTTGGGAGATATTACTGATAAAGATGGTAATCCTGTATCTGCTATAGCTCAGGTTGATATGGTAAGGAAAATTATTACTGTAGCTTTGGATAAAGCAGATGCTACTACTCTTAGTGAAGAGTGTGCTCATATCATGGTAAGGATGCTCGGTAAAGATAATCCCCTTTATCAAAGATTGTTAAAAGTTGCTAGAGAGAGTTCTACTTATGAGAGAGTTAAGCAAGAATATGCTGAAGTATATAAGGGTGATGAAGTAAGGATGGCAGAAGAGGCTGCTGGTAAACTTATTGCTCAAGAAGTTGTACGTTTATATGAAGCTAATTCCAATCAATATGTTCCTGAATCTACTGGGATAGTATCTGCTATTAAAAAGTTATTTAACTTAATAAAGTCTTATTTTAAGCGTAGGGCAGAAGTTGCTAATATAACTGTAGAAGGAATGAATGCAGATATGCAACCTTTTACAGAAGTAGCACAGATGATGTTACGTAAGCAAGTTGTTGGACTAGATAACCTTGAAGCAGATATTAAGAATGGAGATTATTACTATGAATTAACTCAAGAGATGATCTCTACTCAACTAGATGCTGAGGATTTTCTTAAGAACCTTACAGTACATTATGATGTAAGACAAGGAGCTTATATCAAAGCAGATGGTACTCCCGTTAGTCGAAGAGTTTCTGATATTGTAGCTAGAGGTATGAAGAGAAGGTTTAGGGTAACATCAGATAGTGAGAATGAGGATACAGACCCTAAAGCACGAGTTCGTACCGTTAAAGGTATTACTGTTCACGCTTACTTAGAGGCTCTGATGAAAGATCATATAGAGGGCAGAAATTCTACTAAAGAGGCCATTGTACAGCAAGTAGTAGATAAATTAAGAGCTTTACCTGAATTAGCAGAAAAGTCTAATAATGGCATTCGTGAAATCGCAAGAGTTTCTGATAGACAATTTAATAATCTTAAGGAGGCTGTAAGTAACTCTTATCGAGAAATACTGTCACGCCAGGCTTATATTGATACTCAAACTGGTACTAAAGGTAGTGTTAAAATCTTTACTGAGCAAACTATATATGATGAAACTAGAGATCTTGCAGGAACTTGTGATTTAGTAGCAATATACTCTAATGGAGTTATTGATATCTATGATTACAAAACTCACGAGTTTACTATGGAAGGAGACGAAATCATTAGTGAGATTTCTGATATAGCTAAAGAAGGTTGGAATACTCAAATTACTCAGTATAAAAATGTTTTCACTAATGGTATTAGGAAAAAAGCCGAGGCTGAGGGCAGAAGGGTTAATGTACATTTTGGAGCTACAAGAGTACTTCCTATTAATGTACAGTTTGCTAAAGATGAGGAGACGGGTAAACCATCTATCTTTGGATTCGGTAGAATTGAACCTTGGTCTTTAGAAATACATGCTTTGAATCCAGTATCTCTTAGTGAAGAAGTAGATTTAAACCCTAAGTTAGCTAAGCAGTTAGAAAAATTGTATCAAACTAGTAATGCTCAACGTAGTAAATATCTACGAACTAAGTCCCAGCTTGATAGAGATGCATGGCACAGAACTCAAGATCTTATCCAAAATATTCTTATCAAACAAGATTATACTTATCTATTTAAAGAAATTGAGGATATGTCGAGATCTCTTCAAAGGAGATTAACTATCCCCTTTGGACAACCTGGATCTCTCACAGCTAATGAGATACTTGAGCTTAAGCAAAGATCTGATGTATATCTAGATTTCTTTCAAGGGTCAGTAGATTTAATTAATTTGGAAGATGATCTTAATGTCCGAATGCAGCTAGGTAAAGCCTTGAGAGAGGTATTATTTATTAGAAATCTCCTTAGTCAGAAGCCTGTAGATATGCTGTTAGCTACTACAGGAGAAGATATTACCCAGCCTGGTAGTCATGTAGGCTGGTGGGCAGGTTGGTTTAGTAAAGTAAGTGAAATAGCACATCCTATATTTAGAGCATTCTCTAAACTTTTGAAAGGTGCACAAGCAAATATCTACGAACAACTTGAGAAAGCTCATGAGAAGATTAAAGTTCACACAGAAGCTCTTCAAGAATGGGCAAAGGCTAATAATAAAACTCTACAGGATGCTTTTAATATGATCGTAGATACCTCAACAGGTAAACTTATTAATAAGTATTCTAGTAAGTTTTATAAAGACTTAGAGAAAGCTCAGACATATAGCAGTCGTTCAATAACATTCTTTTTGAATAACTATCAAATTGAGCGTGATCCTAAGGGTGGCTATAGGTATACAGGTAAAGCATTAGAGGATTTTAATAAGGCTAAAGCTGAATGGCTAACTCGTATAGAGAATGCTAAAGGAACCTCTGCAGAAGAACGTGAGGAGAGAAGATACTTAGCATGGCGTAAAGCTAATGACTTAAGTTATAATAAGAAAGCAGTCTTTCATAAATATAATATGTTTATCAGAGATAAATACCGAGTGGAGAATCCTAATTATTATAGTGAGGAATTCAACAAGATTAAGGATATTAAACCTCTGGTAGACTACTATAATATGTATGTGAACTTTAATGTAGAATTTGAGAATATCACAGGTCGTAAGATTAGTCAGAAGTTTATTGCTAATGTAAGAAATGATCTTATGGACTCCATCTTTAAGAATGGTATTGGAGCTTTGTCAGATCTTAGGTCTATAACTCTAGGAGCTTTAGAAACCCGAGATGAATCAGATGTAGTTTATAAGAGTAAGGAAGAAACATCTGGCTTAGATTATGCTGGTAATCCTATTAAACATGTACCATTATTCTTTATAGATCCCCTTAAAGATAACTTAACTTCTGCAGATATTGCAAGAGCAGAAGCTGCTATTAATCCTAATCTTTCTAGGGATACTGAGGAATGGCGAGCAGCAAGATACAATGAACTTCGTAAGATAGCTGAGGAAAAAGGTCTGAGACATAAATCATACGATCTCTCAAGAGTGTTACTTCTTATGGCCCAATCTGTGTATACATATAAGCACATGAAGGAAATTGAAGCTAATGCACAGCTACTGCTTTATCATGCTAAAACCAATGAAGCTAAGGTCTTTGTTGAGGATAATATTCCTAATATGGATAAATGGGTAGGTAAGGTAAGCACAGCTCTAGGCTTATCCATAGATGATGTCTCAGTATTAGAGAAATTCATAGATCTCTATGTATATGGTAAGTCTATTCAAGAGACCGGTAAACCTTTCACCTTCATGGGTAAAACTTATAGTTGGGGTAAGTTAGCTAAAAAGGTAGTTCAATGGTCTTCTTTAAGTACATTAGGATTTAAACCTATCTTGGGATTTCGAAATTTTGCTCAGACAATGCTTAACTTCAAAATGGTTGAGATAGAAGGTAAGTATTATACTAAAGAGTCTACTAGGAAGTCTAATGAACTTAAGAAACAGGATCCTACTAAATATTATGGAGCAATATCATTCTTTCATATAGGTAATGAAGATGTCTGGAAGAAAAGAGCTCTTGAACTTTCTGCAAATAAGACTAATAGAATATTTAATGTAGAAAATGCTTTCTATCTACTAGAAGCTACAGACTCTAATATTGATCGTAAGGTATTAACATCTATGCTCTATGCTTGGGGTTATGATGAGAATAAGAAGAAGTTAGTCAGCTTAAGAAGAAATCCTAAGGCTATTCCTATTGCAGATTTACTACATGTAGATGAGAATGGTAAGATGACTATTGATAAGCTTTCTAGAGAAGATATTATTAGATTTAGAACTATCGCTCAAAGTGCTGCCACATCTGTGAAAGGTGTTATGCCTGCAGAGGATAGGTATCTTGCCAATACTACTATTGCAGGTACATTAATTATGCAGTATCGTAACTGGCTTCCTGGATTATTAAGAACTAGATTTAAAGGTCTTCAAAAGGATACTATCATAGATGAATATGATGTTGGTAGGTTTAGAGTCGGGATGGGAGAGTTTGCTACAGGAGGTATAGAAATATCTAAGGCATTTGGTAGAATGCTCTTAAGGTCTATGCCTATCTTAGGATACTTAGCAGGCGAGAATATTGGACAGAATGAAGTAGCTGCTAGAAAGCAGTATGAGGAATATTTTAATCAGCATCCAAATGAGTCTAAACAAGATTTCACATTTGAAGATTTCTGCCAATTAAGGTTAACTCAGTTAAAAGCATTAGGTTATGAACTGCAATCTATTATAGGATTATTCCTAATGGCTATGCTAGCAAAAGCTATGGTACCTGACGAGCCTGATGATGATTTTTCAGGATGGGCTACGAATATTGCTACACAGAATTTATATAGAGCTCTCTATGGAGCATATCTTGAAGCATCGTTCTTTGTAGATATTAGTAGTGCTACAGATATTATTTCCTCTCCTATGGCAGTCATGTCTTACGTAACTAATTTAATGGGATTCTTTAGAAATACTGTTGATGAAACTAGGGACTTAGTAATGGGAAAGGATTACAAAGGATTAATATGGTGGGAGGAAGATAAGAATGATAGAACTCAACCTTTTTATTACTTATCGAGACTAACTCCAGGACTTAATGCAGCTCAGGACTTCTTTGATATTTATGATACATTTACCTTTAATCAAAGATAATTTTCCCTGAAGTCTAAAAAAAATTCCCCGGTAGGCGTATAACCTATCGGGGATTTTTATTACTCTACCTTAACATTAAAAGGTTTACCATATTCATAGGGTTCTTCAGTAACGAAATATCCTAAGACATCTCCAGACTCCTGTAATCCTTGGTAAACATATTTCTCTGTAGTACATTCACAAGTTTCTTCGTTAAAATAACTGACTTTCATTAATGTCCACAGTATTCTGTTAGGCAAAGCAGCAGAGGCTATTCGTGAAAATTCTATTGGACTATACAAAGTACCATTATACTCAGCAGCTGGGTTAAATTGGTTCTTTATAGGTCTATAATTCTCAACGAATTCTTCATAAGAAATTGTCTTCATACTACTTAAAATAAGCTTGCCTGGCCTCAGCAGAGAGTTTGTAAACCATAGCCTTAGATTGGAATTCTATAAGATTAAATGAATCACAATAACTCATTGCAGTAGTCAAGTAATCCTTAAAATTCTCAATCTTTTGGCTAAGGGTATGAGTAATCTTTACAGTCTTACTTATACCTTCAGAGGTCCTTAGAGAGCTCTTACCCATCTTTTTCTGAGCAACCTTCGTAGACATCCCATAATACTCTCGTTCTCGACTTCCGTCTGGTAGAACAGTAACTTTGCCACAAGCTTCTTCACATTCAGCAAAGAATTTACCACACATCACAAAGTCAGCTCCCAGAGCTATAGCTTTAATGATATCATCATAGTTAGAAAAACCTCCATCTGCGATTATCTTTGGGTAAGTAGGCAAATCTGTAGCTATTTGTACTCTTCGGATGTTATCTAACAACGATGCCATAGGGAAGTGTACTCCAACATTAGCAGATGTTGTACATCGAGATCCTGAACCAATTCCAACACGTACATAGTCTATTCCTGCCTTAGCATATAATATATATGTCATAGGATTAGCTATATTACCTGTCATAAGAATCAGTCTATTCCCAAATATTTCTTTTGCTATAGTGCAAAGGTCAATGAGAGATTGCATATGACCATTAGCTATGTCTACACAGACTTTTGCTTGTAGGTCATTCTCTTCCAAGACTTTTGCTAAATCATTAGATTTATTTAGGGTACAGAAGATCTGCATGAACTCATTCAGAGACATTCCAACAAATGTACTCGTCATAAGATGCTTTCGAGTCTTGAGAGAAACTGTGCGTGGAATAACTGTTAATACTCCTGCTTTAGCAAAAGTTTCCCAGTTAGTTTCATTTATAACACAATCCATAGGAGCAGCAGCAAGAGGTAGTCGTCCTTTTGAATAGTAAGGATCACACTCTGTCCTACTAGCAACTCTTGTAACTGGGGCTGGTATTAAGCATACATCATGTAAGCCTAATAGTGGGGGCTGAGTTTCAAAGAGCATATTATCCTAGCACTTCATTTATCATATCTCGATTGAGTACAACTCTAGGTCCTTCCGCTTCTGCAATATGATCTCCTAAGTCTTGTGCTATGCCAGCCATAGCGCGATTAATTATAACATGAGGCTCATCTGCAGCAACTGGATCTGGATTCCATATTAGGTTATGTATTTCTCTTAGGTCATCTAATGTATATATGTCTGAATCCTTGCTACTAGATTTTTTTGGCTTTATCTCAGAAGCTAAAGCTTTCTTAATTTTATCTGCTAGGAAGCGGGCTTCATTTTGTGCTCTAGGAACAAATCTTTTCTTAATAAGATCTGACCAATCTTTAGCAAATCCAGTCATAACCTGCTCAGTCTTAGTGAACAGAGTGAGATAGTCTCTTGCAACCTCAGGTCTGTTACCTTCTTGGATTGCTGCGAAGTAGTCCAACTCAGCAAGTTTAGAACGAGAGAGAACCTTATGGAGATGAGGATCTTCGTTCATAGCATCAATGATGTATCTGTTCTTCTCATCCTTAGGCCAATTGTTTTCTAAGGATGGTGATTCCTCATCAGGAGTAAAGTACCATTTTTCGTCTATACCCTCTAGCTTCCCTGTAACTCCTCCAAACCACATCTCTCGTCCGAATGGAACTACAATAGTAGTTTCATGATCAAACCGATCCTTTGTATAGTTACAGTATCTTGTACTTTCCTTAGAATGAGAAAATACTCGATGCCTAACATACTGCTCAGAAATCTTGAAGTTAGTAATTAGTCTAAAAGAGTACCTTTTATAGGGATCATTCTTTTCCGGGATAAAGAATTCTACTCCTTCTGGAAGATGCTCATCTTTCATAATTGCTATTGCTAACTCGGGATAGGCTTCACAGATATATCGAAAGTTAGTATAGTAATACCTCTTCCCATCCTTTCTGTCCTCTATGTGACACCACGGAGATTCCTTTAAGGAAAGAGGAGAAGAACTGGGAGTTGTTAGATAAATACTTCCATGTTCTAGTACTGAAAGATGTTTCTTACCTAGGAGCATTTCAACAAATGCCTTTGCTGATGTCTCCGTAATTTTTTCCTCTGACTTATAACAAGTTCTTCCAGCTACTTCGATATTCTTCAAGAGTCCCTGATCAGGGAGTAACTCTACGTTGTGGAAGCAAATTCTCATATAGTAATTAATTTTGGTGAATACGTAGGTCTATAATCCTCATTTAAATAGCTTACATTAACTATTTTATGAGTCCTCCAATCTGATAAGTTATGATTTCCTGAGTGAACATGTCCACAGATAATAAGATCAATCTTCTTATCCCAGATCATATCTCTCAGAACATAACTACCATAATCAGGGTAAGCATCTGAACCATAGACATTGCCGGTATTAGCAGCATCAAATGGTGGGGTGTGAGTAATAAGCACGTCACAGTTAGGAATGCGACCAAAGATCTTATGAGCTTCCTCATCTGTTATACTGAATGCCCATCTAGGAAGATCAGTAACATGAGGTGTGCCATAGAAGGTTTTATGCCCATATTTATAAGAGCTATTTCTCAAGTAGATAAGTTTATTATTCCTACCTAACTTAAGTGTTACTCCTCCAGGTTCGTCATAATCTTCTAGGAAAAAATCATGATTTCCTGCAACTAAAATAACTTTAATGCATGGCAGCGATTCACACCAAGGAATAAAAGTGTTTCCAAACCATATAGCACTTAGAAGTTTATTTCGTTGTATATGAAGAGGACTAATGTCCCCAGCGATGCAAACTACATCACTTGGGGGCATGTCCTCAACTTTGGGCAGATAACCATGCAAATCAGATATTGCACAAATCTTCATAGCTACTTATCACGTTCGAGCCATGCAGCAGCCATAATGCAGTAGTTTGCCATATCCTTCAAAGTATCTGCAAGGGGCTCATTTACTTGTGCATCTGACAATCGTTCTCGATCGCATAGGTTGGCAAGTCTCTCGAACTTATCACTTATCCTAACTACACCAGCAATAAGTCCAAATTTATCAAGAGACTTTTCAAAGGAGTTACCATAGTCACGGTTTTTAGCGATATATGTTTCCTTGATCTCCGCGTGTACTCTGTTATAATCCATTGCCATCTACAATTTGAATTAGTTCTTGAATAGTAATTTTACCAGTATGTCTACCAATTTCCTTACCATCCAATCCTATAAGGACTAGAGTCGGAAGACCTCTAACCTTATACTTCTCAGCCATAGTTTCATCTTCCTCGATATTAATCTTAGAAATGATAATTTCTGGCCTCATAGCTTCTAGTTGTTCTAGAGCTGTATCTGCTGAGATGCATCCTTGACACCAAGGAGCACCAAACTTGATAATTTCTTTAATCATTTAATGTATCCAATGATCCCCTATAGCCACATCGGCATCTAAGGGAACTGTTTTACAGAACATACGACCTGCATCTTTCATACATGAAACCAAAGCATCAGCAACGGTTTGGGCTATTTCAGCAGGAGCTTCAATGTTGGCTTCATCATGTACAGGAATGCAATATTTGACAGTAAATAGTAAGTTGTTTTTACACAACCATTGAAAGAACATTATAGAGAATCTCTTGAAGCATATCGCACCACGAGCTTGAATACGATAGTTGATACTTTGCTTCTCGGAATCTGCTTTTCTGCGAAAGAATCTCTTAACCATTTCTACTTCTGGATTCTTAGGATCTTGAACTTTTAAGATCTTATACCTATCCCAAAATCCTGGAGAAGACATTGTAGCCTTATCAGCCATAAGTTGATCATAATCATATATAAAAGCCTTATGTCCATACTCAGGACAATGCTCAATATACCCTACTCTCATAACTTCCTTACGGCACCAAGATTGGTAAGCAGCTACTCCTGAAAACTTATTCATATAGTTATTGTACACAGAAGTTGCAGCTTCAGGTTCAAATCCATATGTAGCCACTAATGTAGCATCATTTCCTCCATAATTAAAGCAGAATTCTGGTCCCTTAGCTTTCTTACGAAGCGCTGGGTATTTATCCTTAATTTCAGATACAGGACAATCAATCTCATTAGGAAAGATTGCTTTAGCTACTAGAGAATGCATATCCCCACTACCATGGAGAAATTCTTCTATCATAGCTGCATCATTAGCTACATTCGCAATGAGTACACTCTCTTGTCCTTTATAATCCGCAGAAATCCATAGATTTCCTGGTTCAGCTACAAAGCATGCTCTAGTATCTGCATCATTAGGCAGGTTTTGAAGATTCACCATAGGTTTACCTATGTCTTTATCTTCTCCACCACCACTAGACAATCTTCCTGTGTCCATTAACTGTGAGAAGTTAGTATGGATACGCTTCGATACAGGATTAATATTATCTAGGAAGTTCTGACCATATGTAGAACAAACTTTTTCACATCCCTTATATGCTAAATATAGGTCAGCTATAGGACTAACTTCTCTCTGGGGCTTAATGATTTTAGCCTCCACAGATTTCTTCAATTCCTTAGTCTTTTTATCCTTAGTCCAAAGGTTGAATCCTAGTTCTTCAAATAGTTCTATAACTTGTTTAGGGCTAGACCAATTAACTTTACACTTAGGTCCAGTGCTTACAGGGTTAAAAAGATCTTGCTGAACACATTTTTCAACATACTTTTCTCCACAATTCTCTACAACCCATTGGTCTAGAGCATTTACAGCACTAGTAAAAGTTTCTAGGTCTTTAGCCATCTTGGCTTTCCACTTACCTACATCTAACTTGACTCCACAATATTCTATATAAGCTAGGACTACCACGAACATATTCTCAAGTTTGATAGCTCTAAGGAGATCCTTCTCCTCTAGGGCTTTAATTTGAGCTTCCCTAAGTGGTATGAGATATTCCACATCTCTACATCCATAGACTATAACAGCATCACTCGTACCTTCATAAATGATATTACCTCGAATAGTTTTGTCGAGGGTTACTCCTAAGTAATTCTCACAGCAGTGCTTTAGAGATAGGCTATGCATACCACCTGGGTACCCAAGCCATAGAAGCTTCTCTGCAAGAAAAGTATCGAAGACATGTTTAATTACAATTCTCTTATGAAAGAAGAACTTTAAATCAAACTTAGCATTATGAAGTATAAATGTGTATTGTGGATTCTCAAAGAAATCTTTTAGTTCTCGTATATCTACGGTGTCATCTATTGCAAACTGGTTTTGAGTATCCCCAAGTTGAACTAGTAATAGATCTTTAGTATAAGGACTAAACCCAGATGTTTCCGTGTCTAGTCCTATATACTTATGATCCTTAAAATATTCTCTAAGATCAGCTACTGTTGCTAACTGAAATGGGGTATCATCAGATATTATCCGGGATTGATTCGTTACCAGATACCTCACGTTCTAATTCTACTGTCCAGATGTCTACTTCATCATTATGATTAATTTTCTTAACCCTAAATAAAGTTCGTTCTCCGGTAGTTACGTTAATGGCAGGTAACAATTCCCCTTCACATACTTCGGGTCCCTTATCACAGGAGACACAAAGTTTAGTAAAATCCTTATAACTTACACCTAAAAAATTCTCGTAATGTAATTTAGCTATTATATTAGAAACATTCTTAGAAAGAGGAGTTAGGATAGTGAAGAAGTGTTTGTTACCTCTACCATACCTAAATTTATTCATCCTTCTGAGTTGTTTCTAATGGGTTAATCCAAATACAACGTTCGTCAAAATCTATAGCCCAACGATATTTATCAAAGAATGTTGAGCCCAATATTCCTACAATAGTAATATTAGACTTTTCTTTAATAAAATCAACAGCATCTGTTATATCTGTTATTAGGAATGGGATGTCTTCAAAGTAGTCTCGCTTAAAAGACAATGTTGTTTCCATGTAGGGACATTCCTTCGTTGTGCCATTAGTTGACACTATAGGCTTTGCATAATGCAGGTCGTTGAAATATTTGTGATCTACGGTATCAAAGAAACTCTTAGAGATTACATTGTCAGTAGCTCCACTATCTACTAAGAAATAATGAAGTTCTTCACCTACTTTCATCTTAATAAGAGGAACTTTGATCTTCTTAAAGTGCTTCTTAAACGAAACTTTATACTTATTAGCAGCAAGATTCTGTTGCTTAATAGTTTGATAGATTCCCAAATAAATCTTACCTACGGAGGCCAAAACCATACCTCCCACAATTATACCGATTACAGTACTTAATACGCTCACTACTTTACTTCTTTATATCCTCCAGACATGCCATATCCTCCTCGATTAGGATTGCTAAGGTATTCTACCTTATTAAACTCAATCTTAGATACAAAGAGCCACTTAATCTTAGTCCAGATAGAAGCTCTCTGAGAAGGTTGTAGTCTGAACTGAACGATTCTTTCTCCCGCATGAATGGTACTAACTCGATCTGCCTTAAGATAAGCAGACCAAATATCATCGTCACCACTGTATGAGGAATCGATTACGCCTTGACTATTTACTAATGTTACGCCCTTAGTTCCATAAAGACTACTGCGAGGAACCATTACAGCTTCAATCCCCTTAGGTAAAGCCATAGCAATACCTAAAGATACTTTCTTTGCATCATACTCTGTAATACGAGTATTATATGCATTATGGGGAGCTGCAAAGTCTACATTTTCTGCAGCCATTAGATCAAACCACTCACCATTCTCGGTAATTACAGGTTTGATCATAGGATCTACTGAGCGATAATTAACTACTAACTTCATTTTACTAACATTAATAAACACAGTGAATAACCACAATTGTTACATTTCTTACATCCAGCTTCACGTGATAGCTTAGTACCACACTCAGGACATGTATCTTCTTCGATATCCTTGGTACAGTACTTCATTAGCACACGACATACAGCTGATGTGAAAGAAGCAATGTTTTCATTCACTTTCTTTGCTGTAGCTATGACATATTCTATAGGTGCACCATGTCGTAGAAGCATAGAGATATAGATCGAACTTGACCTCTCCTCTAGCTTATCATTGGCAAGGTGAATATTCTCAATAATGAGGTCATGATCACCTACAAAATTATAGCATCCGCGTTTAACCTTAATGATCTTACCAGTTTGAGGTAGGAAATTTCCTTCTCCTAACTCAAATGCGAAAGTTTCATAAGGTTTGCCTTCTAATAAGCCTACAATTACTGCATACTTAATTTTCTTGACTTTAACCACATGAAGTTCTGCATCTAGAACTTTAGGTCTCTTAGGAGCACTATGTTGTTCAAAGACCTGACGAGGTTTAGTGTCCGTTACCAATACACCTGACCTACATCCATCTCTATAAACAGTTACTCCTTTAAGACCATACATCCATGCTTGGTGATAGATCTTACTAATCTCTTCTTCCGTAGCAGAACTTGGTAGATTCAAAGTACTGGAGATACTATGAGTAGTATAAGTTTGTACTGCAGCTTGAATCCTAAGACGTGCGTCCCAATTAATTTCAGCAGCAGTGTTCTTATACCACGGAGAATCTTTAATCCAGTCCTGAATAACTTCTTCAGATACTTTGAAATCTCCCTTGACACTAGTCTTAAGTCTAATCCAGTCCATGAAAGGCTTATGGAAGACTCTAAACTCCTGGAATTTTTCACCATTCTGATCTACAAAATCATGAGGTTCTCCCTCCATACACTTCTTACGACGTGTATAATATAGGGAGAATACAGGTTCAATACCTGACGAGGTTTGTGTAAGGATACTAACAGTACCAGTAGGTGCTACTGTTGAGAAGGAAACATTTCTACGACCTACCTTAAGCATTCGATCATAAAGCTCTGGATAATTATATGCAACCATCTCATACCAGTCATTTCCTTCCTCAGGAACTCTCTCTTTCCATGTATCCCAACCGTGGAAAGTTCCTCTCTCTTCGGCGAGATTAATAGTCTCCTCTAGCTCTGCCTTAAAGAGTGTACTCATGATTTCAGTAGTGTATCTAACACCGTTATCATTGAATCCCACTCCTAGCATAGCTAGAGTATCTGAGAGTCCTGTAAATCCTACACCACATCTTCTACTATCGAGAGCTGCTGCCCTAACAGCCATCCAGAGTTGAAACTCACGATGATTATCTCCTTTAGAAGATGAGATATGTTCCAATATACGATTTATAGCCTCTACTTCGAGGTCTACAAGATCGTCACCCAGCCTGATCGCTGCCTTAGCAACAGTTTGAAGAGTTTTGTAATCAAACCAAGCTTCATTTGTGAATGCATTCTTTACAAACGCTGTAAGATTAATATGAATCAATCTACAACTATCATAAGGTTGCATAAAAATTTCCAGAATAGTTTAAATAAATAAACCACTTCCGACTATATCTTTACTATGCATTTATATTTCATACATTCAGGAATTAAATGTATAAAAGGTTTAATAAAAGAGTTAATAAATTTAATAATCTCAAGTTTATTTGACAATAGAATTTGGGACTTAGAAATCTGGAAACTAAACCCATACGTTTGTAATTCTTGTACAGCAGTCTCTTGTAATATAGGATTATTGACAGCAATACTTAGATGATTACATTTTTTAGATATGAATAGATTTCCGTCATCTAAATACCAAAGACACCATCCAAAAGGGGTCATTCTAGAAATGAGTTCTTCTTTAGGAGTATCCTTAATAATAGTCATATATCTATGCCTAATATTATTAGATCTCCATATATAAGAAATATATTTCCCATTAACTCGCTTTCTAATAGTTTCTAGCCCAGGAATTGTAGGAAAGGCAGTCTTTAATAAATTGACTTTAAACTTAAGGTAATCAAATTGTTTTTCACAATGCTCAATTTTTAAGCTAGCTCTGTTATCATGAAATTCAAAACTTCCATCTCCTAAATATTGAGAAATTAAAATACTTAAATTATCTTCTAGGGAAGGATGATATTGTATAACATCAACCTCATTGATTAAATATTGTTTTGCTTTACTAAAGGTAGATACTTTAAAATATTTATCATATAATCCTCTAATCCAGCTATAGTGAATATTTAAATCTTTTAAGAGATCTTCCTGTGAATTGTTTCGAATAATTGCATCACGCAAAACCTCTTTACTAGGAGTATTAATGTAAGTTATATAATCTCTTATAGGTAAATGAAATAAACTTTTAAATCTGTCATGAGCAGCTCTTAAGTTAATATTGTATTCTTGAGCTAATGTTTCACATACATTGTTATTTTTAACTCTAATACAATTATGAGCTAGTTCTTCAGCTCTTTCATAAAATGATTTCATAGTATTACGTACATAGTCTGTGAACCTTCCTTATATTAATTATATAAGGCTCGGCTGCTGATTCCCCAACACTTATATTAATAAGTTTTAACAGGCTTCCAGCAATTCTCGTAATGTTTTACATGCAGCGAAATTAATTTACTAGACCGCATGGATTGGTTGATACACCTCTATACTGAGGATAAACTCCATCGGGACTGAAATTAATGTGGCGGTCTGAGAACATGATACCAGGTTCTGCGGTATTCCATGCACAATGAATTAACAGTTCCCAAAGTTTTTTAGCCCGAACCCTCTTATAGTAAATACCATCAAGATCTTGGTGAAGAACATTATAATCATCAAGGTCTTTACTATTAGGATCTAATCTTAGCTTTGGGGCATCTACAGGAAATGTGAGATAGTAGTCATCGTCCTTCCAGACAGCCTCCATAAAGTCATCAGTAACTTTAACACTAATGTTAGCCCCAGTAACTTTAGAAAGATCTTGCTTCTTAGTAATAAACTCCTCAATATCAGGATGACGAATATCCAATGTTAACATCAGAGCTCCTCGTCTTCCTCGTTGAGCAACCTCTGTAGTTATTGCAGAATCTACATCCATAAAAGATGCAGCACCTGTAGAACTTTTAGCTGCGTTCTTAACAGTGGCACCTGCTGGCCTGAGGGTTGATAAATCTTTACCAACTCCACCCAATTATATTCCATTTAGTTCGCTACACTAAATGCGCATACGCAGCTCATACTTTCATATGAGATTAGACTATATCTTCACCCTAACAATAGGGGCCCTATGTTTCCACTCGCTTGAGTGTACTCTCTTTCGAGATAGTCGTTGAGCTTACTTTAGAAATTTCCAGATAAATCCATTATAAGATGGTCTTAATCCTCTACAACATTTTGAGATTTCTTGCCGAACAAATCCAGTTTGTCTGGCTGCATCTCTTAACCCTTTATAGAGAGTTTCAGATCCATCTTCTAAACTTATAGATAAGACTTTAGGATTTCCCCAATTTTTAAGTCTTAATAATTCATTAATTTTTTCTTGTCGATGGTTAAAAGTATTGTTATACTTTACTGTACACCATTCAAGATTAGTATAATGATTATTAAGCTTATTCTCATCTATATGGTTAATAGAAGGTAACTGATGTGGGTTATCTACAAAGTGTAATGCTACAAGTCTATGGATAGTATATGGAAAGGTTTTTCCCTCTTTACGAAGCCTAACTGTTTCATATCCATGTTTATCAATAGTTGTAGCCAAAACTTTCTCATGTACAGTTCTATAGCCAAAAGAAGACCTTGCAGATTTTACCAGCCTTCTCAAACTTTTAACTTTACCTGTAGAAGAGATTTGATAATAACCTTCAAATCCAATAACATCTTTCCAGATTTCTTCAATAAGTTGCTGATTGTCCATAATTATAAAATTTAATTTTTATAAATATACGTAAAAATTGTCACATTGCCAAATAAATTGGTAAGTATTTTACGTCTTTAGGAGTTTCCAGCAGTTAATAGGGTTTATTTTTCTATACATTACTGTATAGCGACGCAGTGGTGTTTACGTCTTTTCATAAGGTGAGCCTGCTCCTCTCTAAGCTTCATAATACCTGAGTATGAGTCTTCAGGTTGCCCGATTACAAAGCAGTTAGAGAGAGATCCCACAGCATTACTTCCAAGTCCTGCCATTACTGATCCACCAGGAACTATATAACGAAAGTCTTGGAAAAGTCCAAAAATCTGCTCTTCACTAAGCTTATTGGGGCCACCATAATTAGCTTCTATTCGAGCAAATTCTTTTGCCATACGAAGATGCATTTGATCAGGATTAGACTCAACAATCTCGCCCTTCTCATTACGAAGAGCGTATTTATCAGTCCAAACTTTGGCTGCCAAATCATCTCCCTTAAAATACGTTAACGCATCAATATTTCTCATTAACGAAGATATTTAGAGAAATCAATAGTTCGTTCTCCTCCAGACATATAAGTCTCGTAAGAATAGTCAAACTTATTGTTCTCAATGTGCCACGCGGCTTCTTTAATAAGCTCACGCCAACTCTTATACCCATTCCTCTGCAACAAAGCTTGCTGGTCATCTATAATATTTCTATTTAGGCGACTAAACGGGTATGACCATACCATAGGAGTTCTTTCGAACCTGTTAATGACAACAAATTTGAAAGGAAGAATTGTGAAATCTTTGAAGTACTCATCTTCAGAAATTACATCTAATAGAATCTGAGTATACATAGATGCTTGGATATAATAATCCCATTCCAATGCTGAAAGCTCAAACTTCTCCTCCTTCTTACCAGAGGTTTTGAGATCAATAGGCTGGATTGTTTTGGCATCATGGTCTACAATAATTCTATCAAACATACATCTAATGAGATTCCCATGATATGTAGATGAGAATTTTAACTGATTAACCTTCTCAATCTTAGGATTGAAAGGATCTTCATCTCCCATATACTTCTCAGTAAAGGGATGAGTCTTAAGAATCTTAACACATAGGTTTGCCAGTGTAAGATCTTCTTCAGACATGATAATCTTTCCTTCACTTCTTTGCAACAATGTATAATAGAATGATTGCTTATCTAAGCGATCTAATCTTGTTTTACTACTCCAAGATGTTGCATAATCAAAATTATCTAGAGCTTCTAGCTTTACTTCGTTAGGTACAAAGGTAAAACTCCTGGCATTAGGGACTTTTTTGTAGATATACAACATTATGGAAGTGATTGTTGGAGAAGGAGTTTTCATAGATGTAATGAAGAACCTGTCTTCTAAAAGATCTGGTTCAGTCATCAAGCAATCTACTAATGATCCAAATCTTAGTGCATCCGACTCATCGTGAGAGGGAGTAACTAATACTTTGGGATCTCCAGAGCGAAGGAACTTAGCAAGCATAGAATATGAGAAACCTCCTAGCTTCCGATATTCCGGCTCACTAATGTTGAGGGATAGTTCTTTAATACTCTTCATCATAAGGGATGTTGAGTTCATCCTCTTCATAGTTATTAAGTCTAAGGTATTCCACGATCGTTGATTCTAACTCTGCAAAGATGGCGAACATCTCGTCATACATTGGTTTATCTTCCAAACTCACGGGTTTCTTAGATTTAAACTTAATAAATTCTGAAGTAACTATTTCCTTGATAGACATCAGATTCCGACGCTCAAGCCAACTTTTGACTCTGAGAACATCTGAATCTTTCAGGCATTGCTTAGACAGTTCGGTGATCTTGCCTACGTAATTCATCTAATAAAATACTTATAGATTGCTCTATTTGAGCAATGTTGTGAGGTTCAAAGAATATGTAGGGTTCTCCTACGCTTTCTAAGTAGTGGAGAAATAATTTCTTCTTAAGAGGATAAGCATCGTTAGGTTTGCCTTTAGTGTCAAAATATACATGTGTTCCACCTATGAAGAATTCAAAATCTGGTGTATAAGTAATCTCTCGATAACTTTTGTACTCAATTAGAATTTTCTTTCGGGGAGTATAGATACTACCAACTTCTAATTTCGAGGAAGGAAGTAACTTATATCTAACTGGCTCATAGGCTGGGTCAAATCCTGCATCTTTGAGTAGCCTATAACAGTTATATTCTAAGCGACTTTTGAAGTTAATACCATCATAACTGACACCTTGAGCATTTTTTACTTTCTTATTCTCAGCCACTAGAACTTAATTTCATCACCATTAAGATCACGAAGTATCTTATTGATATCCGTAAACATGGTGGCTTCAAATCCACATCCTAACCTACAGAAGTAGGCTGGGTGAGGATATGTTAATACGTGGTTATTAGGACCCACGTATTTCCTAAATGTCTCTGCAGCTTTCCCTAACAATACATAGATTAATCCTGGATTATATTGATTAAGTGCCAGGATAAGATCTCGTATAAAGGGATGCCAGTAATGTGTGTGGCTTTCAGGCTGATGGGCTCTTACAGTTAGTGCTGCATTAAGTAACAACACTCCTTGCTGTTCCCAGGATATAAGAGTTTGGTCAAACTCATCATTACGCCTTCCAAAATCTCTAAAGACTCGATCTCTAAGAATTGTTAAGGAAGGGCTAATGTTTTTTACTTCTACAGGATTTGCAAAAGCTATACCTGTAGCGAATCCTTTTTGAGGATATGGATCTTGACCAATAACAACTACTCTTACTTTCTCGTAAGGGCACTGTCTAAAAGCTTCAAAAACACACTTTTTGGGTGGATAAACCTCATACTGCCGGTACTCTTCATTGAGTACCGACAGAATAGGTTTAACAGCGTCAACATTTAGTAACTTATTCCAACTACCAAACATTCATTTAGTGTTGTACTGTGGTAACTAAGTTAGTCCCGAAGTCTTGCTCTTGGTCAATACGTAAGTCAATTAATCCTGCCGGATCACTGTACTTATTAGCCAGCTGCTTAAAGAACACTTCTCGATACTGGATATAGTCAGTAAGCTGCAGCGAAACACGATGAGAATAAATATTTGAGATGATATCCTCTAAAGTAATCGCTGTAGCCCCTATACTACTCTTCAGCAACCGATCTTTATTCTTAATAGCGAACTGGAGTATGCCTGAGCAAATAAACATCCAGTTTACAATCTTCTGAATGTTAAACGTCGGAGCATGAATTCGGAACTCTACAGTCTTACCTTGCTTTTTGAAAAGCATGTTGATAAGATTCGCCCATACATAGCGAGCATGAATATTCCACTTAGCACGGTCTTCTTCATCCATAGGATGAGGATATGTTAAGTTACCATCAAAGCGCATGCGATCTCCTGAACAATAGGTATAGTATTCCTCAAAAGTAGGATACTTACGCAACTTCGTACAGTAGTCTTTACCCTTTGACTTGAATTTACCCGTGTTAAATGCGAAAGAAGGCATAATACGAGCGATTTGAGGCTCTATAATCACCAGGAGCTTATAAAGGGCCCAGATAGATTTAGCCTCAACAGGAAAGCCTCCTAAATGCACGTGAAGGGAACAATTCTTATCAAAGGTAGTACTCTTTTGTAGAGTCTTCACCTGATTGATTAAGAGATTGAATCCCTCAGGTCCTTTCATAGGTATGGTAGTATACTCAATACCTGAGATAGAACCATCTCGCAGAGGAATAAGTCCTAAGTTAAAACATTGTGCTTGGCTCAACTTTCCAGCAGCAGTTTCGAACTCCAGACCAAAGGAGAACTCTCCAAATTCTTTTACATCAGGGATGTTGATAGGGTTATCAATCCTCATATCACGAGGATATTTGAGAAACTTCTCCATGTGTTTACTTGAAGAATACTCCTGATTAAAAGAATAATTGTATACACCCTGTCCTATAGTGTTAGCTAAAACACCTTCTACCTTCTTAAGAATAGGACTGAGTGCTGTAGTGTCTTCGAAGATTCCCAGGTTTTTGTTATAATGGACTGGTCCTTGGAGAAGAGACCGATCCATATACGTAACCATACTCTGAATATTACCACGGGAATCCAGCTTAGCAACATCAATGTTGCGAGTGTGATCTACTTCAAAAGCTCCAATTATAGGACGGGTATTTGATGAATCCCACCCTACAATTCCCTTGCAGATGTTAACACCACGAGTCTTCCTCCAGGATTGTGAGCCATAATCATAGAAGATTCTCGGATCCTGCTTCAGATACCATGATGTTCCGATCTTAACAGCTTCCTCTTCTTTGATGTAGTATTCACCATTGATAGTGCAACAGTTCGACTTCAGAACTCTTTTACCTGAAGCCGTTGTAATACGAGTTGTTCTCTGTAACATTACTAATGTTAAACGTTGTAAATGGACATGATTTTCTTAGCTGACTTTTCAATCAAGTTAGCGAACTTTACCGGAACCTCCGGACCCTCATACTGCGGACAGTACGTTTTCCATACACTACAGGAATTCGGATTATAAGATTCTGTGTATTGATAAATCTCCCCACGCTGAATCTTGTATACCCGATTGGTAAGAGTGAAATATACAGGATAAGTTCCTGTAAATAACTTACCTTTCCGAGTGTAGAACTTCTTTAACTCAGGATCATAGAAACATCCCATAGTTAACTTCCGAAGCATAGTATCCTTGAACTTGTCTCCCGCCATCTCATAGATTCTGCGTGCTATATACATGCACAGAGCATCCTTCATCAGGAAGCCTTGGAAGAAATAGAATGTCTTAGGACGTGCTACAACATCAGTTCCGAGATTCGAGTAGGTATTCTCAAAGCCATATTCTGAAATTCTGTAGGAACCACTCATAAGGACTTTACCCTTATAATAACGTCCGTCAGGTTTGAAGATAACCTTATTGCTATGGACATAATCATAGCGGGCTTCTGCTTCACCTGCTACAATACTTGTAGCTTCGAAAATCTTAGTATCTCCTATCTTGAACCACGGCTCTTCTTCGTTCTTCTTCGTAGTCGTCGCCACTGCCGATGTGTTCTTGTAGCCATATGATCCATATCCATAGTAGTCTTCCCTGTCGTAGTCTTTAGTATAGTATTTCGAGCCATAACTGACCTGAAATCGGCCACTACGATCATACTTTCTTGTAGATATAACATGACCATTCTGGATAATGATAAGAGTATTCCCGGGAACACTCTCAATGTCATAATCTCCGTAGGTTATGAGTTCAAGAGATTCCTTAATTGAGGAAAACCATATTCCTTCAGGGGTCTTAACCCAGAAGAGAGGACGTTCCTCAGATGAAGTAACACTACTTCTGTACTGAGGACTTTCTCCTTTGAATAAGTAGAATGTAGGAATTTTCTTCCTATAATCTACGAACGCAAAAGCTCCTGCACCATCATACTCCTCTAATACTTTGAAGCCATGATAGTAAACCACATTGGCGAATATTTGGGAGTCAGTAAAATGATCAGGCACTTTTGCGAGATACTTATCCTTCAGTTCGTTATGATTCAAAAGAGTACCATTATGAATCATTGCGAAGTCGATCTTCGAATCCTCATCATTAGAAATACATACAGGCTGAGCTTCCTTGATAGTTTTAGCTCCCACAGATGCCTTCCTACAATGACCGAGTGCGTGTTGTACTGATACTCCCCTGTAACCCTTTAGAAACTTATTCTTGGTGGCAAAATTAGCAAAGAGTTTCTCATCGCCGATACCCCACTCACATTCACCATCAATGAACGCTCCTGCAGAATCACCCCCTCTGCTATCATTGATTGCCCCAAGTATAGAGAACTTAAGGATATTAAATTCGTGATTGCCGAGTTTACCAGCAAATCCAAATATTCCACACATTATTCTTAGACTAAATTAATTTTGTACTTCTTAATTAAATCTTCTGCAGTTTTGCGGTTGTTATTGTTAATAGCATCCACAATCTTTGCAGCATCTTCATCTACTGAACCCCCGTTGTTCAGGAATTCAATAGCTGCCAGGATCTGATCGAAGCACCATCCAATAAGCTTAGGGGAGTCGATGAAGTATCCAGACATAACTCGATATTCTACACCATATGAAGTGAACCGGAAACATCCTGCCTTACCGTAAAGCTGTCGTCTCCGATCATCCTCATCGATGAGAATTGAAGGTACCCCAAGGAACAAGTCCAGAATTCGAACTAATTCCATTGAAGTGTCACGGTCATGACCCTCATATCCGATATGGAAATGACAACCTGTAGTTCTCAGGTTTGTAGTATCTCCCTGGGGACGAGGGTTCTGCTCTCCCAGCCATGCATTGTAATCCGGTGAACATCCAAACAGCTTTGCCTCATCACTCTGGAGTTGATCCTCATCTACTAAAGCAGATGCTTTGCAGCAGATATCATAATTCGGATTCTTAGATTTCACATAGTCTCGAATATAATCTTTCATGATCATCATGTGAGCTATGAAATCCTCCTTATAACACGTGGGAGGGATATTAAACTCCGCGAGGATATTGTCAATCTGCAGGCCAAATCCTTCAGGAAGCTCTGCAGGTTTATAGGCATGTCCTTTAACACCGGGGATCAGCCCGATGGAAGAGATAATCTTATTATCCTTAGATTTGTCTACGATGAACAGCTCAGGATCTGAGCCGATTAAAAATTCTTTAATTTTCATTACAGATACTTTTCAATGAGTTCGTTAATATATGCAATTACAGGTTGATCCTTAGGCATCCATTCGGGATGTCCTTGAATGCATAAAGCACGTGTCTTAGGATAATAGACAATCTCAGGTTCTTTGAAGTTTTGCGGAACTTCTACCGGACCTGCTCCAATACAATATGCTGAGCTCAGGTTTACAGTAGACCAGGCTAGCAGCTCATAGTCTTCTTTAGGAAGATCATAGGGATTCATCATCTGATGATGACAGGAGGTAATCCTCATTGTGCGATTATCAGATGTTGTAATATTATGGCCTCCTGTACCTCCACCATGGCCAGTAACATGCTGAAAAAGCTTACCACCACTGAGGGCTGTCAAAAGTTGAGCACCTCTACAGCCTCCAATAAGTAGAGCTTCTTTAGGAGCATCTTTGAAAGCTAATACCTCCATGTCATCTCTGTTCGTGAAATGAGTTGTGGGGTGAGGAACATCACCATAAAGAGCAGGATTAATATCCTCTCCTCCAGTAAACATTACGATATCAGCTTCTTTAATATTGTCAACTTTCTCGAAGTCAAACAATAAAAAGCTTGTGATGTTGCACCAATCGTAGCCAACAACATAAACTTTGATAGGTTTTCTCATGTAACTAATTGATGTAAGGACAAATTTCTTTGTACATTGCTTTATAGAGATCTACAATAGGTTCAGGAATCTTATCCTGAAGTACACACTCTTTAACATATGTTGTCATTGTGAATCTAAGAGGGTACCCGCCCATTGGTTTTTTAGGTGTATCAGGATGTGATACGGTATACCATATCTTATTTGCGATTCCCTTAAAGTCTAGTCCCTCGGCGAATTCATAAGGGACTAACCTAGGAAGAAATACTTCCTCATGCCATGTATCTATGTATGCATGAGGGCAAGGAAAGTTACGTGCATTTACTACTTTTTGGATACTCTCCAACGTTCTGGGAGTATACACACGTGTTTCGAATTGTATAGCTTCTCGGTCTACCCTTGCTGAAAACGCATGAGTATCCATCCCTGTTGTATTCACAAACATGAATGCTGATAGAAGTGGGAGATCTTTTAACTCTGGAATAAGATTTCGCAGAGTAAAAGTTTCTCTTAACACTAGCGAAGTCGAACCTTCATATATTAGCCTGACATAGCTCATTATCCATTTAATATAGAATCCTGGAATATTTTGAGCTTTGACTACTATATGTATCCCTTTAAGAGCAGAACCTGTATAACATTCATAGCCTGTATATATAGTAGCTGGTATAATTTTATACGTTAAACTATACTTACTAAATATTTCACACAAGTGATCTAGCCACTCTATAACTTGGGCTTCCTTAAGATACACTAGGTTATCCTGGCTATGTGCTATATTAATCTGAGCATCCGTACAAGCACTAATACGTATTCTAACCTTGTCATACTCTTTGGGAGAGTTTGAGTTTCTTATATAAGACCATGAACTTGAGAAGCAAGCATCGTTATTCTTAAAGAGTCTATAACATAGTTTGTTACCCTTTACTAGAATTACAGAATAGTTTGCTCTCAAATTCACGAATCTTATATTAAGCCTTTCGATTTCTGCTAAGGTCATATACTAAGATTTTGACTCTTGAGGATAGTCCACCTTCAGTAGAGAAAACTGGTATTTGATAGCTGCCAGAATCTCCTTGAAGCATTCTATATGATCTTCGGGAACGTCTCCATCAAAGATTGTTGTGATAATCTGATTCGTATCAAAGAGCTTTCCTTTACCAACCTCATTACCTCCTCCCATTGTGTATCTGGGTAAAACAAATTTGCTCTTATTCTTAGGACCTCTTGTAACTACTTCATAGAAATTCTGAACCTTGTAGTCTGTATCTCGATAAGCTGCAGAATCACACATCATTCTCTTCTGAAGGAATTCCAGACACGAGGGTTTGTAGAAATAGTTTCTGTTATCCTCTATATACTGTATAGGTCCTTGGTCATAAGAATACTGCAGACGATTTTGCAGCAGAGCAAAGAGACTCATGATAGAGAACTCCTTGAAATACCCTTTTTCTTGAAGGTTAAAACATTCTTTGAGCAGTAGAGCATTCGGATATTCAGAAGAGCATCTGATGAGAGTAAGGAGGCACAGAAGCTGATATGCTTTCATCTTCTTAGCTTCCACATGGATCTTAATAGCAGGGCAATGAACCTCCTTCTTGCTTCGATCCTGATCATACAGTCTTGTGGTTTCCTCTACAGAAAGTTTTACCCCCGTATCTTCCTTAGAAGAAAACTTAGCGAACACAAATTCGAGCTCTCGGTGGTACTTATGCAGTTGATCAGGAGCCAGAGAACAATAGTTATTCTCATGATTTTTAACTAACATGTCTTGATCAATATATTGATAGACATCTGCTTTGATATCCACTAAGGTGTTAGTTCGACCATTGCTATTGGGAGCACTGTTAAAATATATTCCAAAGCAAGGCTTATTGTGTATCTCGTAGTTATACGAGGGAGATTTGCTCCCATCTTCCTTAAGTACTTTTACTGAAATTGCCGCCTCACAGCAGAGGGAAGTACAAGTAATAATAGTATTAGGCATTTACAATTTGTGTTAACTTGTTGATATATTCTTCTGTGGTTCTTTCTCCCAACGAGGGTGCGCTGTTTGTTTCCAGGATAATAAACTTAGGATCTTGGCCTTTATCAGCAGATTGAACTTTGACATCAATAGCAGCAATATCTAACCCTACAGCGTTGAGGGCTTTGATACATTCTGCTACGATAGCATCCCAGTTAGTAGGTTTATCAAATTGAGGATTTTCCTCGACAATCCATACACTGTTATTATCATGACGATGCCAACGTTCTTCTGCATCTCTTCGAAGCATCTTTCGACAGGTGTAGAAATACCCATCCTTAGTTACATGAAGTCGGTATTCACGGTTGTACGTGTAATACTTCTCTATAATATGATTAGCAGGATTATGAGATCCTAACCAATCTCGTAGAGCTTCTTGATCTTTGATATAGTAGATACCATTCCCCTTACTTGAATGGTTATGTTTAATGATCGCAGGGAATTTATCCCACTCTTCATTTACAGGGCCCCATTCAGAGGAGGTAACTTGTGCTTCATCAAAAGCTTGCTTCATCAGGGTTTTATTACCTGAGATTTTACATGCATCTACAGAGTTCAGCTCAAGGACCTCAGTTCCTGGGCGTAAATACGGAAAAACTTCCGCTGTAGGAGTTGTACTTCCAAGCCTCAGAAGGGCTCTTTTAGTACTCCTGATCACTCTACGAAGACCATTCGCAGTGTGATTTTTAGAACGAATTTTTAGATAGAACATAGGAATGATACCTACTTAGATTTTATTTGTACAACAACTTTTGAGCTTCTTTTAATCTCTTAATAAGTAAATACCGGGGAATTGAGTTGTACTGGCGAAAAGTTTCATAGGCATGATTTGCCTCTATTGCCTCTGCTAGTTCATTTCTGTTACGATGACGGGCAACTTTATTAGCAAGCATCTTTCTGTACGTGAGAGCATACTTACACAATTGCTTATATGTCCATTTCGGATTATCAAAACGGGCAAGTTTGATCTTGTTCATAACTAATTAATTTAAATATTGTGTTTCTTAAAACTTCTCTACCATGTAACTGATATAGATCAGAGCTATCTTTAGCACCAAGTTCTTCAGGCAGCTCAATCTGTGGTAACCCAAAGGTACTAGCAAGAGTTTTACCATATTCCCTACCATGATTCACAGGTTTATTGAAATCATTATCATAAAGTATGAAGATATTCTTAAACCTACCTTTTAACTCCTTGATAACACTTTCTTTAGGGAGATATGATTCTGCTTGAAGACTACAGGAGGGAATTCCTGTATTACACCATATACATAGAGCATCTTTTCGGGAGCTAGTAATAATAAGGTAATCTCCAGTCAGTGGTAACTGTTGCCATAAATCCCACACGTCAGAAGTATGCTTATTTATCCACTTATAGTCTTTACTAAATGGCTGATAAACTTTCAGAGAAATCTTGTTATCTTTCTCTTCAATGTATACATAAGCATGTTTTTCTGCTGGTACAGAAGTATAGGACTCATCTTCTCGTATTAGGAAAATGTGACTTACGGGAAAAACTTTTCCGAACTTAAGAAATTCTTTGGTTATACCATAAGAACTCCAGTATTCTCTGTCCCAAGGCTTCCAAGGTCTAAGAGCAACCTGGATATCCACGACAGAGGCCTTTTTAGCCGATTTAGCACTCTTTCTATCATACTGTAATATAGGAGTACTAGTAGTGCAATTAGTCGATTCTACGAGGTTTAAATAGATATTCTCCATAAGCTCTCCAAACGATAAATTGAGTATTTTCATAAGGAGAGTATACAAAGATCCTCCTTCCCCAGTAGCAAAATCCTTATATACTATATGACCACTTTTGTTGTAATGCAACCCTAAGGAAGGATTAGTATCCTTCCTCAAAGGGCTGCAAATTACTATTGGCAAATGTGTTATTCCGAGATAGAAATATAGGATATCGCTTTCAGAGACTTTTGAAAAAACCTCTTCTTTAACATCAACTACTTTCCCTCTCGCTATAGCCATTACCAGTCAGCTTCTAAGTCATCATCCATACCTACTGCTACAGGTACTTCTGCTACTGCAGCTCTCAAGTTCGTAGGTTTAACTACGTATTCTTGAACTTCATAAGGCATATCACCAAAGTCTGTGTTGGGATAAGCACCATTGGCTTTAGCTTTCTTCAGGGCAGCATCATAATACTTCATGTCATTAGATCCTCCCTTCATAGGATAGTCTATGAACCAGTCCTGATAGACACGATTATCATCAGTAGTTCTGGCTCCAGCACCCATTTTGAAAAGCTTCATAGCCGGAATAATACTCTTCAGCTCAACAAGGTTTCCTTTGCCTATCATATCTTTGAGGGTATCAAATCTACAGCTAGCATCGGCTTTATTCTTGATAAGCTCCCCAGTAGCAAAATCTGCTACAACTCTGGGAATGTTTACTGAGGCTTGCACTATTCGCATGAGCCTTTCCTCACCTATGAGACACGGGCGGGGGTCCTCCATTAGGAACATGGATGCAGGCACATTATCAGGTAAACGCTTCTCCTTGAATTCTTCCTTAGTGAGCCATGCCGTTTGTCCATACGGGTTAATTACCTTAACCTTAGACTTGTCAGCATTATACTGAACAGCATCACTTACCCATGTAGTGATACGAGTAGTCATCTCGATACCATTACATTTCTCAGGAATAGTCTTACCAATGAAATCTATACGAAGACGCTTAATACCAGTTCGAGGATCTACACCGAGATACTCAGGCTCGTTCTCAAAGGGTCTTCCATAGATTGCTTCCAACTCCTTCTTGTTAGGGTTAATAGCAATAATTTTCATTGATACCACACCAGTGTACACAGGAAATGCATTACCTTCAGCAACAGGTTTACCTGCAGCAATAGCCATCAATACGAGTTCTTTCTTATTCATTGTCATCTACTTTAATTTCGAAAGGATCAATTTCTTGGTCCATAATTTGCTCCTCAGGAGCTTCCTTGATCTTAGTAGTCATTGAGCCATTAAGGGCTTCGATTGCACTATCTATAGATTCAAGTCTAGCTGTCACTTCTTTTATATCAGAATCAATCTTTTCAAGAAATGCAGCTTTCTTCTTTTCCAAAGTACCTAACTTAGTTAAGTAAGGCTTCTTGGAATTTTCAAGCATCTTTTGAATGTTAACCATAGCTACTTCATATCATAATATTCCCGGATTGTTTGATCTACCAACTTCAGAGAGTTAGGGATTAAGAAATCCTTAAACATTCCGAGAGGAGTTTTACCAGAACTGTGATTTGCCTTAGTCTCGAAGTAGTATTTGTTATCTCCTTCAAGACCAGGTTCTATACGAGTAAATAATACTATAGGGAGCATTGACTCAGGAAAAATCTTCTTTAGCTTTTTACCTGATGTAGCAAGTGCTTTGCGATCTACTCCATCAATATCAGTTATTAACTCTACATGGCCCATAATATAACAGATTTGGTCATCACGTAGAATAACATTTGCTGTATTGATAAGATCTACAACATCAATTGCCATGTCTCTCCATGCATCAAAACTCATCTTACGACGGTCTAGCATTTCCTTAAATGTGATGTAACTATTTATAGTGTCAACACTACAAGATTTAATATTGGGATCTTGTGCCCATGCTTTAAGAGTCTTGATGATTGTATCAATATCACAAGTCTCTCTATAGTTCTTATTCGCGCTACACCATTGTTTTGTTAATGATGCAGGGAAGGGGAGTGCTTTTTGATCGATATTAAGAATACCATGACTCTTAGGATCGATCCCTTTGTAACCTTCAGCAGACAGATCTATAGAACCATCAGGATTAATGATAGTACTAGTAGTCTTTCCGTCTCCAGAAAAGCCAAAGATTCCTACTACTTTTGCCATAAAGTTTAAATTTGGAATGAAGAGAGCTAAGAGTTGTTGCAACCAAAGCTCCACCACCTCTGAGGGACCTTAATAGTGAGTATACTCTTGCTAAACCTTTCTCATCCTTTGGAAGAGGAAGTTCTTTAAAGAAGTTTACTGCACCATCAAAGTAGAGAGGACAAACATTTCCTCCTCCACCCTCACGTCCACCAATAAGCTCTAAGAATCTTATATTATCCTTAAAGAATTTGATGTCATAACCTAGATAATCTGGTATCTTATATCTATAGGGAGAATATAATCCAAAGAATAGATCGGCATCTCTGAATGTTGTCTTACAATCTCCTAATCCATCAGCTGTAGGTCTCAATTTATCCATCTTGAAATTCTCATTGGACTCTTGAGACGCAGCTTGCTGTTGAATAACTACGAAAGTATAATTAAATCTATTTCGTAAATATACAAGATGTTTATTTGAGAACATTTCTATAGTATCTCTAAGATTTAATCCCTTTTCTAAAGAAATAAGAGATATATGATCAAAGATTACTATATTATAAAGTTCTGGATCATCTGGTTCATAATAATCGAAAATCTTACGTGAAAATTTTTCTGCACCTTGATTATCATAAAATGTTTTGGTAGTAAAATGGATTTTACCATTTTTCTCAGCATATTCTTCAAGGTAAATTTTTATTCCAGTCGGATTTCGAATATCATCAATAATCGTTACATGTTCCTCAAAATATCGAATATATTTTTGGTATTTATCTTCTTGTAATAATTGTAAAACTTCGTCAGACAGTGGTTTATTTATATCTACAGAACGTAATTGTTTAGTATCTATATGAATATTACCATCAGATAATCTGTATAAAAGATGACAAATGAATTGCCTATACTTTTGTTCTGCAGACATTTCCCAGCTAAAATAATGCCAACGAACGTGAATATTATCATGTTCTATAGCATAAAATAGTGGTTCATATAAACACATACTATCCGCTATCTGAGTTTTCCCAATCTTACTATTTGCTGAAAATAACAAGAACTTGCCTTGTTCAATACCAGGAAATACTTCTCTAAATCTTGGAAATGGACATGGTATACAGTTTAGGAGACCTTTAGAGATCCTTTCCTTACGCTGTATTAAGTCCTGAAATACTCTATCAAATACGCTCATTAAAGAATAGTTTCAGCAAATGCTGTTCCATCATCACCACGATTTTCGAGATTTTCGATAGTAGTTAACAGATCAGATTCGCCATCTTTCTCAATGAAATATGGTAGAATTCGCATCAGGGAAGTATCAATTCCAAAACTTTTGACATAGGCATCAGTAGCCTCAAGGATAGTTTCCGATGGAAACTCACCATATCTCTTCAAAAAGCTGGTTAGCTTCTTTACTACAAGAGCAGAATTACTTCTCCAATATTTGTTGGTGCCAATTTTCTTTCCCGCAGGAAATTTCTCAGCCATTTGCTTAGCTAAAGCCTTGACATCATCTTCATTGGTTGTAACAATATGAGAAAGTCTCATTGCTTCTGTAATAGCATTATATCCCTTACCATTTAGTTGAATCATGTGATCCTTAATGAAGATATAACGCTTATCCAGGAGTTCTTGAAACTCACTCTTAGTAATTCTATTCCTTAGAGATAATAAGTAACAAGTTTGGTTAAAGGATAGGTTTTGTGATTCGTAAGCTTTCTCCTTAATAGTTATGTCCATTGAATGTACTTATCATCTAATCAGTTTCTTCAGTTACTCTACACATTCGTAACTTACTCCCCAGCCTAAATTAAAAGTCTCTACGAAGGCTCTTAACTTATCCTGAGGACTCATTTTCTTCCAGGTTTTAGGGTCTAGGATCCATGCAGGGCGATCATCTACAGACCTATTCATCTGGTATCTTAGCACATCATCTCCAACGATAGTTTTTCGATAACATGTTTTACCCTCTTTGCCCAAACTAAATGCTACAGGCAAGTTCACTGTCACAATAATTTGCATGGCTACTTTCTTTTAAACTTCATTCTCTTAGCATTCAACTCATTGAAATATTCTCTGAGGTGCTTCCAATCCCGTTTCTTCTTTAGAATTTTGACAATAAACGCTTCCTCTCGTTTACGATCAACCCACGGCCCTTCACTTAAGGAGGGTTGTTTCTTATACTTGCTAGCATCATAACCTAAACGGTGGTGCTTACAAGTTTTAAGAAGTTCGGGGATACTTTGAATGAATCTTGCCAGGAATATAACCAGCGGGATTCGAGAGTCTTTATCCCGATTCATAGACCTCATAAGATCTCTTTTGGAAATCTCAAATTGGACACTCGGGATTTGTACAGAGTTTTCAGTTACTTGAACTACAATGTACATATACCCCTCAGGGGGTATCATCTCAACACGCGACGAATTGTACGTCTGATAGTTGAGGGGAATTAGCAGCTTTCCTCGGAATTCTGCTAAGGTTGCTTGTAATTTATTCATTCAGCAGTTATTCACTTCCATATGAATTGAAGTTATCCCTACGATAAGGAGTAACCTGGAACAGAGACTGACTTTTGATAGCTTTCCTATAGCCTATAATTTTGTCTCTATAGGACATTGTACGCCATTTAATGAGGCATACATAGTCCCATTCTTCAAAATCATTTCCAGCATTATAGTAGCCTCTATAAATCCCAGTAGCTTGTTCTTTAAGGTGATGTGGAGCTTTTCGAAACCACTTATCAAGCTTTCTTGGGGAGGGATCTCCTCCACACATAGCTATAATAGCTCCTGTTACCCAAAGTAAAGCTATTCCTAAAAATACTATCAGTGGAATCATTACTTAATTTTTACACGACGAACATATAAGCACTTTGAGCATATGTAATTATTATACTCATTAACTACAAATCCCTCCTGATTCTTGTATTCTACTGTCTCTACTTGCACAAATGTATGTTTACAGAATACCTGTCGTAAGTAATGAATTAACCATCTCATAGCTGTGAAGTTATATTTCATCCGTGATTTGATGCCTACTAACAATAGTATGAATTTTGCTAATGTACTCTGGGTCCGTTGCATACGGCAGTTCTCTTAAAAAAGAGTAATATTCTTCTACTGTGCAAGAATCTTTGCCTAATTTATACTGAACTAAGTTTTTATATCCTTCTACGGAATCCCACCAATTTTCGAACTTGAAATAGTCCTTATTGGCAGAATCATAGAGTCCAAGTATATTGTTGTAATCCTTGCAGACTCTTGAGGTATAATAACCTGTTTCTAATATAGATTGGGCTACTACAATCTCTGGATGAAGGAGATTATAGTACATACAAGCTTGCTTTACAGCATATACTGTAAGTTCTTGTGGTATCTCAAACTTAGGCATTGCGGTATCTAAATACTCATCAGTACTGCCTTTGTTGAGAACGTTTGCAGGCTTCATTGCAAGCCCACAAAATAGGATTACTCCTACGATCTTAGGTATAATTTTCATCATATGGTGATTTGAAGAGCTAGTGAAGGGACTCGAACCCCCAACCTGCTGATTACAAATCAGCTGCTCTGCCATTAAGCTACACTAGCACCTTTACCTATTCAAACTGGAGCTCCACGATCTTCTTCTCGTGGTCAGTAGTAGAGTCTTTAACTCTGATAGGTTCTCCATCGTTGAAGCAATGGAGCTCGTAATCTGGAGCTAATGTCCCCAGATACTCAATCATGTCTTTGACAGTAATAGGCTTCATTTTCTTTTGAATTAATTCACGTAATTTATCCCAGAAAGGAGTGAGATTGCTCTTATTTTTAAGGATACTTGCAGGAGAATTTCGAATAATACTCATCTCCATAGGATATAGGTTCTTAGTCACTATATACACTCCTTGATAGAATTGTCTTCTACCAATTTGAGTTGAGCACCACTCTAAGGCTAACCTGCAAATTATAGTCCTCATGAGTTCAAACTGATCAGGAATCAGTTCTTTGAAGATGACATTCCTGTGATCTACTCGCTGATCTGCATCACAAGGCCCTGTATCATATTCTAAGATGGTACATTGAAGGTTAGGCTCGTGCCCTCGGAAAATACAGCCTTCACAACCACCTTCTTTAGTAGCTGGGTAAACTACTATTTTTTTAGGGGTTCCGCGTACTTTACATATGAATGCTTCCCCAATTTTTCTTTCTACTATAGATAGTGACATAGTTACAGTTTTTTACCGCATATAGGGCAATATTTGAAGTAATATCGTCGATGAATAGTAAACTCGTCAGGAAGGTGACCTTGTACTGAGCAGATTGTTGAAACATCACTACTTAGATCATACTTCAATTCTTTTGCTTCTCTACAAAAGACACAGCTCGGTTGTGATATGGTTGTCTTATTCTCAGGTACACTATTTGCAACTTGTACAAATATAGCTCCTCTGTTATCAAATCTACAGTGTGCACTACAGAGGCCTGTTTCTTTGATAGGTTTATTACAAGTATTATAAAGAGAAGATTTATAAAAGAAGCATTCCTCACACCCACTTCCCAATTTTACTTTGAGGGATACTGTGTTGTATGGATAGTAAGGGCTTGTTATCTTAAAGACCTCTCCAATTCTGCGTGTAATTGTCATAATTATAAATGTTAAGAGTATTGCAGGTAGGATTTGAACCTACGATCTCCTCCTTGAAGGGAGGTGACTTAAACCACTCGTCTACTGCAACACTTCGTTTATTCCTCTAAGTTAGGTTGTGTCTGAACAACACTGCGAAGATTTCTTAGCTTTGTCTGTAAGGCATCTGCACTTTCAGTATAAGCCCTTCCACAGTCTTCTAAACACCAAATGAGTATTGTTAATTCATACTCAGTGAGGTCTACAAGAATCTTTTTAGGTATCATTACTGAAAGATTTTAGTACAGCTAGATACCCATCCTTTGAAGAATTCTGCCGTAGTGGGCATTACTCGTTCAGCTCTCTCAGACGGAAACTTTCCATTGATACGCCTAGAATTTTTGTAGTTTACACTTGCCATTGAAAGAGACGCACAAATTAGGCTGTTGGAATTTTTTCTGAATTTACAGAGTTTAGAGCGAGGATGATACCAGGCTACTTTGTAATAGTGAGCAGATCCTCCAAACTTCTTAGCACACTCTTCGAAACCTGCTCTGAGATTATCAGGAAATTGGCTAACTACTTTAATAATCTTAACACAACGCTCTTCATCCCAGTTTTGACGATTCTTAGTCATAATAACAATATTATTGGTTAATAATTGTTGCGATGTCAGGATTCGAACCTGAAATACATCATCCAAAGTGATGTGTGTTACCGTTACACCACACCGCATCCTAACTATGCAGTCTTTTCCATAGCTTCTAAGTACTCCTTAGTAGTGATTTCTTCTGCATTCTGAAGTTCTGAAGGATCACATACAAGATTAGTTATCTTGTGATGAGGTCTGTCAGGAACTAGCATTGTGCATACGAGAATGCCAAAGTTCTCACGTTCTACTTTAAAGTACTCATCATGAGCTCTCTGACGATTTGCAGGGAGCTTAAAGATTTTACCTACGAGGCTCATAACTATCGATTGTGAGTTGAATCTTCTTCGTTGAGGTATTTATCGATAAACTTATCCAAACATTGGATAGTTTTATCAGGCAGTTTTTGAACAGTTTCGTTATTCTTGATATAATCTATAGTTCCTCCAAGTCCCCAAATCATGTAGGCTTGCTTTGTATTAGGAAGAAATATAGTTACAAGTATAGAGCAGCTAAATATCAGAAGTGACTTCTTTACTATCTTGAGAATAGTAGGATAATCCTCCTCTGACTTATTCACAATTGTAAGAATAAATCCTCCTACAACTACTATTACTCCAAAGATTATGGAGAGCGCAATGAATAGATTACAAATGTAGTCTAATCGAGAAATCCAGTAAATTTCTGACATTTTAAATGAGATTTGATTTGGCTAAAATAATTGCTTGTTCTATGTCATCAAAGAGTATAGGAGTAAAATCTATCCTGTCCATAGATACATTAAAATATCTCGGATCCATGATAACTCTATCATGAATATGACCGTGTATATTTCCACGAACCTTAGGACTGAATGAAAATTCCATGGGATGAATAGGTATATGGGATACAAAAAATCCCTTATACTTCATGCATCCTACTACTCTTATTCCTAAACTGCGGACTACATCACAACATTGTGTTGTATCATGATTGCCTGCTACAAGAAGCTTATTTCCATGAAGTTTCGATAGATACATAGGAATAAGCTCAGGTGCTTCAAAGGTTAAGTCTCCTACCATAATCACTAAGTCTTTCTTAGAAACAGCCTTATTCCAGTTGTCAATAATTAACTCATTATGATATGTAGGATCCATTCTCCTTCTATTTATAGCTAAGCGATCATGCCCGAAATGCATATCTGCTGCAAAGAATACTCTACTCATCGAATAAGATTCTTTTGCCACCACAGCATTTGCACCTTTCAGCTGAGGGATCGAAGTTTACCTGTCTGCACTTATCACATACCCATGCACCATTAGATAGAACTATCTTCCCAGGAATTCTCGCAAGATCTGTGGAAGGTTTATTCATAACTAATGAAGGTAAGCTGGGTTTAGGATTCCGATAGTCTTTAAGGATTTCATCATCCTCCTGGTCAAAAGGGAGTTCTGAGTCCCCGGAATCGTCAATATAAAGTACTTTAGAGCTCTTTTCGACGAGTTTAGGATCTATAACAGTGACTATCTCAGTCCATTCTTTTAGAAAGTCTATAATAGTCCTGTAAGGTACCGAAGTATAATGTTGAGCATAGTCTAAGACGACATTTATAGGATACATTCCTGTGCCTCTAAATTCTACCCTCAATAGATAACTACTTCCTACCTTAAAAGTATGTTCATTCTTACCTATATAGGTAGCAATGATTAGATGATTTGCAAATGATGTCATCTTATTCTTCCTCTGTTACGTAACTCTTGTTTTATATATTCAGGAAATTTATTACCAAATTTTTTCCAATAGTGCACACCACAACGGTCTATCCAGTAAGTATTCCATGCACTACTAATTCTTGAAGGATCTTCGAATTCACTGACTCTCACCCAACATAGGCTACAGTTAATAATATCATATAGTCCAGTAGGATGCTCTTTACTTTGTGCAGATATTTCTTTCGACCAGTATCCAAGAGGATGCTGTTTCTTTAGTTCCTTCTTATACTCATTAAAAATTTTGTGAGATTTAAGGAATCTCTTAAATGCACAAAGATCTGTATATTCCTTTGCCATATTATATAACTCCACATAACCATAATGTACCTATAATAGGAAGTATTTCTGTTTTCTCCTGCCTGTGGAGGAGTAAACAAGTCTGAAAGATTTTAGTCTTCGTAGAGCCTGTAAGCTTGGTTACAGTAATTCTTTTTCTTTTCATCGTTTTTAGATTTTAAGATTGTACTTCCACCAAGATTCGAACTTGGATCTTCAGTTTAGGAAACTGACATTCTATCCCTTGAACTATAGAAGCATTTCCTAAGAGATTTTAGAGAGATAGAGCATGTGTTTAAGGAAGGCTATTCTAAGGGCTATTCCCCTCTTACTGATAGGAAGCCAAACACTTCCTCTATAAAGTGCCTCAACCACTAAAGAATCATCAGTATAATGGGGGTCTTTTTTCTCTACAAACTGAATAAAATTTTCCCTTCCCCATTCAGGAAGAAGAGTATCATCGAGCTTATCAGGGTAGAACCCAAAGACCTCATCCCAAGCTTCCCTTAAAGTAGGACACATGTATGTGGCCCTTCTATACGCAGGACCAGTTGTGAACTTTTCTATAGCTGCACTATAAATTTTTCCTCTTATCCACTTAGGGAGGGGCATTGTGAGATAGCTACACCACTTAAGAATGATCAGATAAAGTATTCGTTTCTCTGAATCATACACACATTCCTCTGCATGCGTATATACCTCCTTCCATATAAGATATTTTTTATGATAGAAGATATAGTAGAATATTGAATTACAATTACATGTATACAGTAAGATATTAACACCTATAGCTGTAATTAGTATTATTAAGATAGACATCATCTTTGACAGATTTAAAGTTGTCGTTAGTAATTCCATCTAGCTTGATAATTGTACAGAAAAGTTTTTTAAACTGTTCCATACTCAAATCCTTCAATTCTACTTCGAATATTTCAAAATGTCTTCCCTTCAATCCGAGGAGATCTTTGATAGAATAATTTGAATTTAAAGCTAGGAAGTTTTCAATATAGGAATACATCCTTTTGTTCACTACCATACCCCCAGGTAGTTGAACTAAAATAGTTTGGCGGTTAAGTCAGGACTCTAACCAGGAATACAGGATTATATTTTATTTAGTGCATCTGTTAAGGCAATCTCCAAAGTTTCTTCATAGGAAGATCGTTGATTATCCTTTCTCTGACAGTACAGTGCTGTTCCTCTACTCGTATAGTAGAGTTGGTAGGAGTATCCAGGATAAGGGTCTGCCTTCTTATCCACATAGGGGACATCAATGCAGATGTGAATTCCTTTCTCCTCTCTCAGCCACTCTTGAAGCTCTTCTTGATAAGGAGCTGGACAACAATATTCAGGAATAATACCCAAAACATAGTTGTCTATATATATAATATTTCCATGAATATCATAAATATAATCACAGTCTTCATCATATCCTTTCTCAGCAGCTAATTTAGCTGTTTCAAAACTAATTCTTTTCACGATAGATCCATCTATAAGTTGTGTCGGAGCCTTTTATAGTATATACTTTCTCAAGCTTCCCTTCCTCATAGGCTCTCATGTGCATATCACATATCAGATTGCTGTGAATAAGACCTACAAGGGCTATAAGTATACTAACATATACTATAGATATAAGAATCTTCTCAGAAAGATCTCTATTATCACTCGTACTTGCAGTCCACATCACTGATAGGACTATAACTATCCAAAATAAATATCCCATTTTATTTTGTTTTAAGAATACAATATAAACCTTTTAACTATAGGCCCTAAAATAAAAACTACATTAGAAGTAGGAGTATTCCTGCGATAATAGCTATCACTAAAAATCCTATTCCTAACACTTGATATTCTTTAATTTCTTCCATATATAATATAAAAATCCTATTCTCTTTACTAAGTCATTGAATAGGCTCGTACTCCAGCTTATTGGATTCAGGCAAGATTTACTTAGTATAACTTAAGCCTCTGAAGCTATCGGTGACTATAGGAGCGATTAAACTCCTATAGTCTGCACTACACGAGAAAGTGTAGGGATGTAAAAATCTCCTCTCTTACCAAGTCATTGAGGAGATGAACTGGCTCTCGATTTGGGCAAGTATTCCTCTACGCAGGGCTTCAAGAACCCCGATTCTCTTTTTATTAAAGTGAGAGATACAGAACTCATTACTGAAATTACACCGAGGAATTTCACTTGGTCTTTTACTTAAGCCTGAAAGCCTGTAAAGCAAATTCGACTGCTTTTAGTTAACCTCTCCCTGGTTTATACCAGTATTTCTTGTTGTTGTTAAACCTGATTTTCATAAGTTATTCCTTTAAGAAATACTTTTCCTACATGACTCGGTTTGTACATCTTTCTTATATTAGGGAAATTCCCAACAAGCATAGTAGTAGTTAGGACATTCCAGTCTGAAGACCATACATGTTCCTCACCATATTTTTCTCTACTTATAGCCTTCAGTGCATTGTATATTTTAATACAATCTTCAGCTTCCTTCCTATGCTCAGTTTTTAACTGATCGTAAAGGGCGTTGTATAATTTGCTCATATAGGTCTGTAGAAAATGTTGTGTGCCCGTATTTTTAATAACCAGAGCTAGAAATCAAATTGAGGAATACTCCTATGAGAAATCCCCATAAAGCACACCATAAATAAGTCTTAGGGTCTGAAACTTTGTCTTTGTTAACAAAGTAACAGATTACACCTACAAAAGGAAATAGAAATGAGCAAATTCTTGCACCTGTTCCTGAAGGTTTTTTAGTGTCTTCCATTATAATTAAAATTAAAACTTAAATTAATATTGTTTTATATTGTTTATAAATATTTCTGTCACAACATCCAAATTCATTGTTTCTACTTATTATATTTAGTATATGGAGGAAAAGTGAGTCTTGGCATGTAAAATCTGCCTCTACCAAATTCTAACTTACTATAGTCATTTAGAAGATTAGTCACCTTTATGTAAAGATCTTTATTGAGACTTCTCAAAAATGGGTTAGCACTGTATATGGTGTCATCACTATATAATTTCTCTCCAGTTTTATAATCGTATATTCCTAACCAAAAGGCACGCGGAATTTCTGATACCCATCTTTGTGTATCTTTACAAAACCAAGTTCTCATAATTAGATCTATTAAAAATTACCCACTCCAGCATTTTCCAACTGGTATATCTCAAGACCTGAAATCTATAATAGAAGTAACTCTCTCTCTGATATAATCTACAATACTTAACATCTGTGGAATCAGACTTTACTCCTGTTCCAGTACTAAATAGCCTCTTCCTTAGTTGATTTGTACACAATCAGAGCTAAAGTCATCTACGTTCGTGTAATAAGCGAGTAATAAGTATCTTCGAAAGTGGGTAATTAAGTGTGTATCATAATCCAAAATTATTTAACTCAGGAAAGAACCATAGGAGGAATACAAAGAATCCTGTTAAGGATAGGATAATAATTCCTGTCATGAAAAAGAGGTGGGATGTTATCCACCATCCATTATCCTGACTCCAATATTTATAGTTCAAGCCTCCATTATCAGCTTTATAGAGTTTCCATTGAACTTTGGCGATGAGGTAAGGTATACCCCAGAGTATTACCCAGAGTAGAATGATTCTTACATATAAATGCATCTTGTGTGTTAGTTAATAATGGTACCCGAGGTGAGATTCGAACTCACAACCAGTAGATCCTAAATCTACTCGCACTGCCAATTAGCGTACTCGGGCGTCCAAACTATCTTTTCCTACTAGAATGAGTAGATGTTTGAGCATGACAATTCGGACAGAGAATTTGTAAATTTTCTAAAGAGTTATTGTAATGATCTCCATCAATATGATGAAGTTCTAATGGAATTGGTAATCCATTCCATTCTGTTAAACCACATATTTCACACTTAGCTTCTTTTAACCCCTCTTCTATGAGTCGTAGCCTTAATAGGTGAGACTTAGTAGTGGGATTATTAAGAAAGTGTTGAATGGGTAGTCTTTGTTCATAATGAGGCATATTCTTTCTGTTCATATTTCCAGCATATTCAATACCCCATTTTTTATAATAACTCTTTAAAGTATCTACTTTACAGGCTAACCTCCTTGCAATTTCTACATTAGGAAGTTCCTGAGAGACCCATTCTCGAACCTCATTCTCTCTAAGTAAGAGATCTTTGCGCATGTTGAAAAGATTAAGTTATAATCTTCTCCCATACACACCAAAATTTATTTATTACTAGAATTGTTCGAGAGTTATTTTTCAGTGACAAATCTCTTCGAAATGACGCTCTTCGATGTCTTTCATGCTTGCAAGTTTTGCAAGCTCACCTTTGATTTCGTCAAGATCCTGAACAGTAGCCTTGAGAGCTTTGTTCATGTTCGAACCAATGCGATTGTACATCTTCTGAGTAGCCTTTGACTCTGCAATCATCTGGCCTTTCTTAAGGTCAAACTGATCTTCAGGAGCACATCGTGCAATACCACGTACAGTACCTGCACTGAAGTTCAATCCCATAATCTTTACGCGAGCAGTCATGACACAGACTACTACATTTCCACTCTGGTGGAATTTGGTCTTTTGATAAATTTTCATAACTTATATAAGTTAAAAAGAGTTCTAGTTAAAAACCTGGGACAAGCTTCACAGCTAACCCAGGGTAAAAATTTAAGAACATTGACAGAACTTATAGCACAATAAGTTGTACTCGGAGCGGGAGTCGAACCCGCACGACCATTACTGGCCAAGGGATTTTCATCTGAATTTAATCAGATTGGACTATGTCTTCTCCATGCTTTTCAGTTTAGGAGGTGGGTATATAGTCTCTACACATTTAGGAATATTTCTATTCCATTTAGCTCGGCGTTATTATGGGCGGTTAACTCCATACCTTCACCGAATTAGCCCACATTCACATCAGAAGTTTCCTTCTGAGTGCTCAATCCTTCATCAATATTACTATTGATAGATTTAGTAGATTTTCATGTTTTACTTATATCTACCTGTAAAGTCCCTCGTGTCTACCTGTTTCACCATCCGAGCCCATGAGAATTTATTTAGTTAAAACAGCCCCATTTTCAATTGCTTCAAGGACTCTTTTAACACAGTAGTTCACAGTTTCATTGTGTTTACACTTACCAATAGGAGTGTTAAGTATACTAATGAGAGATACTAAACATTCCTGATCAGTAAGTTCATCTTCTAGGAAGTAATGCTCCATATTAGTTATGTAGGTAGAATACTGATGCCCACTTAGCAATCTTGTCGAAGTCATCATTGTCCATATCGTGGCTCAGAGTATACTTATACCAACAGTCGGGAAACTTGTAATACCCTATGACACATGCATCCTGTGCATCAGGAATGTCAATGACAAGTCTTGCAATGCAATTGTATGCATAACTAAGGCTAATCTCCAAGATTAACTTCGTGTCAGGGGTAAGATCTTCTTCTTTAATTGAATCCAGAATCAACTGTCGAGCTTCGTCAGTCAGAATCTCTGAACTCATAAGGCGCTTTTTAGCATCCTTACAAAGGAATGTAATTGATTGTTCCATAATGTAAAATTTGAATGTTTGTACTCCCTACAGGATTCGAACCTGTGACCTACGGAGTAGAAATCCGTTGCTGCTATCCAGCTGAGCTAAGGGAGCCCGATTGTTAAGGTTGTGCAAAGAACAGATGTATATCCTCTTTTAGAATATAGGTATATTCTCCTATATCATCGATATAACGAAAGTTATTGCTTCCTATTATAACTTCTAATTCATATTCCTTACCTACTGTAGTTACAGAATTAGGACATTTGATACACTTTCGAGGACCTAGTATAGTAACCTCGGTAGGAGCTATAGTCCTTAGGAATACTACCAGAGGACCTTCCCCTATAGTTCTACCACATTCACCTGCATCTCTCTTATAGTTCCCAGTACATATACAGCCTGTGCCTGCCCTAAATACACAATGATATGCGGGATCTTCTGCTGCAAAGCACCATAAACTTGGGTGTGCCTCTGCAACCCTAAGCCAGGTATTAACACCTTCAGGTTTAAAAACTTCTCCTATCTTTCTCATAATTACATTATTTTTCATTAAAAAAGGGTAGGGCTTTCACACCCTACCCCCTGAAAGGAAGTGTTTGTGCTTCAGGATATAAGACCGATATATATCCTCAGTTACTGGCTGGTAATTATCTCAGGGTTTTATTTATAGTATATAGGAACCCTTTGCCATTACTAGGCAATAAACCTACTGGTTTATACTCACCAAGTTTTTCACTCCTCGATCTTAGAGTGGTTACAATTACTCTTGTAGGATTTGAGCAACTGCTTAATTTCTTCGGCTACTGCTAAGCATTCTTCTTGGATTCTTGCAGTTTCACGTAGAAGTCTTTCAAATTCTTCAGAAATTGTTTTCATAGTAGTGAAAGTTAAATAGTTAATATTGCTAGATATACTTCCACTTCTCCTAATATGCAGATCCTTAAGGATTCGAACCCTAACTAAATCTTTTGGAGAGATTTGTGCTACCATTACACCAAGGACCCATTAGCGGAGAGTGAGGGATTCGAACCCCCGGTACGTTGCCGTACAACAGTTTTCAAGACTGTCACCATAAACCACTCGGACAACTCTCCAAATAAGCTATTACTTCGTAAACTCCAATAGGTATAAACGTATATTAAGGATTCTTCCGCCTATCTTCAACATATTACTTCAATAGCCTATAATTGATAAAAAGATAGCTATTTAGCTTCTTGCCTCAGGTTGCTATCAAGAGGGGCTGTTTCAATCTACCCTGCCATTTTCCTGCAGTAGCCACGTCACCTCACCTGCCATTCATGAATTACGTATTTATCTAATGGCTGTTGCTGTCTTAGTTACGCTTCAAGCAACTACTTTCTTTATACCTACATGAGACCTCTAACCTTCAGCTTATTCTGTAGATCTACTACAGCAGCTTCAGGGTCAGACATAGGTGTTGATTCGATAAAATCACTGTAGGATGCAACCCACCTGCGATCTTCAGGTAGATAATCTAGGGTTACACCAACTGAATAGTCACTATCCTGGTCATCAGTAACCAGAATATTACCTTCATCATCCTTAGGACTGGGGTATAATACAGGACAGGAAAGTAAGAGGTCTGTGAGATTCATGACTACTTCAGATTTGCGTGAATTTCCTGGATCTTCTTGAACTGATTCTCCGTGAAAGAATTTTGAGCTTTCATATCCATGTAGAATCCCAGTTCAGCATCACTGATACCACGATTCTTATGGAGGAACTGCAACTCACGGAATGTCAGGAATCGACCGATGTCTTGAAGAACACGATCTTTAGTGAAGACATTCTTATGCTTCTCTAAATAGGAGCTAAGGAGCGGTATGCTCATTATCTCCGAATTCTGAATCTTTTTCATGTGAAGTAAGGAGAGTGAGTATTAACCTCTTAGGATTGAGAATAAAAGCAATAATCCATCCCATTACAATATCTATTACTCTCATGAGTAACAGTACTAATAATGGGATGATAATTAAAGCTAGTATGGATACTAATTCGAAAGGCATACGAATATCATCCAAAATAAGGCTGCAACCCACATGTAAAGCATGCGATCTATAGCCAGGGCATTCTTCTTCTTTTGGTACTTCTCATAGGTTGCTGTTGTACCTAAGCCAGGTTCATAGACATCCCTGGGGTTGTTTAGAGTTTGTACCAAGTTGTCCAGGAAGCAAAATGTTGCTACCAGGGCAATGAGTAAAACGATCCAAATCATTACAAATCAGAATTAATGGTGATAGTGCCATGAAAGGCAGAGAATGAGGTTTTTTCTAATATACTAACTTCTCCGATCTGATAGTCCGAATAATTAGTGTATAATACTACTCCCATAAACTCACTTTCATCTATGTCAATATTACCTTCACAATCATCTGTAACCATAAAAACTGCTGAGTTGTTGGTTACAATATCTCCTTTGTTAAACTTAGGTTTATCATAAGGATTAATACTTACCTTAGCCATCTTTTGTAGATTTAAGTATAGTGTATCAGTTAGTACCATATACAAGGTCTCCTACCCCGAATATATTCAGGGCAGAAGGATCCTTGTATTTAGTTACTTTAGCAATGGTCATACACTAATAGTGCTGGTCGCTGAAGTGATAGATAACTTTGGAGATGATGGGTTTGTGGTGCAGTTCATCCCATTCAGAAATTACCTGCATACGATTGAATCGTTTGCCTTTACCCACATTGCTAGGGCGTACTTTGTACATATTTGCACCACGACGTGCAGATCGTGCTGCACTTGCTCCTCTTGCTTTTGACATGATAATAATGATTTAGTTGGCCTTCTTCTTGGCCTGGTTCCGAACGTAGTCGTTGAATGTTTTCTCCATGAATTTCTTGTAGGAGATAGGTTTCTTTCCTGCAAAGAATTTGCAGTTGTAGGAGAGTCGCTGGAATCCCATATTCGTGATATCGATGCCAATCAGCTCCTGGAAGAGAAGCTGCTTAGTCTTGGGATTGGCGATGACCCTGTGGCTGTAAGAACAACCTTTAAGGTCCATGTTGAGGTCAAAACGCATCTTCGGTGATGCTTCTCCTGATTTGGGAATAACGGTAAGCATAATGATTTGTGTAATTAAATGTTAGTGATTGTGTGATAGATTATTAAAAAATTACTGCATCTGACTTAGTTAACTGCTTCCTATTAGAACTATCTGCCGCATTAAAGGGGGTGACGCAGGCACTGGTATCTCACGAAGTATACCGAGCTGATAGACTAATAAGTTGTGTTCTACATTGACTCCAGATTGTATGTCTTATGAGCCATTATCCAGGGACTGCTACATTCAAAGCAAGTTTAAATAATTCGGATCTAGACAGTAATAATTTGCTAATTTCTCAAAAAGGCAGGCATCTCTGAGATGTTTACCAATTTGCCAAAGACTCTGATATATTCACCAGCCTTAATACGAGGTCTTTTAGGACGTTTGTACTTGCTGAGTGCTGATAATACCAAAGCTTTCTTAGCAACCGTAGAATAGGCTAATTTAGCCCTTTTTATGGGTTGCATGGCTCACAATCGTACCATTATGATTACGTGAAGGGCCCTTTTCGATACGACAGAGGACGAACTGCCGACATCCTTGCATCCTTGATACAAGTCCGTGATAAGTGAAATATTTCATCTCTTAATAGAGATTAATTTCTGTAGAATAGTATAGCTATAATTTCTGCTATTAATCCTATTACAGGAATAAATGCACAAAATTTAATCCAGTCGGGTATGTTATACTCTGCTAAATTAATCAACACACATAGCTGTATACAATACGTTAGGAATAGAAATAATAACATCATAAAGTTAAAATTTAGTGGGCCTTACCGGGCTTGAACCGATAGTCTCCTGATTATGAGTCAGGGGCATTGACCAATTTTGCTAAAGGCCCTAAATTAGTTCCTGTAGGGAGATTCGAACTCCCCTGTCTAAGTTGTCACCAGAAAGTTATAATGGTGACAAAGTAGCTCTCCATATATCACACTAAGCTAAAGGTGTGTGACTATCAGGAATCCTCAGGTCAAGGCAAAATTATTACCTCGGGCAATGAGGCAGCGCCGCATTTCAAGCCCAGCTATTGCAGTTAGCCTACCTGTTTATCATTAATATCTGCAAACTATGGGCATTATCAATAACTGTACTCATCATTAGGGCCTGATAAGTACTCAATTTAAGAGTTAGTGAACAAATCTCATACAAGTATCATCAGCTATTAACACATAGTTTTACATAAGATTAATACGAAAATGATTCTAAGGTATGAAATTTTGACTGAAATATTCCGAATGGACAGTTACTCCAAAATATATTTTGAGGCCGTAAAAAGTACCTTAAAATGCGAAATATGGGGTATTTGGGGATAATACCTCACTCCACTGTATACATTTCATTCATTAATGAAGGAAAGGAGACTAATTCTCCTCTCCTTGCTTAATGATTTGAGCAATCTCCTCCACTAGAGTAGGAACATCTTCAAATGATGTAATAGCATAAGCCTTAACATGAGGACCTAGGTTGAGATAGCTTTCAGGAATAGAGGCTTTGCCATGTACTCCAAGCTTGGAAACTATTACAGCTCGTATGACTCCATTGGAGTCTGCGGCTACAACATGAAGATTGCCCTGACCAGAAGGATGAGGGTAATAACTACCAGCTGTAATACCAGCCTTGTAGAGAGCCATACTCAAAGAGTGGATAAGGTGATGCTTGCACCTTGTGAAATTAGGATGGTAAATAAATTTATCTATGCCATGTGAAGTGTGAAAAGTAGTAAAATCCCTCGCGTATATAATATTAACCAGACTACTACTACTATCTGGTAAATAATTAGATAACTAGATCTGCGGTCGTACGCACGAGGGAACTAACTATAAATCATCTGATAGGAAATTAATTTCCCATCGTAAGTACACATTTATTACAAGTATTGTCCATTATGAT